CGCGCCAGTCTGACGGGAGCACGAGCGTTCCGCCGACCCACTTCGGAGACCCCTTGAAATCGGCGAGCTCGATATTGCTCACATACATGATGTCTGGGTTCTTAAGGGAGCCATCCCGATGATGGTACTCGTCCTTGGCCCAGTAGTTTGTGAAGTCGTCTGTCGGGCTGGAGCGGTAGTCGTTGTCCTCGATCTCGTACGAGTCGAAATGGCCTCCGACAACCGGGCGTTCGCCCTTGTCGCGCTTGATGTTGTTCACGTGGAACCTGGGGAACACCGTGCCGGACTTGCCGATCATCATGTAGTTGGACCTGACCCCGCAGTCGTTTAACGACTCCGCCTTCTCGTAGACGTCCTTCAGGCTGCCCTTGACGCCGCCTTCGCACAGGATGTTGCGGCTCTTTGCATAGATGAGCTGCCTGTTGGACGGGAAGTAAACGGCCATCTTCTTGGACCCGAACATCGGGTCAAGAGGCAGGACGTAGGCCTCGACCGTCTTTCCGCCGTTGACAAGAACGTCGTATACGCCCGGAAGGTCCGGGTTCTGGAAATTTGCCTCGTAGTCGGTCTCGATGACGTCCGACCTGCGCTCCTCAGGGCGGTTGTCCTGGATTGTGAACCCGTCCTCGAGAATCTCGCGGGCCTCCTCCTCGCTGCCGGCGTCGGAGGTGATTTTGACCTGCGGGGCGCGCTGCGAAACCTCCTCGGCCCGCTTGCGGAGCATGTAGTTGTCGGACGGGTACTTCTCGACATGGAACGCGGCCGGGCCCGTGTAGAACTCAAGCGCCGCGTTGGCGAATCCTGGATCGCGCATGGCGTCAAGGAACGTCATCTCGGCCTTTGGACCGCCGATCTTCTCTATGTACCCGCGGACAGGCGAAGACGCCTCCTTGCCAAACGGTAGACGCGTGCCGTCGAACGCCAGGTAGAAGCCGGAGAACGCCTTGCGGAACTCCGGGTCTGACGAGGCCTTCTTCTCGATGTCCTCCCTGATGACGTCCCAGGCATGCGCGAACGACCACGGCTTCGAGTCGGAATTGTCCTCCGCGACCTTCTGGCCGACGGTGCCCATCGAGTACGGGGGGCCTCCGAGAGGTCCGACGGTCGGGCGCTGCAGGAAGTCGAACGTCGGGTTCTCGAACTGCGAAGGCTCGTTCTGGTTTCCTCCGGGAGCCTCCTTGCCAAGCTCGTTCGCCTTGCGGTTGATGATGTAGTTCACCCACTGCTCGGTAAGAGGCACGAACGAGTTGGTGCGCTTGGACAGGATCGAGTTGACGCCCTTCACCTGGGAGTTCATGAAGAACGCCGGGACGTAGTAGTAGTTGCCGTCGATCTTGAACCCGAAGATGCCGACGGCACGCGTGCCGTTGTCGGAACGGTCAACTACCTCGAACCCCAGGATGTACTTCATCAGGGCCGGAGCACGGTCCTGCAGGAACTGGAACGCGAGGTTCGAGAAGTCCTGCGCGAACTGAACGTTGTCAGGCTGCTCCTGGGCCGCTTTCAGAATCGACGGTCCAAATCCCTCGGGCACGGTGGCCAGCAATGAAGACACCCCTTTTTTCACTCGAATACCTCTCTTCCGTTTCAAACCGACGATGCCGGCGCCATTCCGCGTCCGTACCGGAACGGCGCCGGGCCTGACAGACTACTTGCCGTCGCCTGACGCCGCCGCGTCTCCGCGGATCTTGCCGGCCAGCTCGGTGCGCTTTCCAGCAAGCGCCTTGCCGGCGTCGGTGAAGTCGGGGTTCCACCCCTTGACGCGGCGCTCCCAGAACGTGGGGATGTTGGGCTTGCGCGGAGACGTGCCGGTCTCCTTGTAGGCGTTGAGCATGTCGTTGAACGCGTTTATGCTCTTACCGGCCAGCCCGTAGCGGGCCCCGATTCCGGCTCCGGTGCCAAGAAGGGCGCCGATGATGGCGTTGCGCATGCGGTGCTTCTTGCTGGTGATGGCGCCGAGGCCGCCGCCTGCAATGAGGCCGGCAAGGGCTTCCGGGCCATAGTTTGCGAGAAGGGCCTGCGCATCGGCCTTCTTGACGCGGTGCGAACCGGACTTCTCCTGGCCCTCGGAACCCTCTCGGATTGCAGCCTCTTCGGCCGCCATGTCTTCCTCGGGGCGCGGCTCGGAGCCTTCACCGCCGTTGGACTTGGAGAAGCGGGCCTTGATCTTGCCGGCCTTGTCCTTGCTCCACGCCTTGGCCTTGCCGTAGGTGTCCTTGCCCCACGCCTTGGCCTTGCCGTAGGCGTCCGCGCCCCATGCGCCGATCTGGTCGCCGTAGTAGTGCCCGGTGGCCGCTCCGGCTCCGCCGCCGAGAAGGGCGAGGATGAGCGCGTTGCGGAGTCTGTGCTGCCTGCTGGTAAGGGCGCCGAGGCCACCGCCGAGGAGTGCGCCGGCTCCGGCGCCGATGGCGGTGTTACTGTCGATGTTGACCTGCGCGGCCTTGAGAATCGCCTTGCCGTCAATGCCGTACTCGGCGCACTTGTTCATGAATCCCTGTTCGTAAGATGTCATGTCTTGTTCCTCCTGGTTAAGCATTCATTATGGCGTCGAGCTTGGCGTTTACCTCGGCAAGCTGCGCGTCGGACTGCGTGTTCTGGGGCTGTGCCGGGGCAGCCGCCTGGGCCGGTGCGGCCTGGCCTGAGGGCGTCTGGATGCCAAGGACGCCCTTGAACACCTCGGCGAACTGCTTGATGAGCTTGGTGAGCTGGGAAGGCGTGATCTTCATGTACGGCTCGCCAGACGGTGACACGTCTCCGGAGTCAGGCGGGGGAATGCCAAGGGCCGACGGATCCATCATCGACGGGTCCATCGGCGGCGGCGCGCCCATTGCGGCCGGGTCTCCGGGTGGAGGCATTCCGCCTGCCGCGGGGTCGCCAGGGGGAGGCATGCCGGCGGCTGCCGGGTCTCCGGGGGGAGGCATGCCGGCGGCGGCCGGATCGCCTGCCGGAGCTCCGCCGGCCATGGCGGGATCCATTGGGACGAACTGCCCTTGCTTGAGCAGGTCTCTCAGCGCCTTGTACTGCTTGTAGTCAAAATCCATCGAGTTCTCCTTTTTGTCTGCCCGTGGCACGACCTTGTTTACACTATACCACACGGTAAAAAAACTGTCAACGCGATACGGCGCTCATCGCCGCCTCTTCGCCCCGTCCGACAGCACCGGAGGCTGCTTGACCGCCGGAGCCGGACTTCCCGGAGGAGGCGGAGGCGGCTGTCCCTTCCTCACGTTCTCCCAGTAGTCGGTGAATCCTGGTATGAACGGCGTCTTGGTTGGAGGAGGCGTCGGCGCCCTTTCAGGAAGCCCGAAGGCCGACCTTGCAACAGACCTGACCGCCCCGCGGTACATCTTTGGCCAATTCCACATGCTGGTCGACAGCCAGTGCCGCCCGGTCTCGGGCTGCGCGACACCGGTGGTGCGGCCTGCGGAATCGACCGCCGGAAGCGTGGATCCGGGCAGGTTCCTCGGGTTTCCATTTGCAACGAGCACGCCTTCCCGTCCGGGACCGACGGCCGGCTTCAAAACGCCTCTGGTGGCCTCCGTTCCGGCGTCGCGGTATGAGTCCGCAATGGTCGCGCCGGTGCCGAGTATGTGGTCCCCCTCGTACACCTTGCTTCCGGGTCTGACCTCTTCACGCTGCCCGATGTTCGCCCAGAAGTTGTCCCACGACGTGGTCTTGTCGCCGAGGCCGACGGTTGACTTGGCATAGTCCAGCAATGTCGGGTTCGGAACGCCGTAGAACCTGGACTGGTTGGTGGGAGTGTACGACTTCAGGTTGTCAGGCTTCTCATCCGCCGACATCCTGTTCCATGGAAGGGCCGCCACCGCGTCGGTCTGGTATGTAGGTATGTTCGGGTACTTCACGGAGAATTTGCCGACCGTGTTCCCGCCGTATGAGTGCCCGTTGAGCTGTACTGGTATCCCGTACATGGTCGCCGTCCTGAGAACGTTGTCCAGCGCCTCGTAGTCGTTCTGCCTCAGCTGGATGACGTCCTCCATCGGCACGTCGGCGCCGTTCTGCATCATGGGGTTGGACGCGACGCTGTCACGGTCCATGTCCGGTGCCCGTGAATCCTGCACGTGCCGTCCGCCGGCGAGCATTGACGGCTTCACATGCCTCGCAACGCCAGCGGCCGCGCTTCCGCCGCCTGAACCGAACCCGCCGACATTCACCACCAGGCGCTTCGGCACGGTGGTGCTGTTGAAGAAGGCGTCGTTGGAAAACGGCCTTCCGTTCGAAAGCCCCGGGGTCTGGTCTATGTTCTCGGTATAGGCGCGCTGAAGCGCCGGGCGAAGCACCTCGTTGAAAAACGTCGTATACTCCTCCGGCGCCATCTGCATGAAACCTTCCGTATCAGCCGGGGCGACGGACCGCATGTTGTCGTTCTCAAACCTGTCGGCGTCTACGCCGGCGACGACCGGGGCGGCCGCCCCGTATCCCGACGCGTTCTCGGGGCGGGACGCCGGGGACGACCACGAACCCCACCCCGCGCTGGCGGCCTGCTTGCGCATCTGCCGGTCGACAAGGCCTATGAGAAACGTCAGGTCCCGCATCTATGTCTGGCTCCTCTTGATTCTTCTAATGGCGAAGAACAGCTCCTTGCGCTCCTCAGGCGTAAGCTTTGAGAACAAGGCCGGGTCGATGCTCATGCTAAGCTTGTCCGGGGCCTTGCGCTTCTGCTTGTCCTCACGGCTCTTCATGCCACGCTCAAGGCTGTTGTTGGTCTGGTCGCCTATGGTCTTTATGGCGGCCGCCGCGTTCATCGCACTAAGCAGATCCGCGTGCTTCTCCAGCACGGGCATCGCTCCTATGGCAAACGGGTCGGGCATGTCTGCGTCTCCTAGGTCAAAACCATCTTTGGGGCAATTGGCGTTACCTTCTGAGGCTGCGCCAGCTGCTGCGGCTGGGGTTGGGCCGGTTTCTGCGGGGGGACGGGCTGCTGGGCGGTCTGGACTGGTTTCTGAGCAGGCTGCCGGGGCTGTGTCTGGGCCGGCTTTCCGGCGGTCTGCTGCGCCGGCGCCTCCTGTCCGGGAACCTTTATGCGGCTCCAGCCCTCGTATCCTGGCTTGTACTGGCCTACGACGGCGTTGGCCTCGTCGCCTTCCACCCCGACTCCGGACAAGGCCTTGCGCATCATCATGCGCTTGCCCATGTTGGTGTCGGCGAACCCCCTGACAATGCTCTGGATCCAGTTTCCAACCACCGGGAGGCGCATGAACCACCCGCCTATTCCGCCGGCGTTCTGCATGTAGTGGTTCACCGCGGCCTCGCGGAACTTGGCGTGGTCCTTGTCGCCTATCATGCCAAGCCAGTCATGCGGGTGGGACCGCATGTACTGCATCATGACGCCCTTTATCTTGGATGGATCGATGCTGCCAGCGACTCCGGCGAGCTTTCCGGCCACCTCCGGATGCGCCTTGGCGAAGTTCTCGTAGGTGTAGTCGTTGCCCATTCCAAACGTCTCGTTTCCATAGGCGTTGACCAGGTACTTCATGGCCTCCGGATCCATGCCCTTGTCGAAAGCCTTGTTGACGTCGGTGTACTGCTGGTTGTTGAGCGCGGTCTGCATCGCGGTCATTTTCTCGGGCGTCAGCTTGCCGTACATCTCGTCGCCGACCGAATTCCTGAACTGCTCGGGCGTCATGTCGCTGTCGAACTGCCTGCCGAGCCAGTTCGGAGTGTTCCTCGCCCAGAAACCGGCGTCATCCTTGAACTTGTACGCGTTCAAGTTGAACTTGTGCGTGGCGTTCGGGTCGCCATGTGCCCACTGGGCGAGCTCGTACGGGCTGTTAAAGCCCTGCGACCGGGCGAACTCCTCGGCCTTCCTGTACTGAAGGAGAGCCGGATCGTCCTCGGCGAACGCGGCCGCGAACTTCTCGAACGGAGTCGACTCGGCCATGCAGTCGCGCATTACGGCGATTGTCGTCAGGAACTGCTCGGGGGTGATTTCATACGCCTCGCCAGACCCCTGCTTGAAAAGAACCTTCTTGACCTTCGGCTTGTCCTCGTCCTCGTCTTCCTCGGGCGGGTCGAACTGCTTGTGCATGACCCTGTTGGTGACGTAGGCCGACGCGATCGCGCTGAGAATGGCGGTGGCCACGCCGCCAGACGTCAGGTTGGCCAGGGGCTGGTACATGTTGTCGAACGCGCCGCCGACCTGCTCACCGATCCACCCGCCTATGTTCGCACGCTTCTCGATGCCGGGGTCGAACCAGATCATGTCGAGGAACTCGCGGTCCTCTGCCGTCTTCTCCGACTGGGGCCTGGAAAGAAGGTCCACATACTGCTTCTGGGCCGCGGCTATCTGGCGCTTCAGGGAGTTTTCCTCGAGCTTGTCGTGTATCTTGCGAACCACGGCGTATCCCAGCGGGGCTCCGGCGATGAGCGAGGCGATCCACACGCCGTTGGAGACCGGCTCGGTGTTCTCCTGCGCGGACTTGCCAAGGGTGGAGTACCTGCCGTTCACCTCGCGGGGCTGCTTGGACGGGTCCGGATCGTACTTTATCTCCTTGGACTCCACGGCCGGCTCGACCTTGACGTTGGCCGGGTCGCGAACCCCCAGGCCGGCCTCGGCGGCCTTGTCCTGCGATTCCGAATCCTGATTCTTCGGAAGGTAGAGCACGACGGTGTCTGGGGACACGTCGTTGCTCTTGCGCTTCTTCGCAAGCTCGCGCTGGCGCTTGGCCTCTAGGTAGTCGGACACGATCGCCTGCACGGCGGCCAGCGACCCTCCGGCCAGAAGCCCGGTTCCAAGACCCTCCACTATGGGGGACGCGGCGGCCTTCTGGACCTGGCCCTGCGCGTCCTCCTTTTTACGCTCCTCGACCTGGTTCTCGTACTGCGCCACCACGTCGTTGTATTCGTCAAGCTGGCGCTTGAGGGCCCTGTTGGTCCTCACGGTGGGCGTCAGCGCACGGCTTACGGCGTACGTGGCAACTCCGATCGGGATGCCGGCGCCGAACGAAAGCTTGAACGCCGCGTCGATTATGTCAGACACGCTGTTTGACGCCTGCTTGTTCATCTCGACGAAATCACGCGGGCCTATGCCCCTGGACGCGAGCTCGGCGATCATGCCGTGCTGTATCGCGCCTAGGCGCTCGTCGTCAGATATGAACTCTGGAACTCGATACATTCTTACCTCCGAAAACCTACTTCTTTGCGCGTGTCCCGGCGAAAAACCCGGGAGTCGCGCCTCCGACAGACCTAGACTCCACCTCAGACACAAGTCTGAGAGCGTTGTCCGACAGGATGGGGGCCAGTCCAGGATGAATCTTCCCGCCGGCGTAGGCGCCTCCGTACAATGCCAGAAGCGGTCCAAGCTTCCATCGCGCTATGTTGGGGATGAGCGCTCCGGCGGCATACCCGGCCGCGGCGCCAACATCGCCTCCTCGACCGTGTTTCAGCCCCTCCTTCAGATCATGCAGAACCGACAGCACCGGGGCCACCCTGTATGATACGTATCTTGGTATAAAGCCTACTGCACCGCCTATGCCTGTGTACACGCCGCTGTCCGTAGTCCCATGCTTCTTGTCCAGCCTGGATCCTATGGCCTCGTAGATGCTCTGCCTGGGCCACGTGTACTGGCCCTTGTACAGCATGACCTCCGGCCTGGGAACTAGCGTGTAGCTGCCGTCGTCGTTCCTGAGAAGGCCGGGGACCTTGGAGAACTTGGCCTGCTGCATTCCGAGAATCTTGCCCAACCAGCTTGAATCGAACCCGGACGTGGCCTTCGACTCATGGTACTTGCGGAATACCGGAAGAAGCTCCTCGTACAGCCTCTGCTCGTTCTCGCTGTTCACAAACAGCGGCTCGTCGGTCAGCTTTCCACGGCCGTCGCTGCCGTATATCCGCTCGCCGCCAATTGTCATCGGCCTTACAGACTGGCTATCCCCCTTGGGATTGTAGGTCGAAAGGTGATTGACGATTGTTTCGGCGAGCCTGGACATGTCGCGCTCGGACCCGAACGACGCACCGCCCTTCATCCTGAGGATGTTGAGGGCGTCCTTGAGGCGCATGACCTTGTTTGCATCGCCGGAATACCTGGGCGAGTCTGAATCCGGAGACCTTCCACGCGCACTTGCCGCGGCCCCGGTCGTGGCCAGAAGTATCTTCGCCTGAAGCGGGCTCATGTGGGTCAGCAGCCACCCGACACCCCTTGTGGCCTTGAACGCCCTCGGGGCCTTTGAAAGCACATTTCCAAGGGCTCCGCCTATGCGGATCTTGGACCCGAGGCCGGCCGTGAGCGCGGCGCCGACAGCCCAGCTTCCAAGTTCGCCGGCGGCGCGTCCGAACTCGTCCTCCTGGTACGCCGCCCGCATCTCCGGATCCATCATGGAGTCGTAGGTGGCGTCCATCTGGTTCTGCCAGCCGCGCACGCTGTCGGCCGTTTCATGGGCTCCCACCAGGTCGGCCACGCCCGACACAAGGTCGGTACCGCCATGCGAAAGTATCTGGCCGGCCCGGGATGCCGTGTTGCGAAGCCTGAGGTTGCTGCCCAGAGGCCCCCAGAAGTCGCCCCAGTTAGCGCCATAACCGGCGTTTGGGTCTTTTTCCGCGTCCCTCCACCAGTTCCAGGGAAGGAACGACACGGCGGCGCTCTTGGACATGCCGGAGCGGACGCGTCCGTCCATGAACGCGTCCACTTTCCGCTCAAGCATTTCAAAATCCCGCTTCGCCATGTTAAAAGTATACCACTACACGGTCGCGGGCACAACGGTTTCCTTGCCGGCGGCGGCCCTGCGACGCCTGTTTCTGGCGCGGAGGGCCATGTAAAGGGCCATGAGACCGCCTCCGAGAAGCGCGGCCCCGCCGGCCATCAGCGGCACCTTGTGCCTGCTGGCGAACGACCTGAGCTGCTCCTTCTTCAACGCGGCCGCAAGACGGGCGACAGCCGACTGCCTGTCAGCCTTTGCCTGCTGACTGGCCTGCTGCCGGGGCTGTGAGCCTTCGGAGCCGGCCGCCGGCGTTTCCGCCTGCCTGCTTTGCACATGCTCATTTACGGCGGCCTGCAAAGCCTCGGCCGCCGGCGCGTCCAGCCTGGCGAGCTGCTCCGCGGTGAACGTGTCCAGCTTGTCGTACGGCATCCGGCCCATGACCTCGTTCACCTTCTCCACCGGTATGTGCGTGTGCTTTGCGATGAGCTCGGGCGTTATGCGGTCCTGCAGCCCGGAGTGCTTCACGCCGCTCATGAACGAGTGAACCGACGTGAACGGCCTGTCAGGGTCGATTATCAGACCGTTTGGGAACGAAAGCTCTATGCGTCCCGACTTGCCGTAGTCGTCCGTGGCCAGCTCGGGCGCCTGCATCATCCGCATGTTGCCGTAGAGCGGGCTGACGCCTGTTCCGGCGAACGCGACCTTGCCGACTCCGGCCATCTTCAAAAGTCCTCTAAAGTCTCTCATAGGCTGTCTCCTACTGTACAAAGCTGGATAGCGGGGACGTATTTAACTTGACAAACTCGTCATAGGCGCTCCGATATTTATCCGGGTCAGTATTCTGGTTGATAGCGTTCGCCCGTCCAATCGCATCACGCGTGATTTTATCTGCTCTTGAATATGCTGATTCAATGCTAGGATACGCTCTAAACAGCACGCGTCTGCCGTTAGATGACAGCAAATCGATATCCTCCACAGTAAGATTCATCAACATGTTGTCTCGACTCGCTATTGCGTTATCTGCTCTGTCTGCGTAGTCGGCTATGTCGGTGTCAGTGTCTCCATACGGGGTTACGTCCGTAATGCCATGTTCGGCAAGGCGTGCGGATATGGCATCCCTTCTGGCGATGCGTGCGGCCTTAGCCGCAGCAAGACGCGCCCGCTCCCTGGACTGGGCGTCAAGCTGCGACTTGTTCTGGAGGTAGCGGTGCTGGGCGCCGAGGCCGAATCCGGCTGCTCCTCCTCCAAGAGCACCTATAAGAGCACCACGCCAGCGCTTCTTGCGGTCTATTAGAGCGCCAGCTATTCCACCAATCGCCGCTCCGCCAAGTCCTCCTAAAAGTCTTGTATCGTACCCAGATGAACCGCCGTTAGTGGATACGATTTCTTTTGCAGGGTCTCCGACGCCAGCCATCTTCATGAGTCCAACAGAACTAAACTTCCTCATTTTGTATTCCTCCTAGTAGTGGAACTCCTCGTTCCTGTGCCCTGGCGTCCCCCATTGCCCCAGCGTGGTCCCCTTGGCCACCGCCGGGTATGGGTTCAGCCCCTGTGAGTTACTCTCGGCGCCGCGCTGGACGTCCTCGACCAGGCGCTTTCCGATGTACGTGGTTCCGAGACGCCCCATCCAGTCGTCAGTCTGGCCGGTCGTCTCGACAATCGACTTCATCTCCGGGTGAACCCCCGGGGGAGCCTCGTTATATAGTACACTGGGAACCTTGAACTTTTCAAGCTCGTCCGCAACCTTCTTGGTCACCCTTGTCCCTATGGTGTAGTGCAGCGCCGGCTGCTCAAGATACTTGCCGACGGCCTGCCGTGGCGACGCCTGGACGGAACCCTGCCTGGGCTTGAAGCCCCACGCCCACCTGGAGTACGACACCTCGTCGCCGGGGAGCATCTGTCCCTCGGAGTCCTCGGTGTCCACCACGACGTTGTTGATGATTGACCTGGCAAGAGCCTCCACGTTTCGGCGGTTTCCCTTGTAGCCTGAGTCACGGTAAGCCTGAGTGAAGCGCTGCGTGAAGTAGCGCCGGCCCTCGCCTATCCCCTTGTACTTCACGGCGTCCGCCGGGTTGACCACGCCGTCGGACAGCTGGTCGCCCGCCTCGACCTCGTCGCCTTCCTTGACAAGAACGTCGTATCCGGACGGAACGTAGAACTTGCTGTCGTTCACCCAGACATACGAACCGCCCTGGGGCGCCTTCTCGATCTTCTCCACCCGTCCGTCGACCTCCGAAACGGTCGCACGGTCCTTGTAGATCTTCGGGACGGTCACCATTGACTTCAGCATATCGAAGCCGGAGTACTGGCTGGACCCCTCGAGTTTCTTTCCCGAATGCTTTGTGTTCAGACTTCCCTGGGCGACTCTCTCGGCAAGCGCAGAGGCCGAATTAAGTCCGAGGTTGTACCCTATCTCGGGGAACTTTCCGTTCTCCCTGATGCCGGCGCAGTGGGCGCACACGCCGTTCTTGGCGTTGCACGTCACAGGCGACCTGACGAGGATGTCCTCGATCTTCTGCTTCTGGAGGTCGGCCATGACGGCCTTGCTTATCACGGTCCCGGCCTTGTACCCGCCGGCGTCGGCCGCCAGCACAGACCCGATGTTGTCCTTGTCGTCAGTCTTCACGGGCATTCCCGAAACCGTGCCGCAGTCATCCTCTGTAACGACCTGCTCCACGGAGGCGGACGAGAACAGCTTTCCAAGGGCCCCTGCATTGGCGGTGGCGAACTTGGTCGAGACAACACCGGTTCTGGCGCCGTACGAGCCGGCCCAGTACTCGGCGGGGGAAAGACCGTCGGCGTAGCTGTGCCTGATGAACATCGGTATAGTGCGCCCGCTAGGGTCCTTGTACACGCCGGGCGTGGACAGCATGGCTGAAAGCTGGTCCTTGTTTCCGCGGGCCTTCGACTTGACCTGCATGGCGAACCCGTTGCCCCTGGCGTCCGCGGACGCGTAGGCGCGCTCCTTGATGTCGGAGTACACCTTGTCATAGAGCTCGGACAGCTTTTCGCGCTTCTGGTCGTCTGACAGGGACCTGTCTCCGCGTATGGCGTCCTCGGCGGCGTCAAGCCTGCGGTACAGCTCGGTGTTGTCAAGGGCCGGCTCAAGATCAGACAGCTTCAGCGTCGTGCCGGTGTCGTATGCGGCCTTGGCGCCTATGCGCATCAGCTTGTACGACACGTCGCGGTACGAGTCTGGATCCTCCTGGATGATGCGCTTCAGAAGGTCCTCCATCCCGTCGGCCCCGAGAACGCGATTATAGTCCCGGAACTTCTCCGGGAGCGCCTCGTTCACAAGTATCTGTCCAATGGTCGTCGGCATCTGTTCACCCTAGTAGTTTGACGGAAGCTTGGCGGCCTCCTCCAGTATGTCCCACTCCTCTTGCGTATGTCCGGACTTGAACTCATCGGGATTGGCTACCTCCTGCTTCGCGAGCTGCGGATATCTGAAGCTGCGGGCCTTGAACAACTCTATGAACGGCTGCTCCTCACCCAGAGTTGCCGAATCCTGGAAGCTGGCGCTCTTGCAAAAAGTGCATACATTCCTTACGGCCTCGTCAACGACAGATGCGGCCATATCCATTGCACAATCCTCGTCGGGAGCCATGACGGATATGACAACCTCACGGTGCATGTCCATCTTGACGAAGAACTTCCTGTCCTTTGATGTGTCTCTCATGACTAGTCCTTGCTCAACAACCTCTTTTGCTATAAGCCGGTTATGTTAGGAGCAAAATGTTGCACCATCTCTTCAGGGCTCAAAACAAACTCTGGGTACTTCATCCCGGGGATTCTAAAGTTCCCTGGCTCTCTTGTGAAGTAATATGGTATTCCAGCGTCCCCTAGCAGCTCCTCCATCCTTGCGACACCAGCCTCAGATAGATTGCCGTTTGTCCCTATAGACGCAGCACGTATGTCTCTTAAGCCGAGATCGCTGTACGGTTTAACTTCGAACACTCTTCCAGCATCTCCCTCAAGTATGCCGGCCTTATTCAGTCTTACAGCGTCCTTGGCAGATATATTCGGGGATAGTTGTTTAGATCTGGAGAAAAGATCGGAATACATTCGTTCACGTACTGCTGAGTCAGCTAAGTTCCCATACTCTCTGCGTACTCCCTCATACGTTGGCGTCCACGCATCATTCGTATGGAATATGACCGTTCTGGGTTTTTTCAGTACAGAACTGTCATAATAATATCTTACAGGTATGCTGTTGTCAGAAAACGAACCATGCCCATTTGCGTACCCGCTGCCATAATGCGTGACCCTTTTACCTGACGTAAGCCCAAGCGAGGGCATAACTGAATCCTCGCCGCTTATATACTGCTGTGCGGTGTTAAACTTGGCATGCGCTGACGTTTGAGCCTGAGGAAGCCGACCCTGAGCAGCGGCATGTGACAGATACATGTCACCTTGGGCCGCCGGTTCTCTAACTGGAATGTCATAGTTTGTTACCTTTGTCTTTAAGCTATTGTGATACGGGTCTCTGGCATTAAGTCTAAGCGCAAACTTACGAAAACGAGGTATAAAACGCTTTGCTAACCCAACTGCATGTCTTAAGCCGGTATCTGCTGCTTTCCCTCCCGCGTACGTCATCAATGCAGACCTTGCACCGTCCTTGGTGCTGTCAAGCCAGTCTTTACCCTCAATTCTTGAGGCAATTGTATCTCCAGTTCCCATCATTCCAGAGGCACCAATAAGTCCAAGACCAGGCATGAAAGCCCCTGCCGCCGCTCTGAATCTCGCGGCATTGGCCTGATATTTACGAGCGTCATCCCAGAATTTTGCCTGCACCTCCGGAGTCTGCCTTGAAAGAGCTTTCTGGCCTTGTTGCCGAATCCATGCCTTTTGTTGGGCGAGAGATCCCATGGCAGAAGGGTTTGCACGCCTGTATTCGGAATCGTGTTTTTGCTGCGCGACTACCTTCTTAGCTCCAGGAACACTGGCGCTTGCCTTGTCCTTCCACGACGGGCCTGCCAGCTTCAGAAGACCAACATAACTAAAGTTTCTCATGGCTACCTCCCGAGAATCTCGATCGGGTCGTTAGGGCCGATCTCGCCCCTGGCGTAGGCCTGCTTGGCCTCCGAGACGCTGTTGAAAACCTTGACGGGCTTTGTCGTGTCCATGCCCTTCGTGAGGGCGTACAGGCCGAAGATCTGCTCCTTGGACGGGGTGTGCCTCGGCGACTTGAGGTCCGTCATCGACGTGAGGTTGCTTGACGGAAGCATCTTCTCGTACGCCTGCTGCACCGCCTTCTGCGACGACGGGACATGGGCGTTCATCTGGTCTCCGTCGAAGTCGGCGTTGAACCCGCTGACGATCAGCGGTGACACGCGTATGGTGTCGCCATCGGTCAGGAACGGCTTGAACGCCATGAAGTTGTACTTGTGCCATGTGGGGGCGCGATCGAGTATGACGGGCCTCTCAGACATGACCTTCTCGAGAACGTGCCTTGCCGTGTCCGTCCTGTCGGCTATCATCTTGACGGCCGTGACAGACGGGTAGCCGTTCCTGACAAGCTCCCGCATGACGTACGGCTTGTACATCGGCCACGCCATGACCTCTGGGATCCCGCACTGGTCCATGTCCAGGTTGAGGTCCGGCGAGATGACGCCACGCGACACACCTCCAACAGCCTTGGACAGCACCTTGTTCTGGAACATCCCGAACTTGGGCCTCGACCCTATCACCTGCCGCATGGCCCCTTTCACGCCCTTCGCGGCGTTCTCCGGGGTGATCGGCTCGCCAAGGCCGTACGCCGCCTTCACCGAGTTGTAGATGTTCAGGCGCTCGTCGGCCAAGCCGTCGTCGGACACGTCCTTCCTGAGCTCCTCGAAGTTCTTGGCGTTCTCGAGTATGTCCTTGTAGAGCTCGTTCATGTCGGAGACAAGCGCGACATCGCCCATCTTCGACACAGGCCTGAACGCCGGCGGGATCACCGGCACCTTGGACACCATCCAGTCATGCGGCTTCAGGCCCTGCTCCTTCATGGCGGTTAGGTACCTGTAGACCTTCACGGCGTCGTCGCGCTTCTGGCCGCGCAGCGTGGTTATACCGCGCTTCGACTCGGCTATGCGCCTGTCCACGTCCACCTTGGACAGCGCATCCTTGAGCGCCTGGCCTCCGGTCTTCCCGTCGAGCTTCTCGCGGCCAGCCAGTATGTCCTCCATCTTGGATGTTGTAAGGCCGAGAAGGCGCCTGACAGGCTCCTCCATGATCGGGTTCGGAACCGGCTCCGGGAGCTGTATCATGGACCACTGGTTGCCGCCCATCCCGCCTGTCTTGCCAAGGTCGAAAAGGCCGCCCTTGACGGGTTCGAAATCTGAGTCGACCATGTCGGCCGACGTAATGACGCGTCCCTGCGCAAGCTGGTCGACGTCCTTGTCGGTCTGAGGCATGATCTTGGTGATGGCGCCCTTCTCGGTGACGTTTACGCCGCCGGCCCTGAGAGTGTTCAGGAACTTCTTGTAGATGAACGGCTCCTCGGGCTCCGGAGTCGGAAGACCGAGCTGCAGGGCGCGCCAGTACTGGTCGTTCCTGGTTCCACGTATGGCCTGGGAATCCTTTATGACATCCGGCACATTGTGGGCCAGCATGGCCCAGAGGTCCATTCCGGAGGTCTTCTTGCCTCCGGAGAAGCCGCCCTTCGACGGCTGCTCGTCCTGCGTGTACGACCCGTCGGCACCCACCGCGGAGGCCTTCTTCTCGGCAAGGTGGTGGAACGCCATCGTGTACATGTACCCGTCGCCGATGCCCTTCATGGTACGACCGGTGACCGGGTCGAACACGTCCGCCGTCTCGGGAACGCCGGCGGCCTTCATCTGGGCCTGCGCCCACCTGTACCATCCCTCGGGAGGCGGAAGCTGCGGAATCCGGATCTGCTTTCCGGTCTTCTTGGCAACCTTGGCCAGGTTCATCTCGATGATCTGGTTCGGCGCAACGCGGGACAGGAAGCCCATGGTGTTCATGAGCATGTCGTACGGCTGGTTCGTCACGGCGTCCCTTGGCATCTGGTCGTCCGGGATGATCTGGCCCACGACGCCCTTGATGCCGGCCATCGGGGACAGCTTGTCTCCGACGCGGACCGGCGGCTGCGCCGACACGTTAACCTTGGCCCCCTTGGAAGTCACGGCCGTGTCGACGACCTTCCCCTCGTAGTCGTGCTCCCACACCTCCGAACGGTCGGTGTAGGAGTTTCTGAGAGCCTTTGAAAGCTTTCCGAGGGCCTTGTCCTGCGACGAGAGCATCTTCGGGCCGAGAGACAGCACGATGGGGTCGCCCCTGTGAAGAATCGTTCCCGGCTTTACGATCCCGTTGTCGTCAAGCGTCTCGACCTGCTCCTTCGTGAACTTCGATGGATACGCCGAAATGAACTTGTTCTTGCCTATGGTGACGCCGTTCCTGGTCTCGTGGTCGAAGCTGTACAGCCGGTCTGTCGCCATCCTCTTTGCCGCCGCCTCGCTGATCACGTATGCGTCCTCGAACGAACCTCCGTTCGGGATTATGGCCACATGCAGGTTCTGCCCCATGTTGATGGCGCCGGTCTTCCTGTCGGTGTAGTTCGAGTGGGCCAGCATGTCGCCGGCCTTCACCGATTGTCCAACCTCCACGGCCGGGAAGTAGCTTATCTGGCTAAGGCGGTTGAACGGTACGTTCTTTGTGAGCTCCCTGGTGTACGTCTTGCCGTCATTGCCCTTGATGACGACCTTGTCGTCGTCCACCTTGGTGACCACGCCGTCGACATCAGAGCTGAGCGTCCCCACCTTGCGGCCGTAGTACTCTCGCCAGGTGAGCTTGCCGTCCGGCATCAGGGTGTCCACAAGCGGCGTCTCGCCCTTCGCCTGCGGCAGATACTGAGACCAGAACTTCGACCCGTAGAACTGCCTGCCGGCCTGAACGCCGGTCGGCATCGGGTTCATGTTGGTGTTGGAGGCGACCATGTGGGCGTACGACGGGACCGTGTATCTCACCTCGTCACGCGGAACGCGCTGCGGTATGCCGTCCTTGATCGCCATGACGTACTTGGCGTTCGGATCCTGGCCTGGGAAGGCCACGAGCCTGTCGGAGGCCGTGGCGATGTCGACGTACTCCTTCTTGCCAGTCTGGTTGTCGATGAACTCGCCGTAAAGCTTGTTGTCCTTGCCGAGGAACGTCTTGTACGCGGCGCGCACGTCGACACCGATGGCTTCAGACTCCGGTCCCTGGATGGAATCCACGAAACCGAGGTAGTCACCCTGGACGTCGCGGGCCTCCATGGTCACGGCGTCCTTCGACCCTATGCCGCCAAGTCCGAACTTGGAGATGCGCGACATCTGCTCCAGGGTGGAAAGAGGATTCGCCTCCTCTCCGGGCATGGCAAGCCCGGAGCCGTTTATGATTGTGTCGACCCACGGATTGAGAGCGTTGCGCTGTATTCCCTTCAGGCTGCCGTTCCTGCGGGCCTTGTAAAGCAAGGTGTTCGCCAGGCGGCCGGCGTTCTTCTCGACACGCTCCTTGAAGTAGTCCTCCACCCCGTAGAACTTGCTGAACCTCGGGTTGTCGCGGTTGTCCGGCTTCTCGTCGCCGCGGGACACGTTCAAAACCTTCTGCGACGCCCTGAGAAGCAGCTCCGGCGTCACAGTCGACACGTTCCTGAGCCCCATGGTGCGCTCGACGACCTCTGGGTCGACCTCGTACTTCGACACGGCGTCCTTGACGAACTGGATCTTGTCCGCCTCCGTGGCGTTTGGAACGGCCTTGTAGCCGGCCATCCTCCGGTACAGCTTGTTCCAGGCCTGGGCGTCGGCCTTCTGCGCGTTTGCCGCCGCAACGTCGGCGCCCCAGTACTTGACTATGTCCTTGTTGTCTACTCCAAGCCCCCTCAGTATCTGGTACAGCGGCATCGAGCCCTGCCCCGTCTGGAGCGTCATGACGCCGGTCTCGGGCTGCAGGCCTATGTGGAAGGCGCGGCCAGTACCGGGCTTGATGTTGAACTGGGCCTCGAGCTCCCCGTTGGACTTCCTGCGGGCGTACACGCCGGGACGCAACCTCGACTGGGAGATGACCGTGTACTCGGAGCCGTTGTTGATGATCGTGCCGCGGTCTGTCCAGTACGGCACCTGCATCACGGAGTCCTTGCGCTCATCGACGACGTTTCCCGTCTTCTTATCAACGAGCCGCCACGTGCCAACCAGGTTGGTACGGAGATTGCGGTTGTTTAGAAGCGCCTTCTTCTGCTCGGCGAGGGAGTACTCCAGAGGCCCGTCGTAATGGAGGTCGTTAAGCTCGAGGCGGTAGTTGTCGTCCTCAATGGGGAAGCGCTTCCTCATCGCCTCAAGCGTGTTGTCGTAGATGTTCCGGCGGGCCGACTTGGCGTCGTCAAACTCGCGCAGGAAGTCCGGGACCTTGTCTTCTTCGGCCATGTCTCATCAACCTCTGTAATGATAGCCGTACCTGACCGGCTGCTTGAACGTCCTCATGCCAGGGTCGCCGCCACGATCCTCGATCTTGGTGATCTTCTTCGGCGCCGGGTTGCCGTACCTGCGCGTCACCGTGGCCGTTCCGGCATTCGGTGGCTGCGTATTGCCTTTGGCCGCCGCATTGGCCCTGTCTATCTCGGCAAGCCACTTCGCCGCCGCAGCGGCGTCCTCCTGGTGCACGCGGTACGAGTTTCCGCTCGAGTCCTTGCCCTCGGCCCACCCGTTCGGAGTCGGAGTCCTGAACGAAGTCTTGGCGGCGCGGTCCCTAGCAGCCTGCTGCCTGGCCGCTGCGGACTGCCTGTACGCCTTGTACTCCTGGCTGTTGTGGAAGGCGTCGGCCTGCTGCTGGTTTAGCTGCCCGTATCTTTGCTTTAGAATCGCATCCCTGTCGGCATCGGTGCCGGTCAGGAAATTCGGATTGTCCTTAAGGAACTTGTTCGCGGCGGCCTGGTCTATTTTGCCGTCGGCGCCTCGGAACATCGCGCCGAACGTCTTTCCGCGCCCGTCCTTCTGGGCCCACGTCCTGAACGAGTTCTTCTGCTGCTCGTTCAAGCCGGCCCACATCTGGTCACGCTGCTGTGAAGGGGTCTGGACCGGTGCGGCAGTAGGTGCTGGCGCAGGAGCCGGAGGTGGCGCGGGAGGGGGTGCAGGAGGAGGAGGAGGTGGCGCTGGAGGAACAGGAGGAGTGGTCTTAGGCGGCTGGACAGCGTTGTTGATGTGCGTCGGAACGCGCTCCACGTCGTGGACCTGGCCCTCGTATCCGGCGAAGTCGTCCATGACGCGTTCGTTGTACGCCGGCTGTGCAGGCTGCTGGACAAATGTCTGTGCCTGCGGCTGAACGGATGGCTGGGTAGGTAGTCGACTGCTCGCACCGCTCATAAGTTCCCGCACATGTCTGGCGGCGTCAACCATCTTCTGGTCCTCTGGGCTTATTTCAACAGGGTTGCCATTTTCATCCATGGTCCTTACACCGCCTTCGTAAGTTCCTGGCTTACGCTGGGTGGTGTCGTATTCTCTGCGCCAGAAGGCTCGTTGCTTTGCCGGGCCTAAATTACTGTATAGTTTCGGATTTTTAGCTATCTGTTCTTCAACCCATCGTTCACGTATAGCCTCAGGCGAGTCTTCGTCATAAAGATCAGGGTCAAACTCCTCATCCCACCCAAACGGATCAGGCTGCTGCGCAATTTTCAGCATGCGCCCCGCGTAGAACGGGCCTATGCCGTATTCGGCGCACTTGCTCATGAAGCCATGTTCGTACGCTGTCATGCTAGAAACCCCTCCTGACAAGTCCTGGCGCTACTGGCTCCATCCTGGGGTCGGGGTGGTTCTTGTTGTACATGTGGTTGCCGTACATGGCCCCGCCTATGGTCGCGACGCCCTTCCAGAACGGATTGGCGCCTAGATACGACGCCGCGGTACGCCCAACGAGACCGCCGCCGAGCACGTACGGTATCCTCGACGCCGGCTGCTTTACGTCGAGCCCGGCGCTGTTGATGCGCTGGAAGGCGTCGTGCCTTATGGAAGGGTTCGCGTTCAGGTTCGCGTTCCACGCGTTCATGAACTGGCCGACGGTCTGCTGTTCCGGCTGGCCGAAGAACGCCATCTTCAAAAGTCCTCTGAAATCCCTCATCTCGGAACAACCTCCACCCATCTGTCAGCCTTGGAATCGTAGCTGTATGTCTTCACGGACATCGCCCCGTCCCGAACGTCCGACACTATTACGTCCCTCCTGTCGCCAGGACCGGGGCTTCCGTAGTCAAAAGGTATTCCAAGCCACTGCAGTATGGCCACGTCGTCTACTAGGTACCATTTTCTGGCCGGCGGGACAAGCTGCGGAACCTTGAGGTCCGAACCTGGCTCCAGGACGTGGATACGCTCACCTATCACGAGCACCTGCTGCTGCGGCCTCGACTTGGTGTTGGCGCATCCTGATACGGCCAGAATAACCGCCGACAGACAGAACGAGGCCCACTTTATCCCGCCCTTGGCCCCGCGCCTGAAGGCGCGCTCCTCCGACCTGATGTACTTTGAATACCGTCTCATAAGGGACTCCAGCTCCTTCCTGAGGACAGCGACGTCGGTTATCCGGCCTTCGGCGAGCGCCACGGAAAGCTTCGACCTGCAGTCCAGTATCTCGGACCACAGGTTTTCCTTGTTCTCTTTTTTATCGCTGAAAACCCCGGTTATGAACCCTAGCAGGTTCGTAAGGAACTCGAACAGGGCGGACATTGCGCGGCCTCCTTTGCATAAAGTATACCACAAAAAAGGCCGCAGGCACAAATGGTCATCCATCTAAACCATTTGAACTTTCCTCGACATCGCGCCATTCCGGAAGCTGATAGGCCGAGAACCTTATGAGGTCTCCGTCCGGTCCGTCAAGGTCTCCCGGGGCGGACGATTCAACTATGTCCCTGAACAGAGGCTCCATGTCGGCGTTGGAGACGTCTCCGGCTAAATCGCCTGACGGTCCCGGGACTGAGTATATGTCCCGGTCGAAATTATCGCCAGCCACTTCGGAGGCCATCTTGAGTATTCGTCTTTGTTCGTCTCCAGGGAACGACGACTTCGGGCATAGCTTTGCAAGCGCCAGGTACGGAGATACAAGTCCTTGGCGCGCTGAGGCGATCATAGCCATCGCGACGGCATACGCCGCGGGATTCTCCCCCCTGTGCTCTGAGGCCGCCCTGTACAGCCTTCCGCACGTAGGGTCGGACAGTGTTCCAGACGACATATGCTCTGCAACGGCGGCTACCACGGCTGGAATAAGGCTCTCAAAGCACTTTTTTCCAGGAACTACCCCTACTCCGGGAATGAAGTCGTCAGGAAAACTGTACCTTTTCCAGTCTTCTGACAGCACATGACCAGCCACACCGTACGCCCCATTGCTGCCGCTTGACAGGAATGGAAGCTGTATGGCGAGCCTTGGAGTCGCAACATGGCACCCGGGAATATCCCTTGACACCAGGTCTATCGGGCGGAACCCGGGGGCTGAAATTCGGTTTAGAAGCTCCTTCATGCCTGTACGACTGAAAACGGAGCACCCCTCCCCTAGTGTCATATGCACGTCCCCGGACCACCGCTCTCCTTTCGGCAAGAGACCTGGCTTTGACGTCACCCACTCAAGGTGAAGCACGCTGAATCCTGGAGGAGTCTTGTTAAACGCGAGCGAAATGGCGTACAGGTCCTTTACAAACGCTATGTCGTCTTCCATTACCATTATCCTGGAATATCCCTCGTCCAGGGCGTCCTCCAGTATGTCTATGTTCTCGTGGATTATGTCGTGGGCGTACCTGTTAGACGCGTCAATCCTGTCTGAAGACAGAAACGGCTTGGCTCCGCTGATCCTCCAGTGAAGCAGCGGAGACCCAAGAAGACCTACCCTCCTAAGCTCTGGCTCGAGATATCTCCTGCGCCACGCATTGCCGGAGAAATGAAGGACGTACACGGCGTCAACGTATTTTCCGAAATCGAACATGGCGTGTTTTCCGTCCCGCAGCCGGGTGCCGATCCTTTTCGCTTTGTCCCTGTTGTACGATGTGTCCGCCGCCACACCCGTGGACGGCGGTTTTCGGCTTTACCCCGTTACTGGCCCGGCTGCGTTACGGAAATCGCTTTCGGACGCATCTCCAGACACATACTCTATGAATTCGCTGAGCGTGTCTCTGAACATCGGGCATGCATCGACAATTAGCTTAAACCGAGCCTCTGACACGGTCTCTTCGAACTGCGGCCTGAACTCGTCCGGCAAAACGTTTATCATGTATGATGATTTCCAAAACGGTTTTCTGTGAAGCGACATGTGGACGCCATGCACGGGCCTGGGCTCGCTTATGACTGGAAGCCCGCTTTCGCGTACAATGTCCATCAGTACGACCTCGTCGTTCATGCCGCGTGTGCTGTTTTTATTTGAAATTCGCTTTTCACGCGCCGTTCTTGTCCTGGCATACCATTCCCGACTCATGAACTGTAGTCCGGACATCCTTCCGGAATTGTTTGGCCTCACCGTGTTGCTGTAGCACGACCCGCACTCCTCCATGCGTCCGACATGGTACGGGGCAACAGGCTCGGATATCATGATGTCTATGTCGCCTGTATATACGAATTCAGAAGGCGTCCTTGGTTCAAACAGCCACCTGCTGATGGCAGCGGTAGACTTGCTTTCAAGACTGTATACGGATATGTCTCCGGGAGACTTCATAATTGAAAGTCCGTCTGAAATCCACTTCGGAACGTCCCCGTTTACAACGGCTATCTCAAACTTTGAACCTGGATTGTATTTTTCGGCAAAATACAGGAACGGCAGTACAAACTGCAGGTACGCCTCCTTTTCAACCGCGTAGAAGAACAGCAACCCTTCCATGCCATCCACCCTGTTTCATCATCCTTCCTGCTGCATCTGCTGGACGAGCATCTGCCTGCCTTCGGACGATAGCTGCTGCCTCTGCTCCTGGAGCTGGCCCTTGACCATGGCCCACAGAGTCGGGTTGGTGTTCTTGACCTGCGCGAGCGTCTGCCTTGTATGGGCCGGGTTGTTGGCCGCGATGAGCTGCCTGGCGATCTCCTGGGCCTGCTGGAAGACGTCGCCAGGTGTGGCGCCGACATCGCCGCCGGGACCGGACATGCCGGACTCCCCGCCGCCTTCGGCTCCGCCGCCATCGCCGCCGCCCATGGCTCCGTTCGCCTGCTGGGCCTGCGCCTCGGCCATGGCCTTCTCCTGCATCTTCTGGACGTCCTGCTGCTCCTTGATGACGCGCTCCTGCTCCTTGAGGTAGTCGATGCCCATGGCGCGGTACGCGGTCTGCTTGGAGATGTCCTGGCCTGCTGCGGCCTGCATCTGGAGGCCCTTCTTCTCGATGTCGTCGGCGAGCGTGATCGGGGTGAACCTGACGGACGCCTTGTCCCACATGAAGTAGCGGGCGACCTGGTCGGAGATCCACTGCAGAATCGAGTTCATGTTGTCGACGAGCGGGTTCCACTCGCGCTCGAACAGCCTCAGCGCGACAGGCGCCGCCTGAAGCGAGAGGGTGCCGGCGAAGAGCTCCTGCGGGAACCCCATGGCGTTGAGAAGCTCCTGCTCCGCCTGCTGGATGCTCTCTTTCGGCGCCAGCTGCTTGGCCTCGCCGCCGATGAGCTCGTATCCGATCGCGAACGGGGCCACCTCGATGGCAGTCATGTTGGCCCGCTTCTTCTCGATCATCTGGCTCATGGCCGAGATGAACGTCTGCATGGACACCATGGTGAGGGCGTCCTGGCCGCCCGGGGCCTGGCCCTGCGGGTACAGGATCCGGAACGGCATGATGAAGTCGAGGGCTATCGCCTCGTCATACCGGCGCATCAGCTGGATGTAGTACGCCAGCTTGAAGTACGGCAGGAGCGGGGGTATCGCCCAGCCCTTGATCTTGTCCTGGAGGCCGGCGAACACGGTGTCACGCATGTGGTAGATCTGGCCCTCGTCGAACTCGAAGAGGCACTCCGTGGAGTTCTTGCGCGCCTTGTCGCCGCAGCACGTCTCGATGAAGCCCCACTGGGTTGTGTTGATGTAGAACGGGTTGCCCTCCCTGACCCGCTGCACGAACTTCTCCTCGAGCTTGTAGTAGTACTTGATCTCGCCGGTTATCGGATGTACCTTGAGCCTTATGCGCTTGGGGTTCCACCGTATGACGTTTATCTTGGCCGTGTCCCTGAGGCGCCGGTCTATGCGCTCGAACTCCACCTTGCCCCTCTTGCACTTCGGGCACTCGCACATGAACCTTCCGGTGTCGGCCTTGAAGTCGTACTTGAGCTTGGATATGTGGATCTCGGTGCTGCAGTCCGGGCACTTCAGATAACGCTCGAACGGAAGGTTCAGAGACACGAAGCTGTTGCCGTAGCAGTTTCCGGTGACGATTCCGCCGGCGAGCGTGAACGTGTGCGTCTCGGGCTCCTCGCAGCAGAACACCTCCTCCTCGCGTGGAGGCTCCGGGGACCGCCTGACGCCGGTGTAGTACCTGGGGGCCGGGGCGTCGGCCATCATCGCCCTGAACTTCTCCACGGTCTCCTCGAACATGAAGTCGTCCTCGGACAGGTGGCGGCAGGAGAACGGCATGTAGTACCTGACCTCGCCGTTCCATATCCTGCGCCTGGACACCGACCTTGCCGCAAGACCGACCGACTCGAACCCCTCCTTGAGACGCTCGAGCACCGACAGGTCCGGATGTGAGATGAACATGCAGTGCTTGCGCGGCTGCATGTACCCGGCCGTCTCGGCCATTCCGGTGAACACACCGTACCAGTACGACCTCGACTTCTCGGGCGCCGGCGGGACGAGCATGCAGTCCTGCGGTTCTACGCCTATGTGGTCGGAGTACCAGTCCAGGACGCATTTCTTGGCCTTGACGGGGTTGCCGCCGGAGGACAGGGCCATGCCGTGGAGAACCCCTCGGTCGTAGTCCCTGTCCTTCTCCGGGCGCGGGACGTCCTTAACCGGCACCTTGAACCAGTACTTGAGGCCGTCGGTCCGGACCCTAGACAGGCCGTCCCCGTCGTCGCCGGCGTCCACCCACCACTGGTGCGACGGCGTGGTCCTCACCTTGCGCCCGTTTCCGAACTCGAGCTCGACCGTCTTCTGGACGCCGAAGGACTTGAACACGGCCTTGTGCCACCTGCCGTCTATGCCGCACACGTCCACCGGCTTGCCAAGCCTGGCGAGGTCGTCCATGCGGGCCAGCCCATCTGAAGTGTGGACAAGCGTGTCCCCGGAGAAGCAGAAGTAGTCCTTTCCGATGTCCTGGAGCTTCTGCACGAGATGCAGCTGGTCGTCGAACACCTCCCGGTAGTTGTCCCGGACGTCGTCGGAGACGTCGTTGACCTCTATCTCGGTGAGGAAGTAGCTGACCACGCGGTTGACGACCGCCATGAAAGGCGGCATCGTGAGCATCAGAAACTCCATCCACTCGAACGCGTCGTTGAGATTGGTCGGCAGGTACACCGACGCGATGTCGCAGAACGGGTTCGGGTACTTGTAGGCGTCGGCCCTGGCGCCCCAGGAATCGACGCCTCCGAACGGATTGTTCTGGGTCGCCATGGCTAACGGCCCCTGGCGGCTTCGGCCGCCGACTTGCGCGCCTCGTCCCTTGCCTTCTCGGCGGATGACCTGACCTCCGACAGGCCGGACACTGCCTCCCTGGCGGCTGCGATGCACTTGGCCGCGGACCCGACCGCGTCACCCTCGTTGTCAGCGGACGCTGTCTTCACGACACCGTCAACAACACCTGTCTTTACCATGGCGAACCCTCCCGTGAATATCGTTGCAATCAGTCCAGCGAATCCCAGTCGTCGTGGTCTTCGCGCTTCAGCGGCACCCTTACAAGATGCAGATGGCCTACGGCCTCGTCGAACTCGGCCACGGTGTTGGACATGTCCCTGTGCGCGTACACCGTGAACTCCTCGACGTATCTGAACGCATGGCCGCCATAGTACGGGGCGGCCTGGTCAAGCCTGAACCTGACCGCCTTGACGCCGTTTTCGTCCTCCACTATCCGGAACCTCAGGATGTCACGCGGGACGGCGTACCTCGACCTGTCGAGAACCTCCCTCACGAAATCCCTAAGCGTCATCCGGCCTGCGGTGGACTCGTCCTGGCCTGAGGCCGTGTCCGAATCCGAATCCGGATCATGGCTCCCGCAGGGACGTCCGGATGCGGCGTCGAACAGGTAGTTCAGCCTGCCGGCCGCCTCGCGGGCCCTGTCCAAGGCCGCGGAAAGCGATTCCAGCTCTTCGATTATGCGTTCTTTTAGATCTTTGTCCATTAGATGCCCTCGGTAATAGATGATACCTTAAAATGTCCTCTGCGTCAACATCGCTTAGCCGCGGCCGGCGTCATCGGCCGGACGGGGTATCAGGAACGCCAGGCCGAGTATCCCGAGTTCCGGTATGTCGAACACCGCCCCGGTGAACACGGTGTCGAGCGGGTCCGACCCCTTGTACTGCACCTTTATCCTGGCGCCTGTCCTGGGTATGAACGTCATGGCGTCGTTGGACGTCGGCAGGATAACGGTCACGGCGTGCTCCGACCTTACGACAGCCACCGCAGACACGCTGAACGTGGTCTCCGAGGTCGATATCATGACCCTTGTGCGCTGTCTGAGCCACCTTGACGCCTCAGTCTCCTTCTCGACCTCGACCACTTTCTCGACCTCGACTGGCCTGTCGACGTACACGACCTTCGGCTGTCCTCCGTTAAGCTGCTGCGCCGTGTCGTCCTCCGGCTGCGGAGGCTCTCTTCCGGCCGGGCCGCCCATTGAACGAAAAAGGCCCTCGCGCCGCCCGTCAACCTGCCCAGGAGTGTCCGGGTATGAAGAAACTAAGTTCCCCGGAGCTTTTTTTTCGGCATTCCCATCGACGGCGCGAGGGCCAGAGATGACTTTGCCGGAAGGCCCTGCGGAACCGCCGGACTTTATCCTCTCCACGTCGCCTGCCGTCAGGGCCCTGCCCTGCGCCACGCGCATCTTCGAGAACGGACCGGTTGGTTCAGGTTTATTGTACAACCTTTCGTCCTCGTCGTCAATTCCGCCGGCTATGATCGGCTTCTCGCCCTTGACCCTCGCCCGCAGGTTGGCGGCCGCCACGGCTATGTCGACTGGCTCGCCGTACGATATGTACTTCTTGTCAGGAGGGTTTCCACCTACTCCGGTCTGCATTCCGGTCTTAACCGTGCCCTCCGCGTGTGGAACGCGTGGCAGGTCCTTGAGGGTGTCGTATGATTCTGACATCTCTAGCTCCTTTCAAGTTCAAACCTGTCCCAGTATTCGGGGCATATCCCCACAATGTCAACGAATGGCTCCGGCTTCAGGTCTGACGGAGACGACTTGAGCGATTCGGGGTACAGCACCTGTAGTTTCGGATCCCATCCGCACCGGTTCAGAAAGTTAAGGTTGCACTGCCCGGCCTTGAATATCTCCGGGAAGTTGACCGAGTTGAATATCGACGGGCACTCGCCCCTGTCCAGGCCGGGCAGGTTCCACGATGACGTCCTGAGGCGGCGGTACTTGGGAAGCGTTGAGTCGCACATGGAGAAGTATCCTCCAGCGTCAACGTGCGCCAGCGGGCATCCTCCCAGGAACACCGAGAACACGTCCGGAGATGTGGCGGCCAGAAGCGACTTAGAGACGTCGATCCTGTACCGCAGCAGCCAGTTGGATGGCACGGATAGGATTGCGTCGGACTCATGGGCCGACAAGGCCGAGGACACGAAGTCCAGCTGCCTGCACCCGCACAGCTGCAGCGACCTATCCATTGGAGGGACCTCGACCGGCTCGAACCCGTCCAGCACGGACAGCAGCTCCGACACCCTGCCGTAGCTGGCGTACCTCTTGTCGTAGGCCAGCATCCTGTGCGAAAACGAGTCCATCGGCAGGTTGCGCATGAGGCTGCCGGCAGACGCCATGGCCTCGTCGTACGGGGCTATGGACGGTGTGACTATCAGTGAAAACACTATGGAGTATGTCATTCTGCGCTCCTTGAAACGGCTTCTGCGAGACGGGTGTAGCGGTCCCACACCTCCTGGTTGAACGACGTACCCTCCCACGGCTTCGGAGATCCGGTGAAATGATACACCATCGGCTTCAGATACTTGGGAGACGGAACTGGATAGGCTCCCGGGATGTTTCCATAGACGGCGTCCAAGTCCTGGAACTCGGTGAAGTTGAGCGACGACAGCGGCCTTCGCAAGTCAGGATGCATGTTCCACTCCATTGGGTAGGATCCCGCCATGAGTATGCCGGCCTGTATGGCGAGCGAATACTCTCCGTCTGCGCGCAGGAACCTTCCGTAGGCCATCCGCTTGAACAGGAAGTCGGTGAACCCGGACTCGCGCATCATCCTGAACGACTGGGGGCTGACCCCGAAGGCCATGCGCTCCGGATACTGATGCATCCATCGGTTCGGAAGCCCGAACAGATGCCGCTTTTCGCCAAGCCCGAAACCCATGCAGTACCCAACGAGCCAGGCTATGTCACCGACGCACACCGTGTCGGCGTCCACGCGTACGCACAGGTCCACGTCCAGGAACACATCGTGCATCAGGTCTCCTGACAGGTTGTTCTTCCACACGGCCGAGTCAAGCTGGTCGCCGGCGGCCACCGTCTGGTAAAGGATTCGGTCCGGAGTGTTCCTGACCTCCACGGTGCATCCGTACCGGTCCTGGAGCGCCGACGAGAACTTAAGAAGCCGCCACACCTCGTCCTCCGAGCATGTGCCTGGCGTGAGCATTACGTGGAACCTGACCGGAACCGAACAGTTCGAGACGTACGACACCATCGAGGTCTCAAGGGCCCTGGCAAGCGCGCCTCCGCTTATGTAGCAGGCTATGTCTACGGCGTTCGGGAAGTATCCTGGCACATACTCGTCGGCCGACTGCAGGAACCTGTCCTCATCGGGCCTTCCGAATACATGGGCGTCCAGTCTCTCGGAGTTGTTCAGGTCGCCCGTGGTGGTGAACAGGTACCTGCGTCCTCCGGCGGCCAGATGCGGGCACAGCCGAACCATCCCTTCGGCCATCCTCCGCAGGAAGCCCCAGCCCGGCATCCTCGACACAGGCCCCAGGGCGTACTTCGGGGCCACGGTAAGGTGAAGCAGCTTGGCGTCGGCCGGAGGCTCCTCGGGCACGTCCGGAAAGCACACGTTCCACGATGTGTCCGGCACGAACTCGAACCCCACGGTGTTCACGATGTCCTGGTCGCCGCCGCTCTTCGTTATGCTCGAACCTTCGTCGGCCTTCATTCCGCACAGCCTGTCAATCCTGCAGCACGCCTCGGCGTCATTCCTGAGGCCGGCCGCATCGCAGTACATTACTCCGCTGTTGGCCCCAGGCTTCCCGAAGAACGAGTCGCCAACGCAGGCGAAGTGGTTTCTTCCTGACCCTGACTCAATTGCGTTTCTGCCTGCCTCAAGAAACCCGTGCACGTCGGCGAGCGGCACGGTGTCGCAGTCCAGCCATACGTACTCGTCGATCTCGGGGTGAAGACGGTGTATGAACAGCCTGAGGTTCGCGTGGGTGCCTAGGTTTACGCCGCCATCCTTTCCCTTCGTTATGTCGGACGCGCTACCCTCGCCTATGAACTCCGGCGTAAGCCTGAAGTTCCTGCCACTGGCCGTGACGGAGGCGCACATGGCCAGGAAATCGTTGTCCAGCCCGCAGTACATCAGGGTGACATTACAGTCCGGGGTTGACTTGGAAAGGGCGTAGAGCGACAGAAGCAGCCACGAGCGGCGATACTGCCTCAGCTGCTTCACGGGCTCCTCGTGCGAGTACTCGCCAAGGGCCATGAACACGTTCAGGACCTCGCGCATTGGTAGCCCCCCATCGCCCTGGCCATGTTGGCGTATCTGTCCCATATATCAGAATCAGGCATACCCTCGGCAGACTTCCTCCCACGCATTCCCGAGAAATGGTATATCCTGCACACCCTTCGGTAATCCTCGCCACCGAACTCCGGATTGTAGTAGTTGAACATCGGACGGTACCCTGGCGTCCTGCACCTCATTCCGTAGAACCTGTCAACCTCGGGAGGGAACGTCGACATCTCGGACTTCATGGACGCCCTTAGGCTAGACAGCATGTTCCACTGGAGCGGCAGCTCTGACAGCGGGAACAGGCCGGCGAGCCACGCCCTTGTGGTGAGCTCGTCCAGAAGCAGGTTAGACCCGAACGACACCGCCTTCTCTACGAAGCCAGTGTATCCGGACTCCCTGAGCATCCGCGTGGACACCGGGAACACGCCGAAGTTCCACTCGGACAGGAAGTAGCCCTTTTGCAGGCTTCTCACGGCGAATCCGGCCGTCTCCTCGTCGAGACCGTGCCCAAGGCAGTAGTCCACCAGGAGTCCCACGTCCCCGACGCATATTGTGTCGGCGTCCGCCTTCACAACAATGTCCGGGATTCCGGGAACCTCATGCGGGAACCCTGAGACCATGTGGTTGCGCCAGTAGTTGGACTCCAGGCCGTCCCCGGCCGACTCCATGATCTTTTTTACCCGTTCCGGGACATCGTGGACGAACACGGAGGCGCCGTACATGGACTTAAAGTTGTCCATGAACGTGGAAAGCGAGTCAACAAGACGCCTGTCTTCGTCCTCCACTCCGCAGACCACGTGGAAGGACACCGGAACCGAGGAGTTCATGGCGTACGACAGCATCGACGCCGGAAGGCACGTCAGAATTGAATGCGGCCCTGACACACCGTAGGCCACGTGCACCGAGTCAACATACGCCGGTCTGCTCTCAGTTATGGTCACAGGGGCGACTTTAAGTCCGTTTCTCGAAGGTATCTTGACCAAGTCCGAGGAGTCGTCGTAGACTGACGGCACGTAAACCAGGCGGTACTTGCTGTCGAGATCCGGGCACAGCCTGAAAACCTCCTCCGTCATCTCGTTGAGGAAGGCGTACTCGGGGTACTGGGACAGGCAGGACCATACGTACTTCTTGGATCCAGTGAAGTGTAGGCAGCCGGGGTTATCCGGAAGCTTGAAGGGAGGTACGTCGGGCCAGTCGTGCAGGGTGACGTTCCACCGCTCGTCGACATGGGCAGCCCCAACGGCGTTCACCACGTCCTGGTCAAGCATCCTGACAGTTATGCCGGACCCTTCCTCGTCGGTGGACGAGTCACACAGGTGCAGCAGCCTGGACTCCTCTCCGTCCATGGAGCGCAGCCTGTCCAGGTCGATGTACATGACGCCGGCGTTTATGATGGACCGTCCCCTCTCGGCGGCGCCGGCGTAGTAGAACCTTGTCTTCGCAAGGGACTCCCTGCACTCCCTTGCGAACTTGTTGAGGTCGTCGAACACCACCACGTCGCAGTCCAGCCAGACGACATTGCCGAGATCCGGGAACACCTGCGACAGCGCCATACGTATCATGGAATGGCTGCCTATGCCGTTCATCCTGCAGTGCGACAGGTAGTCTGCGGCCGTCTCCACGGACATGTGCAGTGGCTCGAACGACGCCGAGCCAGTTGACGCCAGTATGCGTCCGCAGCAGTATATGAAGTACTTGTCGATGCCGTCGTATATGAAATGGATGACGCAGTTCGGCGTCGTCCTGGCGACGGACAGCAGCGTAACCAGTAACTGACCCATGCGCATGACGCTCAAATACGACGTGTTTCCAGGGTCGTACACGCCCATCGACACGACTATGTGCAGACGGTCATCCACCTGGAGCCTCCATAAAGCCGAACAACATCTGGTTGGTGTCCACGGGCCTTGCGCGGCGCCTACGTGGCTTCACGGGCTTTTCAGGCTGGGGTTCAACGGGCGGCAGGGCGGCCATGACCGGCATGAAGTCCGGAGGAACTGTCTCGGACGGCTCGGACGGAGCGGGCGGCACGCACTGCTCGGCCGGCGTCTCCGTGACGTCCGTTTCCGACTCCGCCTCGGGCTGGACGTAGCCCTTGTCCTCCCCGTAGTCGTTCGGCGGGGTGTCCTCTTCAGGCGGCGGCATCTCAATCTTGGATAGCTGCGGACGTCGCGTGTTCCAGCGCCACGCCGCCCAGTACTTGGACCTGTAGCTCTGCGTGGAGCAGAAGCACTTCTGACATACGACGCTCCAGTTAGGATAAAGCGTTCCCATGTCCTCGTAGGCGGCATCGCCGCCGCACAGCGGGCACGGGTCGAGTGGCCAGTCGCGCTCCTCCCTGCGCTCCTGCGACGACTTAACCCCCGGGACCGGCCTAGGAATGTAGTTCCTGGTCTTCCTCGTGGTGGTGACTATACTGACGGGCTCGACGCCGCGCACTATGCCGTCTATGATGTCGGGGCGGTCATATACGTCGTCCGAGTTGCCGGCCCTGGACAGGCTGGAGGCCACTGGCGCGGCCTGCAAGCGCGCCAACGCCTTCCTTGCCTCCGCCTTGGACCTCCTTGGATCCGGCGACGGCGACGGCGACGACGGTGAGCCGGAGCGTTTTACGCGTGGCTTTGACCTGACGGCGCCTGGAAGCCTGTCAGGCTTTATGAAAAGGTCTCCGCCGACGCGGCTGTTTCCATCGTTGTCGTTCATGGCAGTTCAGGCTGTCCCGGCGGCACTGTCCTTGGCTTCTGGTATGCCTTCGGATCGTGCGGGACCGGTGTTCCGCCGGGCGTGGCCACCACGGTCCTGGATCCATTGTCAAGTGGCTGCCCGGAGGCCGACGTCATTATGGCCAGGTTGTTCTCGAGAATGGACCGCATGTCGTTCGGCATGCCGTCGTGCTTCTTGGGCTCCAGACCCTGCAGACGCTTGTCCGAGGCTATTAGGCCGGCGTGCGGTATCGGGTTGCCGGTCTCGTCGAGGAAGTTCGACTCGGCCATCACCCTCGCCTCCTTCTCGACGCGCTCCCGCATGACCTCCCTGCGTGCCTTCTGGACGGCGCCGCGGACAGCCATCGCCCTCTCGGCAAGCACCTTCGTGCCGTCCGGGTCGCGCAGCGACGCCCTGAGGGCCTCTATTCCGGCTATGTCGTCCAGTTCCTTGGATTCCAATGATTTGGAACCCGCAAGGTATTTCGCGCACAACCCGGCCAGGAGCCTGATGTCGCCTTCTGAAAGAACGACCTCGAAGCCCCTGGCCCGGGAGAACACGGAGTTGACGGCCTTCTCGAACGAGTCCAGCTCACGCGTGGACCTCCCCGGACCCACCGTGCTTCCGGCGAGCTCGGAGTACCTTGGGGAATTGCCTCTGTTGAGCAGTCTCATGCCTTTTCCAGCCTTTACCTTCCGTGGTTTTCGTGCGCGGTTTTATTTTGACCCCTGTGCCGGGCCGCTACTTCGCGGAACGGGCAACCCGCTCCTCGAGGACCGCCCGGTAGGCGCCCATCGCCTTGCGCTGCTTCGAGAGGAGGCGGTAGTTCTCCTTGTCCTCCTTGGTAGCCGTCTTGTCGTCGATGAGCTTCTTCAGCTTATCGATCATGGCGTCAAGCTTCTCGAGGCGCTCGATGAGCTGCTTGAGCTCAGCCTGGACCCGGACGAGCCACTGCGGGACCTTCTTCACGGCCTCCGTGACCTTGCCGAGGTCGATCTTTCGGGCCTCGGGGGCGTCCGCCTTCGCGGCCTTGACGGCCTTGGCGTCCTTAGCTTCCTTCGCGGCCTTGCAGCACGCCTTGGAGCAGTTCTTCTTGGTTGTCATGTGTTTTCCTCCTGCTGGTGTTGTGTCTCCCCGGATACCGAAGCGCATGGACGGCCCGGGGCCCTTCCGCCATGCCCGATCAAAAACATCTCGTCCCTGAGGACGGCCAGCTCGCGTGCCTGCGACTCAGCGAGCCTCCTCAGCCCTCCGGCCTCGGATATGAGCTCCGAGAACATCCTACGGAACGCGTTGAGCTCCGATTCCGACGCGAAGCCTTCGACACGGAGCGACGACAGCGCCCTCGACAGGAGCCTCAGGCTGCAGGGCTGCGACGCAGGCCCCGGCACCTTTCCGCTACGTACGCGACGCGACGGCATCCGCCACCTCCTCGGCGTACCTTTCCCCCTCGGGAGTGAGCTGCCAGGCCAGCTCCTTGTCCATGTGCCGGCCGAAGTTCCTGGCCCTGGGCGACGACGACACCACCCTGGACGGGAGGCGCCGTATGAAACCCTCCCTCTCGGCCGAGTCAAGCAGACGCTCTATCTTGTGCCTCGCCCTGTTCGGCGGAAGCGCGAGCGCCAGGTCGCCAAGGAAGCCGGCGGAGACGCCGTACGTCCCTATCGTGCCTCCCCTCGGGAAGCACGACAGGAACCCCGCCATCCTCCTGGAGGCGGGACCCCCGATGTCTCGGGTGTAGTGCGTGCCGGCGTGGTTCACTTAAGACTACCCCCTCCTGCACGACGGGCCGCACGAAGGCTTCCCGTGCGCCGACCTGGACTCGACCGGACGACCGTCCGGAAGGACGAGCCCGGACGGCCTGCCGCCCTGACCCTGCCCCTGGTTCTGGTTGCGACCGTCCTGGCCGGTCCAGTTGACCTTCAGATCCGGGAACGTCTTCGACGTCCAGGCCTTCAGGTTCTCGGCCTGTATGTGCAGCTGGCGGTACAGCATCGCGAAGCACTCCTCGGTCCTCTCCCTGAACGAGGAAATCAGCGGGATGACCGCCGGCTGCCCGTCGAACGTCCCGATGAACACGAAGCCGTCAAGCCTGGAGCGCAGGAAAAGCTGCTCCGCCAGGCGCTCGACGCCCCTGACCGCCGCGTCGTTCGGTATGACCGCCTTGGCGAGCTCGGTCATGGCGTCCGACAGCGGAAGACCGTCCACCTCGACGTTCCCCACGCCGTATGGGCCCTCCCAGCGCTTTCCGCCTTCAGGCAGCGGGTCCGACTTGTCTGGGTCCTCGACCGACAGCACGGACACCACGGTGTCCTCGAACTCCTCCTTGTCCTTGGTGGACTCTATGCGGGAACCGACGGCGTCTATGACCGAGAACACGTCCCTGCCGGTCATGACCACCTCTTCGGCGCCCGTGGACTTCCTGCGGAAGACCACCCTCGCCTTGGGCGATATCACGACGGCCCTCTTCGGACCCTCGTCCTGCTGCGACTGAGCCTCTTCGCCTTGCCTTGCTTCAACTTCCTCTGACATTCCTGTTCTCCTTTACCTGTCAACGGCGCGGCCCTTCCCGGACCCGCCCCTGTCTATGTCGTAGTCTCCAGAGCCGTGGATCCTCCACTCGGAGGCCAGGGCCGCCATGAACGCACGCCCGAGCGGGTTCAGGCCGTGGAGCTCAGTGGAGACGGACAGGCCGTCGTCCATCGGGACGAACACCACCCTGAAGTCCCTGCCCTCGAGCGGCATGGAGTTGGCCAGCACCTCGTAGAACCTGGCCACGCGCTTCTTCTGCGCCTCGGTCATCCTGTCGACGCCCGAGTCGTTGTGTATCCTCGAGGTCGCCGCGACGGAATCGACGGCGCCAAGGGCGTCGAGCGCGTCCGGATCGTGTTCCAGCTCTTTCCTCAAAGCAGTATGACCTCCGGGCCTGAATCACGGCCGTCGCCGGCCATGTCCTGTGAGTCGGATTCAGACTCCTGCTGAGCCGGCTGGGAAGGCTGGATCGGCTTTGGCGTCGCCTGATCCAACCTGGGCATGTCTCCGCCGACGTCTATGCGCTCGCCTCCGGACACGCCCCACTCCCTGACCGGGGGCTTCCACTTCGGCGTCTCCGCCGAAAGGATGCCAGCCCACAGCCTGGACAGTTCGGCCTCGTCGTCCTGGCCCTCGGCCTTCAACGACAGCCCGGACATCCCGAACACGGCCATTAGGCCGGCCAGAAGATGCTCCGCCGGAACGGCCCATGACGATATCTCGGGCGGAACCCCGTCGAAGTACGACACCTCGGACAGCCTCGGAGTCTCGCCGGACATCGACTTTGCGAATCCGACTCGTATCTCGCGTATGCCGAACGTCTCAAGTATCTGCGACAGATGGTACGCGGCCTGCTCGGACAGCTTGGCTGCAACCGCGCCGTCGGCCTCGTAACCCTGCCTTCTGGACAGCTCCATCTTCATGCCGGTGGATCCTAATCGGCCTTCGCGAGCTTGAGCTCGCCGTTGCTGCGGATCTTGACTCGGTACGAGGCGTTGACATGCTCCGTGCCGTCCGAGCACGCGCTCACGCGCTGGACGATCGGGCCCGCGCACTCGCCTCCAAAGTATACCGGACGGAACAGGAGCACTCCGCCGTCCTGTACCACGAGCTGCATGTCGCCTACCGACGGCATGATGATTCTGACAAGGTCCTCGCGCTTCAATTCGCTGATGCGCTCCTGCTCCGGCGCTGCCGCAGCCTCAGTTGCATTGTCATTGGTGTTGTTGTCTTCCGCCATGGTTGTCCTCCTTACTGAACGACTTCCCAGTCATCTAGAAGCATGTCCGACTGCGACGCCAGCCAGCCTGTCAGGATGGCGTTCCTTCCAGTCGAATCGTGCGTGTACATGCAAATTGTTCCAAGGGCTAGAAGCTCGCCGCCGTTGGCGTCCACAAGCTTCTTGAGCTCCGGGTCGTGGCACCACTCGGACTTCACCATCGTGGCGGGCTTGAGCCACAGGTGCATGCCCTTTCCGTTCCAGCCCTTGCGGGCCACCTTCTTGCCGGCCTTCAGGGCCTCGATTGCTTCTCCAAACGTCATTGCACTACTCCTTTTCCACTTCTGGTTTGCTTCCGTCGTGCCGCCTCATGGCGATCCACGCGAACGCCTTGAAGCCCGGATCCCCGGCGTTGTCGTCCTTAACGAGGTACGTCTTGCTCATGGCGCATATATCGTCGTCACGGAATCCGGGATGCGACGACACGGTCTTGAACAGGTCGCCGGCTATGATTTCGGATATTGCGTCGCTGGCCTTTCCGGCGAAACGCGGATCCGAAACGCTGTACCTGATGCTAGGTGTAAGAACCCTGAACGCGCTTGGATCGTACTTGAACTTCTCGTCAAGTCTCCAGTCTACAAGGTACTCGAGACTGGACGTGTCGAGGTTCTTCCCGCACAGATCCAGGGACTTCAAACTGTCTGAATCTGACATGTCAGCCTACTTCCTGATGACATCGTCTCCTAGAGCGGTGCAGTAGCAAACGCCGAGAGGAGTGTTGATGACGTCCTTGGCGACATCCTCGAGAAGAGTCGACTTGATACCGTTGATGTCGGAAAGGTTGTCAACCCAAATTTGCGTTACGGCGTTCTCGAACGTCACGAAAGTGAACGGGTTAGTTGTTCCAACCGGCTTGAAAGTTACCACTCCCTTGAACGACGGGTTGCCTTCGAACGCACGCTTGAAGATATCCTCGATCGTATACCCGATCTTGTTGTTGTTGGACGGTATGACCTGTATGTCAACCACGACGTTGCCGAACACCTTCTCCTTGGGAAGAAGCAGTCCGATTGCCTCGGTCTTGTCGTAGCCCTCTACGAATAGCTTGAGCGTCTTCGCCTCACCTGAATCCTCGAACTGTACGGTCACGTCCGGGTCCTTGTGGAACAGGGCCTTCACCTCCCTGCAGTAAATGTACCACGGTGCGGAAACCGAGGCTTTTGCGCTGTCCGCGTTGTACGCGTGTTGTTCTGGCATAAGGCCATCTGGGGCGTTGCTGATCATTGTCTCTCCTTGGTTGGGTGCGGGTTAAATGGTCGTGAGGGGAGGAGTCGAACCTCCGGTGTTTCCCGAAAGGGTGGTGGATTTACAGTCCACTGACGTCGCCACTGGTCATACCTCACGATGGTTAAAATTCAAACAATCCTCTTCCGGTCTGCCTCTTGAATGTATCGGCATTCCAGTTGCCACGTCTGGCCGCCTCCTTCAACGTAAGGTTCTCAGCAGCCTCCTTGTCAAGCTGGTCGCATATTCTCTTGAACTTCTCTGGATCCATCTTGGCAGGTTCTGGTAGCTCTGACAGAGGGACCTTGCTCATGTCCTTGTAGTTGTCCCAGTTGTCATACGGATGCTGAAGCCTTATCTCCATGACCAACTCCTTCAGGCAGCGCATGTTGTCATACCTGAAGAACCGCTTGAATAAGTCAAGCTTCTTGTCGTGGAACGTTTCAAAAAGAATGAACTCGGCCTTGTCATATCTTTGACAGTAGTCGTACAGCTTCCCGTCCTTACACCGGATATGCAGTGTTACGGCGTACAGGTACGCCTCCGAAACAGTGGTGGCGGACACTGATTCGACATCAAAGGCATCCTCAACCGCCGATATCCAGCTTACAAAGATACCTCTGTCGTTCCTCTCTACGTTTCCAAAAACCTCCCAGGCTGCCTCAACAAACTTCTTGAGGGAATCTGACTGCATCCATTCGTCGAACTTGTCCGACTCCCAGTCAAGCTCTTGCTGGCTAAGACGCATGTCCTTCTTGATGAAGTTGTCAAGGACATCCTGGGCGGCCTTGAGCTTCTCGGCCTTTTCGACCGCGACTATTCTCTCCAGCTCTTCAGGGTCACCCATGCCTGTGTTGATTAAAGATTCAGACGGCATCGTTTATACCTCACAAAATGGTAGCGTGGGCGGGACTCGAACCACGCGACCTCCAGAGTATTGGTCTGGTGAGCTTCCACCTGCTCCACCCCGCGGTAAAAATGGCGCACCCTGCCGGGCTCGAACCGGCAACCGCCAGATCGACAATCTGGTGCACTGGCCAATTGTGCTAAGGGTGCTAGTGAAAATCATTTCTGCTTCTCCACCTTGGTTATGCCCTTAAGACGTTCAGGGCCCTTGGTGTTCCATCCTGCAGCGAACAAGGTCTCGGCTGCCTTGGCGTTGTAAACTCCAGGAACGGTTCCGTGTATCTCGCGTCCGTCCGCAAGGATTCCATAAACCTCAAACGAGTCTAGCTTTCCAAGCACATGCACGTACCTTGTGTGCATCTTCAGCTCGACGCAGTACAGGGCCAGACGGTCAGAGCAGTCAAGCTCGTCCTCCATGTGCTCAACGCAAAACATGTGCTTCTCGGGGTCATGCGCACGTAGCCATTCGGAGAACCACACTCCGTTCTTGTGTGCCGAGTGCTTCCCGAACTTGTGGTGGCTAGGGCAAAGGCAGGCTCCGTTCTCTACGCTGAACCTGAGGCCGGAGCAGATCTGCCTTGGAATGATGTGGTGGGCGTTCAGAAGCTCGGTCGACCCGCATACGATGCACTTGTTTCCAGCAAGGGCGCGGACCACTTCGGACCACTTGGAGTAAAGCCTGGTGGTGATGGTCTTGGTGGACTCCCTGCGCGGGCGGTGGCACTTAACCGACTTTGGCTTTTTGGCCTTGGCCTTGGAAGTATTAGCCCTGCTGGCAAGGGCTTGTGCTATTGTTGATTCCGAGTCGATCATTTGCTTAAGAGTATATCTAAAAGTTGCTTCTGTGTCAACACTTTTTTTCGACTCTGTAAAAAAATCTTTGATAGGTAAAAAAAAGCCCGGAGCCCCTTGCGGGGACGGGCTTGTGAGTGGCTAGTCATTGTCATCGTCATTGTCTTCGCAATGCATTTCTGACAAAACTGGCCTATCTGGCATGGATGGACGATACTTTGGTGACTCTCTACTCATTATCTTGAGCGAACTGTTCTCAGTCTCGCCTGACAACATCTTGTCAAACGTGGACAAAGCCTCGTCTTCAGTTTCAGACCGAACGGTCGCATAGTCGATGACGTATGTCAGCGCATCCTCGTAGTGCTTGAGGTATTCAACCATAAGCAGTTGTTTCGAGCATACACGCTTGTACTCCGTGATGTCTGATGGGCGTGTCCCAAAGTTGTGGAGACCCTCAGACAGCATTCCCTCAAGACTTGTAGACAGTCCAAGCACGATGTGGTTCTCGACATGAGTCCTGCCAATACTGTCAGTCCATTTGGAAGGCATCTTGTCGGAAACGCACACCATGCCGTCTGAGGCGTGGATGTATACGCGGTGGTCTCCGCTTGAATACTCTTCGTCCTCGGGCTTTATCTTGTTGTCTGAGTTAAGCTTTATCTCAACTTGGTTGTTTTCCGCAAGCCATTCGAGAGTCTTCAGCATGGCGACCGGGTACGGCGCCATGGCAACGCGTTCAACCAGTTTTATGAACGAGAAGACCGCGTTTACGTACTTGCGCTCTATTTTCGAGAGCGTCGTCATGAGTTGCTGTACCTGTGTGTCTGTCATAAGTTTTCCGAACTATTTTTATTCCGGCGTCCAGAATGCCGGTGCTAATGGTCGGACGCCACACGCATTATGCGTCATGTAATAACGTCCTTCCGTTAAATTGTTATAACTTCTTACAGGCTGTAATTAAGACCTGATAGATAAAAAACGCGCAGCGGCCCGAAGGCCGCCGCGTGCGTGGTCACGCTGCAATAGAGTCGAGGCGTTCGCGACGTCTCGCCACGTATGCCTCCGCCCACTTGCGCGTGATCTCCGGTAGCCTCCTGTAAAACGAGGCGATCTCAAGCTCTCGGAACGCGGCCTTTCGGATCTTGTTCCGCAAGTTGTTCAACTCAGCCGCTCTCTGCCCGTAGACACGGCATCTGGCGATGAACCAGTACTTGTCCGTGGTAACAAGCGCGTCAAGCGCAGAGTGAATCTCAGACCAGACGCCACATCTGGCCAACTGCCGGTTTATCGGAGCCCAGTCTACCTTGTACCGCAAGCCTGTGAACCTTCTATCCTGGGCCCTGAAGACAAGCCGCGATATCAACTCCCGGTCCTCCCTCGTCTCACGGTCCTCGATTTCCGGAGGCTTCCGGTCATGCACGGCCCGTGGCTGACTTTGATGCTCGGAGAGCATCTTCGCCTTTGCCTCCTCCGCCCTGGCCTTGGCGATGGCCTCTTCCTCGGCCTTCATGGCCATGTAGGCCTCGTAGGCGTTCCGGTCCTTGGCCTGCTCCTCAGGCTTCAATGGGCTGTACACCCGTCCGAAGTGAAGAAACAAACTGATCCGCTGAAACGGGCGAGGAGGGCCACCCCATTCAGTAGGCCTCCGACTCCAAGACCTTCGACCAAGCTCAAGGACCTCTCCTGGGAGGATGTTTTTCCCGAAGGTCTTGAGTCTGGCCGATATGACCTCCGCCACGGCCCTTTCCGCCGCATCGCGGGTGCCAAACCCAGCGAGGAAGCAACAGGTGTCATAGTGGGCATTGCCAGCCGCCGTATGGACGGCAGCAACATACTGTCCCGCATATGTCCTGAGGCAATTCTCAACGTCAATGTTGTCGGTATCGTGCCATTCTGGACCAGGCATTAAGTCTCCAGGAACAAGAGAAGCACGGTCACGGTAGAACTTTTTCATTGTAAATCTCCTTAAAGAAACCGCTCCACGCGTTGTGCGTTGGAAATTAACAGTTTCCTACTATTTTGTTATAACTTCTGTAGAGGCTGTTTTAAGACGATAGGTAAAAAAAGAGAAACGGCCCCCGAAGGGGCCGCTCTCTCACTTGCCGGTCTTGGCCGGCTCAGGCTTGCTCGGCTGTCTCCAGCCGAACAGCGTATCCGGACCGAAGCCCGAGGCTGCCTGGCGACGTTCGCGGTACTCGGCCTTCTGCGCCTCGCGGACGGCGCGGACGCTGATGTTGCGGGAGGCCCTCATATCCTGGCCCCCTTGAACTTCGCGTTCTCGGCGTCCTCGCGTGCGAACCTCTCGCCACGCGGTATGAACGGGCGGACCGAGGGCTTCCCTGTGTCCGGTTTCGACTTCTCCGACTTGACGTCGGAGGCCTTTGCCGCGAGGTAGGCCTCGCGACGCGCAGGCTCGGCCTGGATGTCCGCGTTGAGGAGGTTGCAAAGCCTCACCGACGACGGCTCGTCACCGTAGGCCTTGAACGTCTCGACGGACCCGTCGCTCTTCCGGACCTCGAAACGGTCCGCGTGGCAGTCGATGAACTGTATCTCCCCGTGCAGACGCATGTTGCGCGCCTCGCACAGCTTGTCGAAGATGTCCTGGCGGACGTGGACGCCCTGGTTGACCTTGAACTTGAATGCCATGATGATGGCTCCTTTTCCCAGCTTGATCTTGGCCGCGCATAGCTGGTTCTGCGCGGCCGCGTTGGAATTCAGCCCAGCAGGACGCGGTGTTTTCCGTCGTCCCAGCCGCAGCCGTTGGCCTTGAGGATCCTGTCGCGCTCGGCGTCGCCGGCGAGCATCGAGCAGGCCTCCATGTAGGACGCGAGCCGGAGGCAGTTGTCCCGGAAGCGCTTCAGCGTTATCCGGTACAGCTGGTTCTCGGCCCCGTCGTTTTCAAGCCCCTTCACGGACTTCAGGATCCCTAGAAGGCCCCTGGTCTCGTGGATGAGCTGCGATACCTTCGGCTCAAACGCCCCCATGCCCGCGTTGTCACTGGTGTTTTCCATGTGACATAGTATACGCGAACGCAGAGGCGATTTCAAGTCAAAGATCGTCGGGCCCGGAAGGCCCGGAAAACCCCCTCAGGCCAAGCCTTGCGCGCTCGGACGGGGAAAGCCCCATTGCCGCGCACAGGGCCGGAACCACGGAGGCGTTCGGCGAATATCTGCCGTGGTCCCAGTTCTTGACCGTCATAGTGGTGACCCCGACGGCGCGTGCCAGGTCCCTCTGACTGAGCTTGCGCTCAATCCTGAGACGCCTGAATAGTGCATGGTCGAACCGTTCCCATTCAGAGCCTGGCACCGCCGAACCTCGCCGGCCTGGCCGGCTCCTTCGGGAGCCACCCGAGCTTGACAAATGACGTTACCACGCCCTCGGTGCGGCGCCACCCGTCTCTGGCGTCGTCGGCGTCCAGGACCCCGGACACGACGCCCGGCTTGATGAGGAGGCCGGTGTCCGGCCCCTGCATCCCGGTCCCGAACAGCTCCTGGGAGGAGCTTTCACGCGCCAGCTTCAGGCCTAGGCCGCGTGACGTGGCCAGACCCTGAAGCGCCGGATCGACGGACGGGGACGGGTCGACATGGCCAAGAAGCATGAGATCCGGGAACCGGAACTCGTCGGCCGTGTCCTGGTCGACCCCGAGCACTGCCTCCTCGAGCTGCCCCTTCAGGTCGCCCATCAGGGACATGAATTCCGATCCGCCCTCGCGGATGAGGTCCGCCTCCACGCCCTTGTGGCCGCACGCGGGGCACGGCATGTTCTCGGTCTTAGACCAGACCGGGTACACGCACGCGTTCCCGCACTGCGGGCACGTCACGTGGCCGACCCTTGCCGTGGACATAGAGGCCAGCCTGATCCTGGGGCTCTTGTCGCCCTTCTTCAGGTACCTGATGTCGGGCGCCTCGTATTTGACGAAGCACCACGAAACCCTACCCATGTAGGACACGGCCATGAACCCGACTATCGGGTCGACGACCGTCTCCCACTCGCAGGTGGGGTCCTGGCGCTCCAGGGAGGCCGGTATCGTGCTGCCGTCGCTCTCGGGATCATGGCGGAACACGGCCGCCAGTGAAACCTTGTTCATTGTGAAAACCTTCCATCTTATCGGAGGGGCCTCCATGGAATGCCCGCGTCGTCGCGTGGCCTCCAGTGGAAACTAAGCTCCCCCGGTATGTTGTTATAACCTTTTTCCGGCCCCTGTTAAGGCCTTTTCGCGCCCCACAGCAGGCCGGCCCTGAAGGCGTCCCACCTGGCGTCGGGGCTGTTCTGCAGGAGTATCTCCGGGGCGTCCGTGCAGCATTTCGCCCATCCGACGACACCGTTGTACACGTCCTCCGGGGACATGTCGTCCTCCCACACCGGCGAAATGTCGGGATCGTCCTGGCAGAACATCTCCCACCATTCGCTGACGCAGCAGTACTCGAGGGCGTGCGACGTGAACCATCCGGAGCCTGCCGACTCGGCACGCCTGAGGTAGTCCTGGAACAGGCGAGTAAGGGCCAGGCCCCATGAGCTGGCGAGGCAATCGTGCACGGATGCGCCAGCCGGCGCCTTCTGGACATCGGGGACGTCCGTAATGCCAGTAGCGTCCGGAACGCCATGCCCGGCATTGCAGCCGTAGGCTGGCGGAAGGATGGCTGAACCGTCCTGCAGCTCGACGAACCCGAAGAAGCGGTGGTCGCCGAAGTCGCATACGACACCCCTGCCAAGGAACGTCTGAGTCCACACCTTCATGAAGGTTCTCGGGTACGTACGCTTCGCGTACCTCCCGAGGGCGTCGTAGGCGGATTCCAGATCCCTTCCGGAAGCCCAGGGTTTCACAACCCTTTCAAGGTTGCCCCACCCATCGGTCACGCACCATCTCGCGCCTGACTTCTGCTTACTTGGTTCAACGGGTTCGGAGGTTGAACCCCCGGAACCCTTCAAGGTCTTCTTGGTCTTTTTCATGGTTTTCAATCCTCCAGAAGTGAAGTTGCCGATGGTAACCCTTTATAACCTTTATTATACGCGCCAGCGCACATGCGTGCGCGCATGCCGCCGTTTCGATTGGGGTTGAGTGTAACGGAACGGAACGTAACGACTGAACAGTAGTATATTTATATACTACTTAACTGTTACGAAGTAACAGTGGTGAAGGAGTGAAGTGGAGTGGAGTGAAACGAAACCCCAGAGAACGGCGGGGCCGTGTCCGCAGAATTTTTGCCCGCGATACTGTGGAAATTCCACACCCCATAAAGGGTGATATATTATATCACTCTTTAGGGGTGAAAAAACCACTGTCTCTCAGAACATTCCATTCCATCGTTCTGCATTCCAGCCACACTTCCGTTCCGGCAGTTCGGCCGCCAGTTCCGGATTCCAGCCCCTTGCAAGCCCTTCCGGACAGTTTCGCCTCAGGAGGCCCTCTGAGCGCGTTTCACGCGCCGGGGTATACGAACATACCCCCGGACTGCGCGGCGCGCCAAGAGGGGCCTTCCCGTGGCAGGAATCGGCATTGCGTCCCCAGTCTGCTTCCTGAAGTTCCGTACGGAACACCACAGAAGCAATTTCAAGTCCGGCTAAGCCTTAGCCTCGGCGGCTCCGTCCAGCTCGTCCACCTTGTCGATTTCGACGCAGTTACGGTGGCAGTTGTACTCGTCCTTAGGGATTACGATCTGGGCCACCCGCTGGACCTGCCACCAGGAGACGAGCTTCATGGCGTCGTTCCTGTCATAGACCCATTCGGCCCGCTGGCACTTTCCGTCCGGTCCCACCTCGTAGCTCTTCAGGAACGCCCGCTTCCCGGTACCCTTCTCAACCTCGGTGACCAGGAACTCCGGAACCTCGTACTCGTCGCCGATGAACCACTGGCAGTCACCGTTCGGGTCGGCGTACACTGGAAGTTCACGCGGGAAGTCGATGTCATCGACTTTGTCTGTTAGGAACCCCCAGCAGGAGTCGTCTCCGTCCTGCTCCTCCCAGCAGTCTGTTCTGGTCCCGTCGTCATCAATGCGCGTGTAGTGCACACGCTTGTGCGTTGTGTATCCGTAGACCGACCCCTCTTCGGCCAGGTTGAGCTGGTCGACCAGATAGCCGGCCTTGCACTCGACTTCCTTCTCGAACTCCTCACGAGTGCCTGGACGCCTTGACCAGTCAGTGTCGGACTTGGGGTTGTTGCGGACCTTCATCCAGGTTCCCTTCCCCATCATGCGCTCCCACAGCTCCTTGTACGTGTACAGGAAGCAGGCGTTGGGGGTTGTGTCCCAGCCTCGGCCGCCAGGGCCGGGAGTGTCCCCGAACATGCACCTCACGGTGCCGACGCTGAAGTAAATCCCGCTGTGGATCATGACACTCACAGGAACGATGATGTAGCCTTCCTTGGGCTGATACCGACCGGTTCCGTATCCGTCTTCGTCAAGAACCTCCTCGAGCGGGTCCTCGGCGTTCCTGGTCGATCCAATCTCCCTTGGGATGTTGGACCAGAGTTCGAACACCTGCTCACAGTCCTCGAACGGGTTGTACCCGTTGGTGTCCCTGTGGAGCTCGACCCATTCCCTGCAGTTCTGGAACGACTCGTCGTCCGTGCTCATCACCTTCAGTTTTTTCATCGATTGCTCTCCTTGTCTTTCTAGTCCTCACCTAACCCCATTGCGTTCTCGATGGCCGCGGCGAACTCGTCGTACTTCGTTCCGTTGTCGAACAGACCGTAGTTACCGTCGTCCATAGGCTCGCACAGCCACGGGATGCACGACAGGAACACATCGTACGTGTACTGCTCGGGCTTGAGCTTTTTCACAAGACCACACAGCCTGTGCGCACAGACCCTGTCGTACGAATTTCCTCGGGCGCCCATCTCTAGCATCTCAGCCACGGCATCCATCTCCTCGGCCATGATGATCTCCATCGAGTTGCCCATGATCTCCTTCTTGGTCTTGGCCAGTACCTCGTCCTTGAACCGCGAATTGTACTCCGCGTTCAACCTGCTAAACTTGCTTCTTGTCATCCTAAACCTCCCTGTACCATTCACGGTACTTTTCGTTCCTGCGTTCAAGTTCGTCCGGATCTGCAAACGACCCGTCGTCTCCACACGCGTACGCCAGCTCTCCGATGAAGTCCTCCCAGCTGCCGGCGCAGTCATGTATTTCCCTTGTGTAACCGGGGGTTACGACATTGATGACTACGGGCAACCAGGTCCTTCCAAACTCGGAGTTACCACCGTCGTATGTCTCCGCCCATGCCAGGGCCTCCTCCGGAGTTGAAAACTCCATGCCGATTTCGCTTCCTGGCGTATTGGCGTTTTTGAACCAGACGCTGAGCTTCGGGTATTTGCATCCGTCAAGCCCATCAACGTGCTCGCTGTCGTCCTTCCGGTGTCCCATCTGCTCCACGGTCGTGTCAGGCTCGTCTTCGCAGTCGCACGGGACGTACAGCACGTCCTCAACTATCCGCCACAGATATGACCTGTCTGCCGGATCCCACACCCAGTCGCCGTCTTCACGCCTGTCGCCGAACACGACGTCGACAATCTTGTCAAGGTCGTCGCACGTCATGTCGGAGCCGTTGTAGAACTCGTACACGGCACTCTGTATCGCGTTTTTCACTGACAGCATGGCCTCCGGCATGCTTGAGTATGTCTGGCTCCATGCCGACAGGTCGTCGCTGTCCATTTGGCTTGCCGTGCCTGAAAGATGCACGGCCTCCACCATGGTGAACACCTTGATGTCCATGTTCTTATCCTCCCAGTTTCAGTTCCCCTGCCTTGCGACAATATTCTGTGCTTTGCCGCTGTAGCACATCGCATCTCTTTGCGTGTCCATGCCTTTGCGTCGCGAATCTGCGCCAGTCTGCGCCTTTGCGTCGCGAATCTGCGCCAGTCTGTGCCTTTGCGGTGCCAGTCGTAGCTTCGCTTTGCCAATGCGCCGCCGAACGCTTCTCGTCTATGCTCAGCCGTCGCGAATCGTTGCTTCGCAGAACCATGCCATTGCACTTCTGCGCTTTGCCGTGCCCATCATAGCTAGGCCGGCGCCGCGCTTCGCTGCGCTGATCATTGCTTTGCCATTGCTTTGCCTTTAGGCGCCAGTCCCTGCGTTGCCGTAGCATTTCGTTGCTACTCCATGCCTTTGCCCCTCATTGCTCTTCCGTTCCATGCAGTGCCGACGCGTTGCGTCACGTGTCTTTGCCCAGCCATGCCCTTGCACTGTTGATCTGTGCTATGCCATCGCAGCTCGCTGCGTTTCCGGTGCGTTGCGTATCCTCGCATGTCGTTGCCATTGCCAATCCACGCTTTTCCCTGGCATATCGACGCACGTCAATTCCGAGCCGAAGCGCTGCCTGGACTTGCTTCGCATTTCGTTGCCCTGCCGTCGCTTCGCTCCTCGTTGCTTTGCCTACACTGAGCGATTCTGCGCTAGGCCTTCGCGGCGTACCGCTCCGCTTTGCCCTGCCTAAGCAAAGCATATCCGCTCTGTGCCGCACGTAGCCATAGCGGACAGGGGGCCGGAATGGACCGGCCCCCGTTGGCCAAACTATTCGGCCTTTTCAGTGTCCTCGGGCTTGATCTCGCGCCAGGTGAACGTCCCGTAAGAGCCGTTTCTGAACTGGCCGAATCCATGGAGCTCTCCATAGTCAAGCCACTCCTCGAACGCCTCCTTGAGGTCGACGACCTTGTCTGACTTTCCAACCTTCGGGGTCATGAACGTGACCTCGAAGGCCATCTTCGTTCCGGCCGGGACGGTCTCGGACTTCGCTAGGGCCACACGCGGGCCCTGCATGGTCTCTGCGCGCAGCGGCCTTTCGAACACGCCGACTTCCCCTCCCTCGGGAAGGACAAGCGGAATCTTGCGAGGACCGACGAACACGAGGGTGTCGATGATCGTCTTGTACGACGCGATTTTGGCCGAAAGGGTTCCGTCGACGCGGCGAAGCGCTCCGCACGATTCCTTGGCGAGACCCTTGATCTGGTAGTTCCACACCATCGGGGTCTTTCCATCCTCCATGCGGTGGAAGACGGTGATGGACTCCTTAACGCGCTCCTCGGCCTCCTTGGCCGCGGCCACCTCCTCAGGATCCACTCCGTCCTTTTTGTTCGCGGCGATGTAGTCTGTGAAAACGCCCTCGTTGGAGGGTTTGCTTCCGAGAGCCATCTCGGTGAACGTCAGTTCGTAGGTTGCCTTAGTCATTGTTCTTCTCCTTGTTGTTGTCTGCCGCGTGCTTGCGGTCATAATCTTTCACCCTAGCGTGCATGACGGCGTCGTGCATGACGGCGTCGATCATCCGCCAGTCCTCCTGGATGCAGTCCTCAAGATCGAACAGGTTGCCAACTGCCTCTTCAACGATTTCGTCTCGGTGCGCGTCCATGAACGCAGCCCGCTCCTTGTCCTCGTCGTCGCCGGTGTCTTCGACTTCGATCTCCCTGTCAATCCAGTAGTGCAGGTCCTTTACGACCCAGCATTTGACTGCTATCACTTCCTTACGGCCTCTGAGCTCCGACAGGAGCTGGCTCACCGTGGCCTCCGAAATGTCCATGAGGCCCCCTAGGTGTGGATGGCGTACCCGTCCGTCGGGCTCAGGCACACGCTGAAGGTTGACGGACCGCCGTCTCCTCCGTTGTCGTGCTTGCCATGGAAGATGATGCCGCCGCACATTCCCTTCTTCCCGTCGGCGTGGATCTCCTGGAAGAAGAACGACTGCTCGTGGAAGTCTCGGTAGATAACCGCGGTGTCGGTGTGCGGGTGCCAGCACATCAGGTTTGTGATCACTCTGTCGAGGGAGTTCTCGCACTCGCGTGACATCTCCCGACACTGCTGGAAACGGTTGAGCGTCTCCTCGTCTGCGAACTTAATGTTCATGTCGGCTCCATTCTCATTAGGATTTCCTGGGTTGACTCCTCGTACCCAGGGTAGTACTTGTCCCTTTTCTGTATGACCCTTCGTATGAAGGTCTCCATGTCGTACGGCTTGAAGACATTGAAGACGTCCGAGAACCCGGTTCCGGAGTACTCGTACGCCTGTTCAACCTCCCTCTCGTATCCGCCGTCGTCTCCGACCCACACGGCCGGAATTCCGAACCCGTCGCTGTTCGGCCAGTATAGGTTTATCGAATCCCACTGCTCTTTGACGTCAAGGTTGGCCAGGACCAGCTCCCCGTCGGTCGTCCTCAGCAGGAACGTCTCCTCGTTCAGAAGCATCTTCCGCCCCCTTCTGGCGCGTCCCTGAACAGCGCCGCGTATTTCAGCGTGCTCTGCCTCTCGGCGCCGCGTGGACCGCCATTGTGTATACGGGCCAGCTCCTCGTCAGTTGGAAGCCTGCCGTGACGCTCGGCGAACTTAGACCCCCATTTCATGAGATACGCCCTGACTACCTGCTCGGCCTTTTCAGCGTCGAACATGTCGTCAAGGGTGTAGTCAGTGCCCATCGCCTCGTTGGCGTCCGACAGGTACGGCATTCGTATCTGGTACATGCCGTACGCGCCAGACCCGCGGTTGAAGGCCGACGGGTTTCCTTTGCTTTCCACGTAGGCTATCCTTGCCAGGAAATCCTTGGAAACAGTCACATCGGCCATGGCTAAACCTCCGATCATCACGCTAAGAAGAGTTCCTATGATTGTTCGCACTGGTCCTCCCTCTTGTCTTTTTCGTCGTTACTCACGGGCTTGTCGTCATCAACCCAGCCTTTTCCAAATACGGATTCCACACCGTGTTTGAACTCGTCTCCGGTTATTCCCGTTACTACCGGCTTTCCCTTACGATACACGTAGGAGTACGTCTTTCCGTCTATCCTGGCGAAGCCTCCGCCTGAGACTATCTTGCCTGCTCTTCGCATAGATCCTCCCCTGACACGAACACATATTCGCCGACGCTGTCCGGCCACCCCATGAAGTCAAGCGACGGGGCGAGCATCTCGCGTATGTCGCCCGACCTGTAGGTCTCGTGCGAAAACAGCATCAGGCCACCGTCCTTTTCCTGCAGGCACAGCCCGTCCCATCCCATGTCCTGCGGCACACTGTACGTCGTCAGGTACATGTAGTCGTCGACGCCGTTGCCGTTCGAGTCCTTTGTCTCAAGGTCCTCCTGGGTAAGATTGTCGCCGTTGCCGAACGCTATTCTTATGAACTCTCGCCTGCCGGGGTGGAACAGTACCACGCCGCCTTCATACTCGAACTTGTTTTTCGGGATCTTGCCTGCCAGGCACTTTGTCGGGTATCCGTTCTCCGCTTTTGCCTCCATCCTGATCCTCCTCCGGCACGTAGCCGTCGTCCTTGAGCATCTCGGTCAGCGTCATCATCTGCCTGCGCATGTGGCGCGACGCCTGGACGCTTTCGCGCTCGTCGTCGAACCACAGCACTTCCGAGTCCCACTTCTTGCCGTGCTTGACGGCCACAAGCGCTATGAACGCGTGGCCCTCTAGCCGACCGTACTTACGCTCGAGCGCCGCGGCCTTCCGTTTCCAGTAGTCACGGTCGTTGGACAGACGACGCATCTCCAGTCCGGGATCCTTGTCCATCGTTTTCCTCCGAAAACTTACGAACCGCCTCGTCAAACGAGTCGGCCTCGACAAGTGAGACAGGGGCTTCAACCCTGTCGTCCCCATCGTAGTATACGACGGACGACCCGCGAAGCACCTGAATCACCCTGCCGTTGACCTTTGCAAGCCTGTATGTCATTTTACCTTTCCCCTCCCTTTCAGCGTCTCGTTGGCTATGGCTACCTCTTCGAGACAGTGTGAAACAAAGTCCGCATGTGAAGCCAGGGTGTCCATCAGAACGTCTTCCGCAGGCATGTTCTTCTTGACGGCAAGCCTGAACCCGGAGTCTTTACGCGCCTTGCGCCACGCCTGCAGCACGAACTTTATTGCCGGTATTTCCCTTGTGCTCATCCATGGGATCGTCACGTCATCCTTGACGGGTATATTCATCCTTGAAACCTCCTTTGCGATTTCATCGCATGTGTCCGAATACAGGACGAGGCGCATCCAGTCTTGGTGCGCCTCCTTGTCGTCTGGGTCTCCTGGACGCCACCATCTGAGGCCGTTGTCGTTTCCCATGAGCCTCCGCCCGGCGTCGTCGGCGAGCGGCGTCGTGATGCGGACAAGATCAGACGCCAGCCTGAGGATCTTCCTCGCCCGCCTCGGTGTCAGTGTAGTGGTACGCATCCCATACCTCGTCTGCAAGTTCGCTTGCCCTGACGGTGTCATCGACCAGACCGTCACGAATGAGTTCTCCCAGGTAGTCGTGCACCTTGGAAAGAACACGCGTTATGTCGGCCTCGTTGAACTTCGGGTACTCGCCGTATATTGGCGAATTACATCCGTTCGGCTCGCCGTAGTAGATGCAGTCCTTAGGTTCAATTTCACCATCAAAACAAAGTCTGCACCTTTCCCTCTTAGTCATTGTTTAGTGCCTCCGCTTCATTCTCAAGGCAGACCTCCTTGTTGAATACTGCTCGCCTTAGATAGCCTATCGCGTTGTTCAGGTGGACGTCATCCATGTCCCTGACGTTTACGACACTTCCGTCGGCGGTCTTCCAGAGGAACTCGGTCCTTCTGAACCTTTCCATCAGCATTGCCTGCAGGGCTTGCTCGGGGTCTCTTATCGAGAGCATGACCTTTTCGGCCATACAGCCTCCTATCTGCTGAGACACTTCAGCATCGACCTGACTTTTGCCTCGTCAGCCTTGTCGACAAGGAACACTGTTTCCCCGTCCTTGGCAAGTATGGAGTATTTTCCAAGCAGCTTGCTGCACACCTCGTCGTCGGTCATCACGGCGGCCTTTTCGGCCGGTATCAGCCCGCTTGACACGGCGAGCTTTCGTGCGTCCCGGTATTGCCCGGTGTAGTCCAGAGTCTCTGAAAGAGCGTTCATGCGTTGTCCTTTTCCTTGTCGTTACTGGACAGGCCGAGCTTGTTCCTGTAGTACCATAGGGCCTCGTCCAGACGGGAGTCGGGCTGCTCGTCGCGTTTGAACCCGCACTTCGGGCAGACGTCCTCTGTCTTCGGATGGACATAGTCGACTGTGCAGCCGCAGTCCCAGAAGTCCGGGGTCGTAACGATGTCACCGTGGTCCTCTGTCTCGATCCACGCCAGCGGAACCATGCCCTTGTGCAGGTCCCTCTCCTTTGCGGCGTCGCACACGAACTCCTCGAAGTCCACGTACTGGTCGTGCCCGGTAGTCTCCATCAGCTGGTCCAGCAGGTCGTCAGCCCCGGCCTTGCCGAGCACCTCCTCGACCTCCTGTAGGTCGTCCGGGTTCTCCACGTGCTTCGACAGCACCCCCCTCAGATTCTCGTACTTCGCCTTGATGTCGAAGAGCTTCGACAGCATCTTCATCATCTCGTCGTTTCCGTCAGCCATTAACGGCCCCCTTCCTCTTGTCGTAGCCGTTCCAGACCGCCTTGAGATACACGTAGCCGTCAGACCCGTGAGGGGTGGCTGTGAGCTTGATTCCCTCCGGAGACTCGACCACGTACTCCTTGCTGGAGCCGAGACCGTGCTCGTGCACGAACTTCTCGATCCGCCTGACGTGCCGGTTGACGAACTTTACGATTTTGTCCACGTCCTTCCGGCACCCCCTGAACGAGATCCGGTTGGGGATGAAGTCGAGGCGGACGGACTTCCTGTCGTACGAGCGCTCGGCTATGCACCTGGCGCCGTAGTAGTTGTTGCACGCCAGGTCAGAGTCGTTCAGCATGCCCCACCGGCTCTGGTCGTCGCAGCTGACTTCGTTGTAGTTCTTTTCCTTACTTTTCATCGGTCTTCTCCTTGTCCGGCTTGCCAAGTGCTTGCTTACCTTCAAGCACGTCGATTGTGCGCATGATCGTCACCACGGCGTCGTACAGGCTGTCGATCGCCTCGGTGTTCTCGTCGAACGCCATGTGGGTTGTGGCCTCCCACACGTTCTCGTTGAGAATCTCGTTCCACATGAGATTCCCGGCTTCAATTCCATTCGCGACGCGGTGCCGTGCGGCGTTCCGCATCTTAACTGTGGCGAGACGGATCTCGTCACGTGGCTGCGTAGGCAGCATCTGGTCGCAGAAGTACGGCGAATCACTAATTGTCTTCGCGTACAGTTTTTTCAGCTTCAGTGCGTTCATGCTTTTTACTTCTCCAAAACAACCAGTCGAACAGCAGGGCGATGCACGCCGGTATGATCTCGTATGCCGCCCAAAGCGCGATTACAAGGCACAGCCCGGCAAACACATGCAGTATCTTGTCAATCATCAGAACAACGGCAGCCCCCTACTGGCCCTTCGCTTCATTGACGAAATCTTGAGCTCCAGCTCCCGGATCTCGTGGTCCTTGTCTCTGACTAGATCGACAAGCCGCCTTATTACAGATGCATGGCTGTCGTTCTTGTCCAAGTTCTCCAGCTCATGCGCCTCTTTCATGGCGCCGTGAAGCAGGCTCTCCTCGCCCAGTGTCAGCATTTGTCATCCTCCCTTACAGGCTCCCACTCCGTCCACTCGTCGAGTCCCTCCTGCCAGTCCTCCTTGGTGTACGGGGTCCAGCCTTCGCAACGTCCGCCGTTGATCTCGTCGAGTATGTGGTCCATGGTCCAATACTCTACTCGTCCAACCTTAGGATCGTCCGGGTCAGGTGCTCCTCCGTGCCTGTAGCAGCCACGATACCGTACCGGATATGTCTTGTCACCCGGGCCTGGAACGACGCTGGCGCGCATGACCTCGTCGATCTCGTCGTCGGAGAAGTCCGGCTCGTCGCAGAACTTCTCCATCGCCAGAGCCCTCGCCTCTGACGGCGAGTCAGCCTCTACATACATGGTGTGCACCATCGAGTACACCACGTTGACGCGGTATTCCTTGCTCATCCCCTATCGCCACCTCCGAGCACGATTATGAGAGTTACGATTATGGCTGTGAAGCACACCATCGTCGTGCATATAATTATGGCGCTCTCGTTCATGTCATAATCCTCCAAGCAGGTGGATAATGTACAGAAGCAGTCCGATTATGATAATCGTCTCGCAACCGCATCCTCCATCGCGTTCGTAGCGTATGATCTGCTCGCTCATCGCTGGTCGCCTTCGTACAGCTCCCAGCCGCCGGTGGCGTTCCTCTCCAGACCCTCGTAGCACGACTCCGGGATTTCCGGGAAATTCGTGTCGTGGTCGGGAATCAGCTCGACATCCGAGATGAACCGGTCGATCTCCTCGAACGGGATGTCGTAGTCGAAGTCCGCGTTCTGGAGCCTGATGCGGTGGGCCCGCACGACCGTCGCCAGCCGCGGGGACCACCTGCGTATCTCCTGCGCCGCCTGGTCGAGGTGCCCGCAGACGAGGAACCGGTACGGATACCCGTCTAGGACCTCCTCCATCAGGACGGCCGCGTTACCCATGTGCTTCCTGAAGCACTGGAGGCAGGGCTTCCTCACTTCGGGGCCTCCTCGGCGTAGACGTTGATCTTGATCGGGTAGACCGCGATCCCGTCGGCGGAGTCAAGCGCCGAGATGAGCCTGGACAGGGCCAGCTCGTCGTCGGCTATCTGCTTCAGTGAGCCGGTCTTATCGCCCTCCTCCGCGGCCTGCTTGCTTCGCGCCTCTGAGTCGCGCCGTAGCGCGCCCACGATGCACATGACGGCCCACGGCGTCAGGTTCGCCGACGTCACCAGCCGCGGCCCGCTCGGGACCGGGTACTCAATTTTGTTCGTTGTCGCTGTTGCTGCCATTGTCTTCCTCCGTGTTCACGTTGCAGAGCATGATGTCGGGTTTGCCGAACTCGATAAGCGGTTCCGGCGCTCCCATGTGTATGACTGGGCGGTTCCTCTCGACTTCCGCGAGGTTGTCGATGGCCTTGACTATCCGCCTGGTCCCGCCCTTGACGGCGAATGCCAGGACGACCAGTCCCAGAAACACGACAATCGCCATGTACATACCGTCCTCCAGATAGATTCTCGTGCTGTTCATCGTTTCCAGTTCTCCTGGAACTTCGCGTCCGTCTTGACAAGGTGCGAGTAGTACTCGTCAAGGATCTCCCGCGGCGCAAGCTCGATCACGAACGGTTCGCTCGGCGCCCACAATCCGGACGCCTCCCATGTGGCTATGTCCTCACCGTCAATGTCGATCTCGTCGCTGTCGGCGATGAGTTTTTCGATGTACTTCCGGAAGTCGCCGCCATTCTGATCCTCGCCTTTGAACCCGCCCGCCTTGAGCGTCGGGTTATCGTGGTCCTCCAGCAGACCGTAGCAGAACGACTCGTCCTTGGCCGGCCAGTCCTCGTCGTACCAGAAGCTGTCGGAATCGGTATCGAGCATCTGCTTGAAGTAGTCCTCGAGCCCGAGCTCCGTGTGGTCGTCGGCCACGGCCATTTTCCACCACTCACGGACACTGTCCATGTCGTTGCGGCAGTATTCCAGGGTTTCCCTTGGAACCGGTCGTATCACTGCGCAACTCGTGGAATATCCGAGCGAGTTATGTCGAAAGCCTCCGCTTTCGCTGTCGTTAAGTTCCAGGCCGTATACCTGTCCCTTGCCGTCAATTCCAAGTGTAACGTATCTGTACATCCTGCTCTCCTTCCATCATCATGGCCATCTCCTTCTTCGCGTCGGCCGCCCTCAGCTCCTCCACGGCCGCCTTCGTGTACTCCGAGTCGGCGGCGAACTTGCGCATGCGCCTGCGGCATACCGCGATCTTGTCGAGAAGCTCCGCGACCTTCTTCGAGTTGCGCGATCTTAGCTTCCTGAACTTCAGGCCGCCTCCGAACCGCATGTCGTGGAACCGGCACGCCTTGTCGACGACCTTGAATATCCTGTCGACCTTCGCGTCGTAGTCCGCCCACTCGCGCTCGGCCTCGTCCGTTCCGGACGATCTCCTACCCTTTGACTTTGCGTCCGGCCTTCTGGAGGCCGGCCTTGACGGAGCTCCGGGAGAGGCCATGTTGAGCCTTAGACAGTCCCTGCACGGCAGCGGCGGCGTCACGCTCAGAAGCGCCTTCAGCCACCGGCTATCAAGGAAGTCCTCGACGAACCATACGCCAAGAGCCGGGTTCGCGCACCTGGACGACACCTTCGCCTGCTGCGCCACAAGGGCGTCAAGGGCCGACGGCGGGTCAAGCGCCGTGACCGGCATCGTGGCGCACACGTCCTCCTTGCCGGAGTTTTTGTACGGCAGGACAAGCGGCGCCTTCATGAGCTCGTCCATGCCCTTCCATCCGGAGAGGCACAGAAGGGACGGCATGCACGACCACCTGTTCATCTCAAGCCAGGTTTCGTCCTCAGTGTTGGGGTTTCCCTCGCGTGTCGCCCATGGTTCGGCCTCCAGGTGGACTCCGACCAGGACCGCGATGCAGTCCCTGCCGACCCTTGGCCCTTGCGGACCCACGGCCGGCATTGTCAGCCACGGCTTGCGCGGCCTCGTGGACGTCACAACCTTTATGCCGTGCCACCTGAACGCGCTCTCGTCTCCTCTGGCCCTGTCGTCTCCCAGGATCTCACCAAGCGTGGGGCAGTGGAACGTGATGTGCCACCTCATCGCCAGGAACATCTCGGCCAGAGCCTCCAGGAACCCGCCGTGCCCGGAAACCTCGCCTTCCGCCATGGCCCTGGCATGGGCCACGGCATGGGCGGCTTCAAGCAGTTTCCTGCCTTTCGGGTCCTTTACGAGGTCGAGCACGAACGGCCCCTCCGGCCTCCTGAACTCGCCGGATCCGGAAGGCCGGCCGACGTTGTTCAGGCAGCCGAGGATGGCGTCCCAGTCCGTGTTCACGTTCGGAAGCGGCGGAATCTCCTTGCGGTCGAGCACCGGCACCGTGGCGCCCAGGCAGTACGGAGTCAGCATTATGTGCGACCACACCCAGTCCGGGTCCGCTATGCTGAACCTCGTCGCCTGGGGCCAGGCGTCCATGTCGTGCGGCATCACCCATCCGTTTTGGTTAAACCCGGGCCACCAGACAGACGGGAAGTACGACATCGGGTCGAGCACGTGCCCGGCGAACTTGTCGTTCATCGATCGCACGCGTTCGGCCCTTGCGTCCAGGAATGCCATCAGCTCGTCATGGGTCATGGCGTCATCCTGTTCAGCAGGGACATTTCCCTGAGATCGCCTTCCAGCGCACGCCTCGGCAGGCATATCGCGCCTACGCCGTCGCACGCGAACACCCGGCAGCCGAAGAGCGCCACCCCCGGTTCCCCGGCGGGATCGGCTGATCCGTCCGCGTTGAACTTGGCGCGGGTGCGTCCGATCTTAAGCAGGTCGAAGCTGGAATCCAGCATGTCCCTTCCGAGGATGAACACCAGTTCCGTGCCGGCCGGGTAGCAGTGCACGGCCTCGTTGTAGATTCCGAACAGGTGGAAGCACGACGCGTCGCTGTTGGTGCCGTTCACGGGATGGTTTCTCAGCCATCCCTTCGTGGCCCATTGGCGGACATGCCGGCCATGCGCCGAGGCCTCCCTGGAGGCGATCGTCCCGACGCACACCCAGTCGGCGTCCGAGAACACGGATCCCTTCCAGTTCTTGGCCTTGGCGTCGCCGGCCTTGATGTCGTCCTCCCTGAACCCCTGGCGGCGCATCTCGCGCACTACGTCGTCGATTGTGACGACGCCGTCCACAGCGAGCGACCTGGCCACCGTCTGGGCGGCCTGGAGCAGGGACGCGTGGTTCTTAGCCCCGGCAGCCATGCCCTTCTCCTTCTCGGCGTTCGCCTTTTCGTCGTCCGCCTTTCGCTCCGCGTTGCGCTTCGCCATCTGGGCGTCGAACCAGTTCTGGGCGTCGGACCCGAACAGCGAGATAGAGCTACGTCCTGTCCGAGCCGGAGTCGTCGTCACCGTCTTCGCATTTTTCTCCATCAACTATCTCCTTCACCTTCTTGATCGATGGCGACCTGGACGTCCTCATGTCCAGCATCTCCTTCATGATCCTTATCGTCTCCCGCTCGACGGTGTACGCCTGGACCTCGCCGGACTTGTCCTGGACGCCGGCGTGGTCCAGCATGTCCTGCGACATGTGCACGATCTCGTGCACGAACACGGGCAGGGTTTCGTCGATCGGCTGGCGGTTGTTCACCCACACCAGGCATATCATCGCGTCCAGCTCGTCCACGGACGGTCCGAACGCGGCGAACCCGTTCGCCGGGAACTCGCTCGGCCGGGGGTTCTTGAACAGCAGCCCGGACAGCTTCTTGTACGTCTTGAAGTCCGCGTAGGCGTACACCGTTATTACTCCGAACGTCGGGTCCTGCGCGTACACAAGTCTTGTCCCGGGCTGCTCCGATATCGCCTTCGTGGTCTTCTTGAGGGCCCGTATCACGACCTTGCGGTTCGGACTAGTCCTCTCCTTCTGCTCGATCCCCATCGCCACTTCCCTTCCGACTGCTGATTGCGCCGCGGACCTTCACGTACGCGGCCTTGGCCCCCCGCCATGCGAGAACGGCCGAGCTGCCAACGACCATCTTCAAGCCCTCCCACGCGTAGCGGGCGTGCTCCCTGGTGGTCTCCGGCTCGTCAATGACTATCGTCTCCCTTTGCCTTTCCATCGATTACCTCCGTTTTTCCACGCGTGTCTGAAAGTCCGACGAGAAGTTCGTCCAGCTTCACCGGCCTGAGCTCGTAGGACGTGTTGTAGGTCTCGCAGCACCCGTCACTGACAAGTTCCTCTGACAGTATGTCCAACGCCTCTTTGTTGCAGACTTCCTTTGCGTCCCATGCCACCGCCCTGAACGCCTCTGCGGCCTTCTCAGGCAGGCTGAACACTCCGAGGAGCTCGGTCTCGTCGCCGAACGTGCTCTTAAGAAGCCACATGTCCATGCAGGTACACCTCCGTCTTTCTGGTTATCTTTGCTGGGACCGCATGTGGGTAGTACTCGATGAAGTCCCTGACGTCACTGTCCCGCTTCATGGCCCTGCGGAGCTCCAGGTACGATCCGAACCGCTCGGCGTTCGCCGGGTCTCCCACCGCAATGTAGCATCCTGACGCGCCGTGGTCCTTCCAGTGCATGAACTGAATTGACTCATACGGCCTGTCGACCGCCAGCGTCCAGAACGACTCAGGGAAAGTCATAACACGTTTCAAACCAGGTCCCTCCGAATCACGTGGATGAAGTAGTCCTCATCCCTGTTCTGCCGGTAGTCGATCTCGAACTTCGGGAACGCGAACTTGTCGCCCTTGTAGTGTTTGTTTCCAAGCCGGTGGAACAGCCCGGTGAACGTGGACATTCCCTTTCCACCGAACTCGAAGTGCGGATACGGCCTGCTCTCGATGGCGTATTCGGCCCAGACCTTCGGCCCGCCCTCGATCACCCACCGGTCAAGGGCGCCGCGACCTGGTGCGTCCAGCTTCATGAACGCGTCGCTCAGGGCCGTGCTGGCCTTGTCGTAGCCGCAGCCCCCTGTTCGCGGACCCTCGACATACGAGCTGTCCGTGCCATGCACCGGGTGCTCGTACGACACCCAGACGTGCGCGTGGCACTGGTACCCGTACACGCCTCGGTTGCTTCCCCAGTTGACCTCGGCCTCGATCTCCTTCAGCTTCCCGGCCTTGTCGGCGTTCTCAAGCCGCTTGATGGCGTTTGCCTCTGACTTGTCGCAGGACTTCAGGTGCTCCTTCTGGCGCTCTTTGAACTGCTCGTCGGTCTCCGAATCCCACTTGGTAAGCTTTCCAGAGCGCCATTTCCTGTGGTAGTCACGGATCATCTTGAGCGCCTTGGCATAGTTCCTGATGTGCTTGGGCTTCGCAGCTTCAGCAGTCTCTTCCTTCTTTTCTTCCATTTTCACTCCTCTTTTCCTGTTGTTCTGTCAAACAGCCCCGACAGGGCTTCGTGCAGCAGGAACAGCACCAAGCCGACGAACCATACGGCAAACACTATTCCCACGGCGCCAAGCGCGATCAGCAGGGCCTTTTTAAGAAATGCCGTGTGCATCACGGCGTACACCGCGGCAACTATGGTCGGTATCGCCACGGCTCCAATCATAAACGGCACGACGAATATGAACCAGAATTCGTCGTGCTCAAGCTTCCATTCGCGGAACTTACTTGCAATGCTCATTCGCAGAACTCCTTCTTTAGGTCAGATTGGTGCTCTGCCAGAGTCTTGTACTCACTCATGTCGTCCACGACAACCAGGTCTGCCTTCCACCCGTCTCGGCGGGGGTTGAACGGTACGCCGGCGCCCTTTTCGACATGGTACTTCAGCACCTTGAACTTCTCGGACTCCTCGCTGTCGTAAATCTTGAAGAAGTTCCAGTCTCTTCTGAGAACCCTTACCAGCTCCGAGCTGTCACTTGCCTCAAGCACCGGGCGTATGCGCTCGTTGTAGAACGCATCGCGCTGCCCGGCCTCGGTAGAGGATCCGTAGTAGTACCAGTATGGTGACTTGTATCCGCGCACAAGGTCGATGGCGCAGTAGAACGGTTCCTTGTGCCAGTTGTCGCCGTCATACGAGAACTTGCCCATCTTGTAGCACAGGGCGAACCTGCGCTCACGCGGCACCTTCTCGCCCCAGCCTCCTATGCACAGAAGTTCCCTGTACTCCTCATCGTTCTTTTTACGGTCTTCCTCAGCCAGTTTCTCGGCAGCCGCCCTGGCGTCCTCCGCACGCTTCAGATCCTCCTTCTCCTTCTTGTCCTTGAAGGCCATTACGCGGTCCCTCAGATCCTTTGGGAGAAGTTCCACGGACTCGCTGTTGGCGAGGTCCATCAGCAACTTCAGGTCATCTGTCATCGCTACAGTCTCACGTGGAGCGTTACGCGGGAGTTGCCACTGAGAACGGCCGATCCATTTGTCATCGTGACCTGTGGGGCCTCCGACCTGACAAACGGCTTCATTCCGAGAATCTTTTCACCGTCGACGATCCTGGACTTCTCAAGAAGCTGGATCATCGTTTTTCCTTCCTCGGTGTAGGTCGACCAGCACGCGCTCTTCGACACGCCGTCAGTACCCCCGATCGGACGGTCGAAGTCAAGCCTGTAGTCCTGCCACACGAACAGCTCGACCTCCCCCTGGATCAGCGGCAGTATGTCCCTCAGGGTAGGTTCCTTGTGGCCATTGTCCTTGTGTATGACGAGTGTAACCTCGTCGGTTCCCTCAGGAACCTCTGTCTTCATCGTATTCATTGTTGTCTCCTTGAAGCCCGCCTTCGGGCTTTTACCGCTCCGACGCGCATGTGGCCAGGATGGTTGGCATGCTCTCTACCTGGCGGCAGCGCGTATCGCCGGCGGCGGACATTCCGGCCGGAGTTTCCCTCTTCGAAGATTCGGCTATGCGCATTCGCCTCCTCTCCTCCGAGGTAAATCTAGTTAATTCATCGCGAGTTCGACGGCTTCGTCTATAACGTCCTTGTAGTCCTGCAGCTTTCCGTACATTCGCTCATACTCGGCTATGAGCTTTGCGAACCTGCGTACCCTGGCGTCGTATTTCTCTATGGCCATGCACATCGAGACGTGACGGTTGGCCGCCTCCACCAGGTACGCGGCGTCCCTCGCGTCAGTAACGTCGCATACATGGCGGTTATCTTCAGCATGCACCGTGGTCTTGAACTCGTCAGCCCAGTCGACGCAGTGCCATGGAAGCTCTGTCACAGGCTTCGGATAGTCCCACGGATTCTTTTCTTTTGCGCCCATATCCCTCCTAGTATCGCTTGTCTGGAAGGCCGTCTGTTATGCGCCATTCCTCCCGGTTCTCATCCCATTCGACGGTCTTGCCGTCGCCGTCGCCATCCACAAACCCCAGAACCCAGTACTTGCCGTCTGGAGTGTAGTCCACGAGGTAGTGCACGCTTTTGCCGCAGATGGACGTAGTGTCGCGTGTCTCTATGAAGTATTTGTGGTCATTGGCCAGGCAAGCGACACGCTCTTCCGGCATTCCCTCATAATACACCATGTAAGGGCCGCACGGGAAAACGACTTTCATGCAGTCTACGATGCCTTTTACATCGTGCCACTTCTGAAACTCCTTCTCCTCGTCGTCGCTGAGCGTGACGAATGAAGGATGCCACCTTCTAAACTTCATTGCTTCTCCTTACCGCGGTCATAGTCCATAATCGCGTCTATCTCGGGGCACTCAACTGTGTCGTTCCATGTGGATGACACATATTTTACGAAGTCGCTGGCGAACTCAGATGGGCTGCGGAGCTTGGACGTGCCGGCACCGACCTGCCTGTTGCGAAGTATCTCGCTGTACCAGTCACCGCACGCCTCGGCTATCACGCCTCTGAGTTGATCCTCAGTGAACTGCATTTTCATGCTGTTGTCTCCACTCCTTCGAGTCAACCGGCGGCCCCCCGTACTTCTCGCATATCTCGGCGACATACGGGTTGAACTTCTTCCAGTTGTTCTTGTGTCCGACTACCTGATGGCACGACCTGCACAGAACGATGAGGTTCGTGGGGTCGTTCTTCCTCTCAGGACAGGCGAGCTGGCTGATAACGTGGTGCCGGTTGAGGTTTACCGCGGAACCACAGAACTTGCACTCGCGCATAGGCAGCTGCTTGTACTGCCACTCGGCGATGGCCACGCCTTCAGGAACGTATATGTACGCGTCCGGCTTGCGGAACACCCTCCACAGTGCGTACCAGACAACCGCGGCCGCCAGAACGGCGCCTGCCGCTATCAGCCACTCGCTCACGGAAGCACCCCGGCGTATTCGTTGTACGCCCTGTCGTAGGCCTTCATGGCGTCGTCGCACGCGCCGCACCGCTCGAGGTAGTTCCGGAGCTTCATGTAGTCCTTCGCCAGCCTCGGGAACTTCGGGTCGCGCATCGCGTCGTCAAGCAGGTCGCCGCCCGGAGGGAACGCCTCCCTTCGCTGCGACCCCTCCTTGTAGGCGACCTTCAGCCACCCGTAGAACGAGTGCGCCCGCTCGCACTTGGACTCGATGTAGTCCCTCGCCTTCTCGGGGTTGAATACCGTGTCGGCCGGCACCTTCAGCACCCCGTACTTCAGCTTCGCGTCGGGCTCCCCGTTGCCGGCGTACCGGTAGTGTATGGAAAGCATCTCCGCGAACGGCTCGCCCTCCTTCACGTGCTCCGGCGTCTTCACCGACACCTTCTCGATGCGGACGTAGTCGTCCTCCTCGACCCTCGGCACGACATCTCTGACGAAGTCCGCGAGCTCGGCGCAGGCCGCCTTGTAATTTTCAACCGTTTTCTTTAGTTCCTCTATGTCCATGTTGTTCTCCGTGATGTTGGTGGGCCCTGCAGGACTCGAACCTGCAACCCAGTGATTATGAGTCACTTGCGCTAACCATTGCGCCAAGGGCCCTGTTGAAGATGGTGCGGCCGCCGGGACTCGAACCCGGAAGTCAACCTTAGGAGGGTTGCGTGATGTCCGATTTCACCACGGCCGCGTATACCGCATACGGGTGAACATTATACACCATTATGGCTAAAGTTCGCCCTTTATCATGTACTTCTCGATGGCCCTGTCGGAGCACCCCCACAGCTGCAACGGGATCCACACGTCCGACAACTCCCACATGTTGAGCCCGCTGGGATGCCGGTAGTAGATGCGGACGTACTCCCTGCCGCCGCCGTCCACGGCTATCTCCAGGTCCGTTATCTCGAGGCCCTTCTCGTCCCTTACGCGTGGTACGGCCGCCCGGACGACGCGGTCCGCGACGTGCCTGGCGTTGTTGAACCTGGTGATGGCGGCCTTAAGCTCGCTTGCCCGCACAGACTGCCTCCTTCACGACCTTCATGTCCGCCCTGATGTCGCCGACGACGCTCTCCACCAGCGCCCTTGTCGTCTCTATCCCGGCCCTCATGCCGATGCCGCAGGCCTCCTTGGCTAGGTCCATGACGACCGCGAGCACCCCATCGATGCCGTGGCTTATCTTCTCCCTGTCGCCGAATGACGCGCCGATGTCGCCTATCGGGCCCTTCATGCGCTCCATGGCCTTCTTCACGGCCTCCGTAACCTTTTCCGACGCGGCATGACCGGCGTCGTCCATCAGCTTCTCGACTTTTTCGTCCATGTCCTACTCCTTTGGTTTTCCGGAGCCCTCGTGGTTGCGCTCCATCTCCTTCTGGAACTTGATTACGCCCATGATCTCCCCGTTGATGTACTTGGAGATATGCTGGCACTCCTTCCAGGTCGGAACAGGGCCGTTCTGGTCGCAGATCTCTCCGTCGACCACGTAGCAGTCGTTATACTCTCCGCCCCACGGGTAGTCGAAGTCCCAGTCCAAGTCCGTCATCATGTGGTAGTAACCGGAGGTCTGGATGCCGATCTTCCAGCATACGCGCCATACCGGCTTGTGGTTAAACCTGCCATCAGGGAGCGTCTCGGCGTCGTCGCATTCGCGCCATCCGATGGCCACGAACACGTCCATGAGGCGTGTCGCGCCAACCTGATGGTGGACGCACCCCTCCTGAGTGTCGATGAGCCACTTTACCGCGTCACGCACCTTTCGTGCGTTCATGCGTTCATACCGTCTTCTTCTTGCCGCCATTTTTCCTCTTCTCCTTCGGGACCACTTCGACAACCCAGTTCTCGGTGTCGCATGCGAGCCCAAACGCGGGCCAGCTGTTGAAGTCATTGTGCGACTCCTCAATGGGTTCCAGTAGGACCATGCCCTGTTTTCTTAGGTCTGCGACGAACTCGTCGCATTCCTTCTTGTCCTCCTCGCTGAGACCGGTGTCGTCACCGTACATCAGATACACGGTAGCCCAGCATGGCACGTCTTCGACTATGTCAGTCTTCATCCTTCACCTCCTCAATATACAGCGAGTTGATGAGCCAGCTGTACTCGTCGGACAGTTTGTTGGCCACGAGATACGACTCTTCCCCGTCTTCGACCGCCGCGGCCCACTCCCCGTCGTCGATTTCGATTTCCACTTCCTCATCGTACGTTGGGAGTTTAAGGTCCTTGGCGGTATACGGGAGACCGTCTTTGTCGACGGTGCTTCCGAATATTTCCTCCAAGCATTCGTCCGGAATGTCCCAGTCTATGTGGGTGCATTTCACCTTCATCACTCGTCCTCCTTGTTGAACGGTTTTCTGGAATGCCACTTCCTAGCCTTCCTCGGCTTTCTGACCTCTTCCGAACCTGTCTGGACGGCCGTGCTCTTCTCCTGTTCCGGATTCGCATTGGAGGAATGTACGTCCTCTCCAGTGATTCTTGACAGCACGTACTTGCCGCACGGCCCTCCGAACGGGGACTCGGCAGGCATTGGCGTCACCTCTGGCTGAGCGTTCGCCATGGACACGAGCCTGGCTACCTCGGACACGCTCTCCCTTACCACGCATCCGAGGTCGTCCCCTACGAGCCCGACTATGGTGCCTGACGACGTGGGGGACTTCTGGACGAACGTTACGAACTCAGGGTTTACGAATACCGAGGTGTTTTTACGCTTCGGATCCTCCTCGTGCAGTTCGACTAGTATTCCCATTCAACCGCCTCCCTGAGCCTTTTCATCCTATTATTGTGCCTCAACTTTCTCAACGCCTTGTCCTCTATCATCCTTATTCTTTCGCTCGTCACGTGAAAAAGATTTCCAATCCTGTCACGTGTCATCGGAGCGTGGTAGAACCCGAACCTGAGCCAAAGCACCTGGCGTTCGCGCACCGTCAGAGTATACAGCACGCTCCTGACGGTGTCGGACATGTCCTTGTAGTACAGCGTGTCGTACGGGTTGTCTTCCCGCGCTAACTGTAAAATGCCTGCGTCAATGGTGGATTTCGCAATAGCGGAATACGAACCCCTTCCCTTGATCGGGCAGGCATTTCCAGAAATAAAACACGCCGGCAGTCTTCCCGGAAACGAGTAATGGCTGAAATGCTGGCAGCTCTCGCAGTTTCCATACAGGATCCTGTCCTTTCCTGTCAGCGGGCATAGCGTCACCGTACCAGGTTTTTTCATGGCATCAGTGCTCCTCAAGCTCCAGGTTGTACTTGTCGAGCAGAAGGTTGACGATGGACAACGGCAGGTTGTACGTGGACAGCGGAGGCACGTCGGCGCACTTGCCTTTCGACTCCTCCACAATCGTGTCGTTGATTTCGTTCGCCATCTTCTTAAGCTCGTCGAACAGGTTGAACCTCATGTCCGTGACGGCCATCAGAAGATCGTGGCAGTAGTCAATGGCCTTGCTCTTGGCGCAATACCCGATTGACGGATAATGTGGATCGTCCTCGAACTCGGACAGTGTCCTAAGTCCAGGCTCATACGACTCCGAATCCTCGTAGCACGTGAGCGAGTACCGCTTTGACTTCTTTTTCGCCACGTCTGACTCGGACTCTGGTGAATCCGACGGCTGTTCGATAAACGGATTCTGCTTGTCCATGTCACTCCTCCACCGTTTTCCAGTAGTCGCTGGCTGCATGTTCAAGACGTTTACGACACTCCTGACACAGGGCGTAGAGCCTCTTGGCATCCGCGCCGTCGCATACGTCAAGCATCCCCGAAACCTCACCTATGGTATGGATGACCTCTTCGGCCTTCTTGAGCCGTTTTTCAATGGCGTCGCGCTCGTCAAGCGCCTTCTGCATGGCTGTAACGGCTTCCAGAAGGGCGTCACTTTTGTCATTTGCCACTATCAGTCCTCCTTCGCGGCCTGCTTGAGCAGGTAGCGGTTGCTGACCGCCTTGAACGTACGGTACGGCTCGTCCATCGTCTTGAACACCAGCCCCTCGCGCTCGTTGCCGCGGTCGGTCTTGCCCTCCGCGAATAAGAGCAGCTCGTCGACGTTCTTGAACCGCTGGAACACGGGCACGCCGGAGGCGATCACGGTCACGTACTTCAGCCCCATGCCGTCGCAGACCTTTTTCGTGATGCCAGGAAGAAGGTACCGCTGGTTGGTGATGTCCCAGATCTTGAACACCCGCCATTCATGCTCGGTGAGCATGTCGCGGTTGCTCTGGATGCCGGGACCAATCAGCTCGCCCTGCACGGCCAGTTCGATTCCGTGGTCCTCCCAGTACTTGCGGAGCTTGTTCTCCACGTCGTACTTGAAGGCCATCTGCCACGGCAGCGGCTTGGTGCCGTCGGACTTTTCGGGCTTCAGGTTGAGGTTGCGGGAGCATACCTTGAACGGCGCCTCAGAGTCCTCGTTCGGAGCGTACAGCATTGTAACACTGCTGCCGTCGGCCTTGACCGTGACCTCGAACGTGCGATCCTTCATCGTGGTGAAGTATTCCACGAGGTTCTGGATGCGTTCCTCGTCGGTCTTGGGCACGTACGACGGGAATGAGCCGGCGGCTTCGGCTGATATTGGGTTTCCCATCGCCGGGGACAGCGCGGCCTTTACCTCGTCGAAGTGCTCCACTCCAAGACGCTCTGTCACGTCGTCTCCTTCGTTGACCGCTCTCAGACCGTCGCTTGTGTACAGCTCCGTGAAGTATCGGAACGGCATGAGCAGCCCCTGGGAGATCACCCCGCGGAGCTTCATGGTTTTGATCCTGAGCCCCTTCTTAAGAACTTCTCCGCCCTTTGTGCAGAATTTCCGCAGACAGCGCTCGCGAAGGAATGCGTAGCGCTCCTCGTCCGGAAGGTACGAGTCGATCTCGAAGTACACCGCCCAGTCACCGGGCCTGAAATCTTCGCGCCCCACGACGACCTTCCAGCCCTTGCCATGCATGGTCGCCACGGAGAGCCGCTCCGTATCGGGAATCGGCTCGACCGATTCAATCTCAACAACACTTGCCAGTTTTCTTGCCATGTTATTCCTCCTTAGTTAAGCACTGAGAACGTGATCAGAATCTGCGATAGGTGTAGCAGCTGGTCTGCAATCAGGTTTATCTTCATCCTGTTGGCCTTGAGATCGTCTACGACGGCGTGAACCAGCGTGTTCACTGCTATCGCCGCAAGGAACAGTCTCGAGCCATAGAACACGGAGCACACGAATATGCTCCAGTACAACGAGTGGCACACAAGTGCCGCTATGTAGTCATACCTGTACTTGTCAGGTAGATTTCCGTCGCAGGTCTTGATCCACCACGCCTTCTGCTTCCCGTTGGCCAGCCATCCCTGCAGCGTGTAGTCCGCCACAAGGTGTCCAGCCAGCATCAGCACCAATGTCACTTGCCAGTTCATTTTGCCTCATTGTTTTTAGGGCTTCCAAACACCCGTTTGAACAGCCAGTCGTCAAGTTCGTACATTGTCCCCTCAGGGTTTTCCCGCAGGAACGCCACATGCGCCTCGTCGAAGCTGTCGAAGCGGTCGCAGTTACGCATGGTGAAGAAGGCCCACACCCTCGCCACCACGATTCCGATTCCAATTCCCACGCTGACAAACGCCAGGACCGCGTTAATTGGAACTTGCATTGTATTTCTCCTTGTACATCTCCATCAGCCTCTCTATCTGTTCGTTCTCGCCGAGGCAGAAATCATTCAGCCAGTCGGCATACTCCTCCGACTTGAATCCGCAGACGTCAAGCAGCCTGCCGATCTTGTCAGTCAGCTCGCGCTGGTCGTTCCACAGCTTCATCAGCTCGTCCTCGAACGCCTCCGGCTCCATCATCGGAACGGGTGTCCCGTCTACACCAGCTGGCATTCGTCGCCCCTCGCCACCACATCTGCGATCCCCACCGCAACCGAGATTTCGTCGGTGGAAAACGCCTTGTACGAGTCCTCGTGCATTTCCTGCACCTCGCGGTCGTCGTGGGACTTCCTGATCCGGTCGTAGATCTCGTACGCCTTAGCGGTGTCCTCGAATCCCACGACGTTCAGACGCCCGTCGTCATAGTTCACCGCGATGAAAGGCATCGTAGCCTTCATCGTCGTGAACATGGGACCTCTGACCACGGCCACGGCGTAACCGTCGCTGAACTCGCACCGCGGCAGCCCGGAGCACGATGTTTTGACACGGCTTTTTTCCTGGTACTCCTCGTGCGCCTCCAGCGCGTTACCGACCTGTTTCGACGCCACGTCCTTGTGGATCTCTATGTCCTCGCGGTACGCCCTGAGCGCGGCCTTGTCGTCCTCGTACACCGCGATGGAGCATGGATGCCCATGGAAGGTGCATACAACTGTACACGCATTTCCGGCCTGCCGCGGCCGGTTATTCCTCTTTTTCGCCATCTTTTTCAGCCTCCTCCTTGTCCTGTTTCCAGTCCTCGCCGATGATGCCCAGCATCTCGGAGTATGTCTCGAAACTCTGGCCGCAGTCCGGGATGAATATCCCGCCCAGCCTGTCCCAGTCGCCGCACAGGTTCAGTATGTCGTCCAGAAAGTATTCCGGAGGCACGTCGTCGAACAGACTGACGTCGTCATCCTGGTCGTCGGCTTCGACGTCCAGGAAGAACATGACCTCCTTGACCACGGCGATGTCGTACGCGTTCTCTATCGCGAGCGACCCGTTCTTACGGAACTTCTCAAGCCAGTCGTCGACTACCGGCTTGAACTTCTTGTAGAACTCGCGTCTGGTCATGGCTCGGCTCCCTTCCCCTTGGGCAGCATGTTGTCTGCAACCCAGCTCAGGAAACAGTGGATGTTGATCTCCCTGGCCAGCCACCACTCGAGGCAGCGCCAGTTTTGGAACGACGTTAGCGCCCCGTCCCCGCAGCGTCCGTAAAGCCTTCCGCCAGGATCGAATCCGTGACGCGTTACGATCGCACCATACATGTCGTACTTCGTGCTGTCTTCCGGATACTGGGTGACAACCCTGCTTCCGTTGAACACGTTGAACGCAATGGTCCTCGGAGTCTCGTCGGCGAAATCGTCGTTGAAGCACGACATCTCGTTCCACAGCACACCCACGTCCTCGTCGGTGGAGTAGTTGGCGGACATGTCGGTCAGCAGGTCGCCGTACCGGCCGTCGTAGACGGCGCTGTCGTCGCCGTCATGCCAGACGCGCACGTTCTTGTCAATCAGCTCAGGCTTGTCGCCGTATATCTCGTAGTGCACGCTCATAGCTTCCTCAGCAGTTCAAGCTGGTGCCTGTACTTGGTTACGCGGTCGAGCGACTCGTTGCGCTCGTGGGTGTCAACGGTGCTCCTCAGGCGGTTGTACCGGGCCACGATGTCGTTCCACTGGGACATCCACTTCAGGGCGTCCGTGACAAGCTGCATGGCCCTGTCGGCAGGGTACGTCCCTTGCGACGGGAAGCACTTGATCTGAATGCGGTTGTGAGGCGTGTAATCGGTGAGGTGCTGCCATGCCACGTCTATCGGCTCGCCGTCGAGGCAGATGTTGCCGTAGCGGTACTGGCCGTAGTCGGCTCCGACGAACGAGGCCTTGATCCCCTCCTTCTCGAAGTCCGAGTGGCGGTCGATGAAGTTCATGGCCAGCCATACGAAGATGTCTCCGAGCCTCCCCTCCAGCTCCCGGTTGAAGTGGTCCTTGCGGGATACGCCGGCGAGCTCGTACAACAGGTCGAGCTGCTGTTCGTATTTTCTGCGACCCTCGGCGACTATCTCGTCGCACAGCGCCCTCTCCTCGGGCGTGATGTTGTCCATGTTCATAGCTTCCTCAGCAGCTCCAGTTGATGAAGGGCCTTTTCAACCCTGGCGTCGGACTCGCCGGTCTCGATTCCATCGACGTCCTTCTTGATGGCGTTGTACCGGCCGGCGACAATCGTCCAAAGCGTGACGTCCTTGATGGCGAGTGCAACGGTGTCAATGACATCTGTCGCGGTCATATCGCGCCCACCGCATTCCGCAGGAGCCATGTAGTGGCACACATATCCTTTGCCGCTTATGACGCCGTCCCATGTGTTCACCCGCAGCTCGACAATGTTATCTCCGCCATTCCCGTCGTTGCCTCGGAGTACGATCGTGTCACCGTCATCGTTCGTCTCCCTGATTGAAAGACCATGGCGCTTGTATACGTCACGATACTTGGTCTTGTTGTCCTTAAGCCACTTCCAGATACGGGTCGTCTGGTTAAGCGCTAACGACGGCTGGCTTCCGACAATGTCGGCGAGTATGCGGATTTTTTCCCAGTATTTCCGGTCACCTTCCGCAATTATCTCGTCTATCAGCTGTTTTTCCTTTTCAGTGATCATGGTCCGCTCCTTACTTGAACGCTTCGTCGACCTTGTCGTGGACCTTGTCCTGCAGCGTCGACTTGACGTACTCGAGGACCTCCGGCGGCACATCCGCCTTTTCAAGGGCGTCAGCCAGATACGACACGTTCCCGTTAGCCGTTTTGACCGACACTGCGAAGTGCGACTTGCTGTAGCCAATCCTGGTCCATCCGATGGTCATTCCCAGTTTGCCGTCTGGTGTTTTCACCAGCTGCCCCTTGTCCCAGATGAAGCTGTCCAGCTGATCGTGTTCAACATCCTCCAGCAGGAATTGAACCAGGGAGCGCATACGGCTCTTGTCGCATCTGCTCTCGTCCCAGTACTTGACGTAACGGTCGTAAACCTCCTGGGCGCGTTTCAACTCGTCGTCGGTGACGTACTTGCGATACGTGCCGACATGCAGTTTTTCAAACATTCTCATGGTCTTCTCCTTCTTGTCGTTTATGCCACTTCCAGGTCGGCGGCCATCATGGCCTCGGCCGTCCTGACGGGAACCGAGTTCCCGATTTGCTTCACTTTTTCACACCGGTTTCCAGTGATGATGTAGTCGTCCGGGAACGAGTGAACCTTCGCCAGCTCGTCTGGACGAAGCATCCTGATGCGGATGTCGATGATCCTTCCGTCCGCCAGCTGCGGGAATATCCCGCGCACGGCGCCTGCGCATGACAGCGTCGGGCATGGTTCGTCAGCCGGCCTGCACGTGGCTCCGCCCTGCTGCCCCAGCACCATCGGGGTCACCAGAGAGTACCGGTCGTGCGTCATGACCACGCCAGCCGGTTCCGACCCGTCCTGGCACACACCGTTGTTGCAGTGATCCACGACTATCGGCGTGCACAGCATGTGGTGCGCCCCGGACGTGGTGATCGCCGAGCACGGGTCGTCTATCGACTCCGCGTAGCAGTTGCGGTTCATCCTGACGATGAACGGCTTTATGTCAATACCCCAGTACTTCTCGGCACCCACGGCGATGCGTTCCAAAGTCGCTGGCACGAGTGGTTTCTTGCGCCCGAATATGGACGTTCCTGTGTCCGAGAAGTCTAGGCACTCGCCGACGCTCCTCCACTTGAGACCGGTGGAGCCGTCCTTGGAGTACGACGGAGTAGGCCAGCGGATTTCCCCGCACCCTTTCTTAACGGCCTTCAGGAAAAACCGTTTTCTTGTGGTCGCGTCGCCGTAGTCGGCGCAGTTGACGACACGCCACTCTACCTTGTAGTTCCGGGCCTCGATGGACTTTACCCACAGGTCAAACAGCGTACCCTTCTGCGACTTTACCGGCTTCCCGTTATCGTCCAGAGGTCCCCAGGTCGTGAACTCTGGAACGTTCTCGATGGACAGCCGCTCGACGTTGATGTCGTCGAGCCAGTCCAGCACCCAGTTGGGCTGCGCCCTGAGCTGGTCGCTCCTGGGCCGTCCGCCGCAGGCTCTCGAGTGGTGGGTACACGATGGGCTGGCGTGCAGGTGGTTCAGCCTCCCGCCTGTAACGATGTCTATGGGCCTGGCCGATGACAGGTCGGCCTCGAAGACATGGACGTTAGGATGGTTGACCATCATCGTCTGCACGGCCCGTTCCCAGTGGTTCACCGCCCAGAACTCATACGGTATTTCTCGGCTCACGAGTGCGTTTATAGCCCCAGTGGCCATCCCACCGCAACCGCAGAACAGATCTCCTGCGAGGTAGTTCATTTATCACTCCCTATAAAGGTATTGTATGCCGCGATAGCCTCAGGCGACAGACTGACAACGAGTGATCCAGGAGTTTCCCCCTTGGTGATTTCAAACTTGTCCGTACCAAGGGTGTAGGATATTAGCTTCCGGAACTTTTCGGACATCTTGTCGTAGTCCACGCCCTCGTTGCCAGGCTTGCATACCACGCCCTTCATGTACTCTGAAACATCTTCCAAGTTTGGCATGTCTATACCCCTGCCTACAGTTGTGCATCACGCCGGGTACGGCAGGTCGTTGAACGTGTAGACGTCGTTGCCACACTTGTCCTTGCCGAGGCGGCAGTCGTGCTCCAGCTCGTATGGAGACACCTCCCTTATCCTCCATAGACCCTTGTCGCCGGTGGTCAGGCCGTTCATCCTGCGTTCTGCGTTGTACATGCCGCATATTGGGTGCGTTTTGTCCCAATACTTTGTGATGTCATGCGGGTACCCGTGCCGCCATTCGCGGTTCGTTTCATAGTGCACCACGCACCAGTACGACTCAGCGTTATACTCCGCATTCTCCCGATTGACCCTGGCCCAGTTGATTTTGGGCAGCCCTGACAAACAGTCATTAAAGCTCATGCTACCTCCTTACAATTCTAAGCTCAAATCGGTCGTAATCATCAAGACCGGTGCCGTGATGACGCCAGAACCTCCAGAGCTCGATAATGGCCCCCAGAAGCCCGATTACAGGACGTCCCTCCATCTGAGTGTATGAGCCGTTTTCATGCCTTTTCGACAGGCATATAGCGGCTCCTTCGTCGCGTTTCAGCATTACAGAGCCTCCTACAGCTTCTCCAACAGCTCCAGCTGGTGGCGGGACTTGGCGACTCGCTCAAGCCCTTCCTGGACCTCGATGTCGTTGACCTCGGACTTGGCCGCCTTGTAACGGATGCAAAAGTCTGTGAGGTCGTCAACATATCGCAGGTCCTTCGTTAGAGAGTCCATTGTCTCAGCTGACGTCATGCCATCCTTCCAGTGCCATGCCATTGACGGCAGCGAGACCCGGCCGCCATACGGCGTACACCGGCCAGTTATCTCCACTTCCCGTTTGTCATAGCCGTTCCAAAGAACCATGGTGGCGTAGAAGTCTCCGCCGTACCTCGGGTCGAACTTCGTGAACGAGACGCCATGACGCATGAACGCCGTTCTACCTGCGCGTAGTAGATCGTAGGTGTCATGCATCCACGAGTACACGCAGCCACGCAGCTCTCTGGTAACGGAGTCAACGCGGTCCACCCAGTTCTTCTCGCCTTCGACATTCCACTTGATGCCGACAACTTCCGACAGCCGGTCGATGCGCTCTTTCATCTTAACCGTGCCGGTTTCCCTGATTTTTGCGCAAAGGTCCAATTCTTCCTGTGAAATCATTACAGCCTCCTATGCCACGACGGCCTTGACCACCCTGATGGCGCAGTACGCCACCTTGTTGAAGATGGGGTCGAACCCGTATTCACGTTCGATGCCGTCGTATCTGTCGACCTCCTCCCAGACCTCGTTGAAAGTCACCGGAGGCGCATTGCGCGCCTTGAGTTCCTCCAGGTACTCCTGGTAGATGCCGTAGGCCTTCTCGAACGCGGTCTCCATGGCGTCTTTCTGCGTCTTGCACACCACGGCGCAGTTTACGAGGTTCTCCTCGCCCTCGACCCCGTCGACGCTCACGTTCACAACCACCCAGGCCTCGGTCTCCTTTTTGACGGACACCCCCTGCTTCAGTGGGTTCGGCATCTTGCCGTTTGTCTTCCACGGGCTTTTAACGGCCGGCCCGCTGACACGCCTTCTCCTAGCAGTCCTCGTCAGTGGCATAGTAGGCCCCTCCCTTCAGCTGGTCGACGATGGTCTCGTACCGGAGATGCTCGTGGGACATCGGGTCGCACGACATCATCCCCTCCTGAAAGTACTCCACCGCCTCGCGGCGGGTGCTCCATTCGCGCCGCTGCCTGTAGCACACGGTCACGATCTTCTTCTCGGTTTTCTTCCTGGTCATGTCTTCACCTCACTCCTCTTCCGGGACGGGCGCCTCCGGGACGGCCCATCCAAGGTCCCTGGCCATGTCGCGGAACAGCGACGACGCCTCCCTGGTCCACAGGGACGCGTGCAGGTCGTCCCGCCTGGCCCACAGCGTAGTCACCGGCCTCAGCAGCCAGTTTGGCAGGTAGCCCTGCGACGGCTCGTGCAGGAACACGGCCGCCACGCACTTCTTCTCGTCCTTCGGGTTCCTGAACAGCGCGACGATCCCGCCGTTCTCCGGCATCTGGATCGCGGCCGCCATGCGGTCCTCCACCTTCGAGCCTGCCAGGAACGCCTTGGTGAAGCGCAGCTGGCAGGTGTCGATGGAGAACCTGCGCGTGACGGACGCCGGCGAGAACATGCCCTCCGACACCTGGTTAAGCACGTCCACGGCCGTGTCCATTGAGGTCACGGAATCGGTGCTGATGCCGAGATCTGACGCGAGCAGTGGCAGGCGCCTCTCCGGCCATCCGAGCCCCCTCAGGATCGTGCGGCCTATGAAGTCGAGGTCCCTCTTCTGGGACGCGGTTCCGCCGGCCTTGCGGAACGCCTCGGCCTTCTCCTTCCAGTTCAACTCGGGCTTCCCTTCTCGACCTTCAGCCCCGCGTCCGTCTCCGGCGCGTTCTTCAGCGTCCCGGCCATGATGTCGCGGAACTCGGCGATGTCGGCAGACGGCTCGTTCGGGTTGCAGTGGGAGCACCACACCGTGTGCAGCGTGTCGCCCGGCTCGATAAGCACGCGCACTCCGGACTCGAGCTTCACAACCCCAGGCTTGTAGAACCCGAGGAACTTGCCGCACTTCTCGCACACGAGGTACGCAAGCCCCTTGTTCTTCTCGATGCAGTGCCCGCAGAGCGCGTTCTCTCCCTCGTAGCGCCCGGTGACAAGCAGCTTCTTCGGCTCGAACTGCCCGCACACCTGGCACAGGGACATGGTCTTCCCGTCCGGAACGGACGTCCGACCGAATACATAGTCCTTGACCTTCTCGTCAAGAGTGCTCATTTCAGCTTCTCCTCCAATGGTTTCCAGGCGTCGCAGACGTACCAGTCCTGCGTCATGAACACCTTTCTTGTGACTTCGCCGTTTGCGGCGCATCCGGTGGACACACGTGTCTCTAGTCCGTCCTGCCATATCCTGACCCGCTCGTTCCCGCAGTTTCTGCAGCAGCGCTGGTCGCATTTGCGCCAGTGCTTCCTCTTCTTGAACTCGTCAGCCGTCATGCTCGGCTCCTTTACCAGCGGCAGACTCGCGCCAGTGTTTCCCGAGATTCGGAAAACATGTGTCCACGAACTTGCGCACATACCCGGCCATGAACGGGGCGTGTCGGTGGTTGTAGCAGTCCAGGCATATCATCGCCGGCTTGTCGTCGTACTTCGACGTGACCTTTACGCCGTATTTTCCGTACATGTTGGACAGACCGCACATGTCGCAGTGTTCCTTCCGGAACGACGACGCCTCGAACACTATGTCGTCCTTCTGCTCATTTGGTGCCTTTTTCTTCGCCATTCTTTACCTCCTCCCACAGCCAGTCGATGAAGTCGGCTAGCTGGTCGCTGCGGAACACCTCTGTACGCAGGAAGTCGACGACTTCATCATCGTCGTCCTCCTCCAGTTCGTATCGTTCACGCGGGTTGTCAATTCCGTACACCTCGTCGGCCCACGTTAGGAACGCCTGGGCGGGGCTTCCGAACCTGTCGAAGTTCCTCATGCGCCCTCCTCTGAGCCCTTGAGCAGCTTCCACTGCGCGTTCTCCTCCTCTATCAGCTCCTCCAGCTCCTTGATGCGGGGGTTGATGTCAGCGAGGAACGCCTTCTTTTTGTCCTTCAGCTCCCGGAGCTCGGCCGTCAGCTGGGCCATCGAGTCGGCCAGCTGACGGGAGTCCCTCTGGAGCAGTACTTCCTCGACGGCCTCTCTGGCGTAGTCCGTCGACTTTCCCACTTCAGGCATGTTGAGCATGGCTAGTCCAGCTTCTTCATCGCCTTTTCAGCGTGCTCGGCCTGGCGGCCGCGCCGTGCGGAGCCCTGGGCGTCGTCCGGGTCGACGACCTTGAGAATGTCGTACCCGGCCTTCGGCTTCGAGTACTTGTCGTACAGCCCGTCAGCCTTGAGCTTGGCGGTGTCGACCGTGCGGCTCGCCGCGACCTTGACGAGCTCGACCGTGTACTTGCCTATCAGGTCGGATAGAACGTTCTGGGCGTTCATCTCGGCCTTGACGGCGGCCTCGGCCTCCTTGAGCTCCTTCTCGACCTGCTCCTTCTGGTTCTTGAGCTCCACGATTCTCGCGCAGAGCGGTTCCAGCTTCTCGATTGCTTCCTTTGTCATGTCATGTATCTCCTTATCCCGACCCCCGCATGTGCGGAGGCCGGGCGTGTTTTATGCTAGTCCTCTACGACTTCGCACTGCTGCATCTTAAGACACTCCAGAGCGTGGTTGTGCGTGTGCTCGTCGACGTCTCCGCATGCCTTCGAGTGAATCACGATCTTGGCGTCAGGCGTGAACGCACGCGTCAGCACGGCGTTCGCCAGCACGCAGATGCTCGTGCAGACGCCGCAGAAATGAATCTCCATGTCGCGTCCCGATACCGAGTCAGAAATTCTGCTCAGCTCAGCCATCAGGTCTGTGGACCCGAACGTTCGCTTCATGATTGGGGTCCACTGGAATGTATCCGGGATCTCGTTCTCCATGCTGTGGATTGCGTCCCGGACCTCATGGCAAACCTTGTGCCCCGCTGATTTGTTGACGCAGTGGACGACCGGGAGCTTTTCGCCTTCTAGTGTCTTCAGGTAGTCCTCGCCGTGCGTGTCCAGTGTAAGGATCACCGTGTCCCACGCGCAGCCCTTGATCAGGTTCACGACGTTCGGGATTGACGCACGCGTGTGGTCTGTTCCGAGGGGTCCTTCGAGGAAGTCGTTCTGCATGTCGACGACTACCAGCACCTTCTTTGTCTTGTCACTCATGTTTCTTCTCCTGTTGGATGGGCTGTAGTTGTACCACTACTGGTGGTTGAAGCGCCAGTCCATTGTACGCTTCAAATAGTCGATGTACTCCGCGTTCGTGCAGATTCCCTTTCCCGGGGTGTCGCTCAGTTTCGCCACAGGGCGCCCGTTGCACTGGGTCACCTTCATGACGATGTTGAGTGGCTCGGCACACGTGTCGTTGGCCAGGTACGTGCCGATGCCGAACGCCACCTTCGCGATGTCGCTGAACTTGGAGTAGATGGCCTCCGCACGTTGGAAGTTGAGGCTGTCCGAGAACAGCAGGGTCTTCGTGTGCGGATTGATCCCGAGCATCTCGTAGTGCTTCAGGATCTTCTTGGCCCATTCGAACGGGTCTCCAGAATCGTGGCGAACGCCGCTGAACAGCGTCGCGTACTTTCGGTCGAAGTCCAGCAGGAACAGGTCGGTCGACAGGCAGTCCGTGAGCATGATGCCGTTGTCCACGCCGAACTCGCGGACCCACGCCTCCATCATGAACCGGTTGGAGTACGCGGGGTTCTTCGACGGGTCGCCTTGCCCGACGCACTGCAACGATTCATGCGCCATGGTTCCGACAGGGGTCAGACAGTGCTTTTTCGCGAGGTACACGTTGGACGTGCCCACGAAGTGGCTGTCAGGCCACGTCGGGGAGTACTTCTTGAGCAGCGCCACCGCCCTGTCCTGCATCTCGCCGCTGAACCGGCGGCGTAGGCCGAACTCGGAGAAGGAGCCGATGTTGTGCGTCTTAAGCCACTCCGCCTTGTCTTTCAGCCGATACATGAACGAGGCCTCCAGTTCCGGATATATATCCCGGCACTTTTCCCTGTAGTACACTTCGTTCACAATGGCCAGGATCGGCACCTCAAGAGGTGACGTGTTGAGCCACGACCCCTCCGCCCAGATGCGCATTCCGCATTCGTCTTCAGGACCACCGTCGTCAAGGCTCACCCCGACCATGATGTCCTCTCGGCGAGGATGCCAGAGTCTCAAAAAGTCGACATATGCTGGCTTTATCCAGCGGATCGACTTCAGATAGTCCAGCTCGTCCTCGGTGAACCTGAGGTTGCAGTAATGGTCTATCTGCTCGTTGATCTCCTGTATCATGGCACCGGTGAACACCACGTCCTTGTTCCGGCAGCGGAACTCCCATTTGGTCCTGTACTCCGGGAACTGGTGGTATATCATCTGCCCCTGCGAGAACTTGTACAGGTCGTTCTCGAGAAGCGAGTTGATCATCGGTCTGAATTTCACTTGGCATCCTCCGGCAGGGCCTTGTTGAAGTCGCAGGCTTCGACATGTAGGATGTACGCGGATGACCATTTAACCTGGTTCTCCCTGTCGTACTCGGCGAACACCTCGATGTAGCCTGGCTTGTATTCCGTGAATGACGCATGGTCGATTCCGAGCATCGCCGCGTTGCGGTTCATCTTGTGGACGATGCGCTTGGCGTGCTTTACGAGCTCTTTGTTGGCGGTCTTCTTCATGTTGTACACACCCAGCATGTCGGATTCGCTTACAATCGGCGAGCGACGCCAGAAGATGTACGGCTTGAACCGGCTATCCTGTTTGGACGGGTCGTAGCAGTCGCAGACCGCGGCGTACAGCTTCGCGCCGCCGGCTGTCCCATGTTCTACATCCTTCGCCGCGTACTCTTCCCTGGCAAGATGCTCGCTGTAGTAGAAGTCCAGCCGGTACGACCGTCCGTGCCCGTCCTTGACGTTCTGGATGTCCACTTGCAGCCCAGGATGCGCCTTGCACATCTTGACGATGGCCTCCATGTCCTCCAGGTTGGTGTGGTACGGGTACGCTATGAAGTGGCGCGTCTCCCCGTCCCCCTTGTCCACCACTCGGTACGGATGGTCTACCGTCATGTGCGGAAGCCCGCACATGCTGTCCAGAGGCCCGTTGGACCCCTTCATTGGGCAGCCGTCGCAGATTCCGGCCTGGGAATGCATCACCCATCTGGCCGGGCAGAGCGGGCACGACGCGTTCTTCCCGCCTTCGGTCTCCTTGAAGTCCGCGAGGTCCATCTCGCGGATGTCAGTGCACTTTTTAGTCATTGTCGTTCTCCTTGTTCTCCTTCTCTGTTACGCGCAACGCCATCGCCGAGACCAGCATTATGTCGCGCTGCACATCTTGTACCAGGTCCATGGCCTGGTTAAGTCTTGGCAGAAGAGGCGGGTCGTATCCTCTTCCCGCTTTACCGTCCATTATGTCGGATGCCGCGGACCTCAAGGCCCTATAGCCTGTTTCAAGCTCCGCCAGAACCGACACTGTGTCGCTCTGGTGAATATTGGTAACTGGGTTTGTCACTTCTTCCTACCTGTTATGGTGATTGAGAGATCGGGCCACGACCACCCGGCCGGGCTCACTACAAACGCCGCGTTCTTGAAGAAATCCGGGTATTCCTCGGTGTGTGTCTCCGCGGTTACATCGGTAAGCCCGGCTTCCTCGAACGCGGTCTTCCACATTTCCTTGCTGAGGATGAGCTTGCGCTCCTTCACCTCTCGTTTCCACGCGTTCTCCCCCCATGTCCTGCACAGCATGAACTCGAGGAACAGGTCAGCCCTTATCTTGAATATGGCCTGCTTTTGATAGACCTTGCTCATGCTGAACACAAAGCTACCGCCATAGTCTATGAACGGGCATTCCCTGACGTACCTCAGGAATTGGTTTTCAATTTCCTCGGTCGTGAATACGACCTCCACGGAGCCATATTCCCAGTTACAGACCTTGACAAAGTCGCGCACCACGACTACGCCGTCCTTGCGCAGGAGGCCTGCCGCCTTCTTGAGAGCCACCCTTATCGGAATCGTGGTGTACCGGTCAATCTTATCTGGGCATGCCGACGATATCTCGTGCATCGAGGACGAGAACAGGATGCAGTCGAAGTCACCCCTGCCATCAGCGTACGAATTGTCGAACTGATTGTTAATGAACGACAGCCGTCCGTCACCGTCCATCAGCTTCTGAGCCTTACGGTATCTTTGCCTGTTCGGCTCAAGGCCGATCACGCCCACGTCGTCAGGAAGGCTGTTCTTCAAACATCGCGTGAATCGGCCGTCCGCGCAGCCGACGTCCAGTACGAATCTCATCTGGTCGCCGCCGCGGTGTGGAAGCAGCTCCCTTATCAGCCCCGGCAGCTTGCTCTTGCTGGTTCTGCCGGCGTTCGCGAACATGATGTCGCAGTACGTGCATTCATTATCGTTCTCGTTCTCGCTCATTTGCAGAACCCTCCTGCTTTAACTCCTTATCGAAGTCGATTTCGAAAATCTTCTCCCAGTCGTGCATAGGGTCGAACCCGGCCTTGTCGTCCAAGAGGACATCGAAGTAAAACTTCTTTGAGAAGTCCGCGTACGGTGTAAGCCTGAAGTCGGGATTGTCGTTGAAGTCGGTTATTCCGATTCCTTCCCGCCTTAACCGCTGAAGAAGCCCGTATGAATCCAGAGTGCTGGTCCAAAGGATCAGCCTCACGCCGGCGTCTGCCATACTGGCAAGGGCTATGCGAGCGTATGGGTAGAACTCGAACTCCGGCGTGCATCCGCACCTGCATACCACCTCTGAGGGCTTGTCATCCCCGTCGGCCATCTGCATTACGGTCTTCTTGGACGGCCTGATTATCGTGCCGTGGGCGTCAACGGCTACGTACAGTGTCTTGTGACCACGCTCCTTAAGCCGGGATATCGCGTCCCGGAACAGTTTTCTGATGTCCTTCATTGGTTCTCCTTGTGCCCGGTCTCGTATTTGCCCCCCCCCCCGTTTCAGCCGGCGGGATCTCCTCGCATGAGATCTTGACTCTTCCGGTCGAGACGGTGAAGTCATAGCAGTCAACATCCAGGTAGTGTATTATCTCCTGGACAAGCGCCGCCTTCTGCCCGTTCGTCAGTTTTACGTCCATGCGCCTTCCTCCTCTCGATCTCCTTGTCCAGTTCCGCCTTGACCACATTCCAGCACTCGTCCCAGCACTTTTCGCGGTCAAAGCAGTACTCGCATTTTATGTCCCCGGCGCCGGCGCCGCGGAAGCACTTGATCCTGTTGTCCCTGAACTTTCGGCTGCGTATGCAGCTTATCCGTCTCCTGATGTGGTCGAATCCGCGATATGTGTCCTCATGGGATATCGACACGCATATCAAGACCACAAATGATACGGCCAGAAGAAACAGCAGACCGCCCAGTATGTTGTCCCACATAGTTCCTCCTAGAACGGCATCTCGTCAGCATACTGTACTTCCGCGTCATCCTTGTGGTTCTCCACGTATTCCTTACGGCGCTCCTGGCACCGCTTGCACCCGGAGCTTCCGGAACTGACGCTGCATGACGCTCCAGACTTCAGGTCCATAACGGCCTCTTCCTCCGATATGAGAGGTTCGGCATTCTCACCCTGCTCACGTGCGTCCGCCAGGATCTTGTAGAACTTCGGGGCGTTCTCATCCAAGAACTTTGAGACCTCCGACCTGGTGAACTTCGCCGGGAGCCGCACACCGGTGTATATCGACACCTTGAGCGCGTACTCCTTCTGCTTGTCCGTGGGCGGCCGGTTGTCCTCGACGTTCCTGAAGTCCGACCTTGGTACCAGCGGAAGGTCGGGGTGGTCCACGCGCCAGTTGGCCATGAACGCCTGCAGCTTTATCACGGCCTCTGCCAGCTTGCCCGACTTGACATCAATTGCGGCGGCCACAAGCCTTCGGCACTCTGACCGTGTAGGCTCTGGCAAGTCGCTGAAAAACTCTTCCAGCTCCATGTCAAAATCCCTTTCCGTCACCCTGGACGTCCATGCCAAGATGCTCGAACAGTCTTACGGCCAGTTCTCGCATGTCAGGTATGAACCCGGTGTCGATCCCTTCGTCGTACATGTCGTCCTCGTTTGTGCGAGGAAACCCGTATTGCTCGGCCAGCTGGTTGTACAGCGGCGTGAGCGCCTCGGCGATGCGACTCTCGATTGAGTCGGTTATCTCCGCCATCTCCTTATCGGTAATGGTTTTCATGTTACACTCCTTAACTTAACGCTTTCTCGTATAGCCCGTATATCTCCGAGCACGCCTTTACAAAGTTTTCGCCGTCGCCGGCGTCGCCCCCGTACTGGCCCAGCAGCGCGAAATACACGTCCCATATCCCGGGCCACTTGTCAGCCTCGATGAACCCGCCTTGCACGAATATGTTCTTGAGGTCCACGAGGGGGGCCTTGTTCCACTTCTCGTCCAGGGGAAGCAGAAGCCATCTTGGAATCTTGTGACCGTGCTTCACGATGTTCGCCACCACCGCCGGCCATTCCAGGTTCCGCAGGTCCCACCCGATGATGCGCGTGTTTGCCACCTGCGTGGTGAAATCGTGCAGATAGCGCGATACATCGTACCACATGGCGCGGTCGTCCGTGTTTTCATCGGCCTTGAACGATGACACTGACAGACCGTTGTCCGTCATGTATCCCAGAAAAACCCCCGCCACCGGGGTGGCAGGGGTCGGTTTTTCGTCGGTCGGTTCGAACTCGACGTGCAGAAACAGAGGCACAATCATCATTGCGGCACCTCGGTGTCATCCTGGTTTGCGCTTTCAGGAGCTGGTTCGGCTGGTTCCGCAGGCTCCTCGGGCTCCGCGGGCTCCTGTGGATCTCCTCGCTCCTCGTCCATCTTGAGCTTCTCAGACTCCTCGGCCGCCTTCTTGGCGAGTTTCTCGTCGTACTTGACAGTGAGCTCTTCATGCAGCTCTCCGATGACCTCGCCGAAGCTGACAATGCTACTTATGGCCTCTACAAGGGCCGATTCGGCATTGTGGTTGCCGGGCGCCCACGGCAGACCAACTTCGAAGTTCCGATTCACGATCACTTCGTTGGGGTACATGTCCCCGTCAGACATCGAGATACTTACCTTCAGTTCCATTCCCATGTTACTTCTCCTCCTCATTGTTGTTGTCGTTCATGAACTTCTCAACCACCATCCTGGGGTTGCCTGTGGACAGAATGTCCATCACCATCCTGTACTGGTCGGAGTCCTTCTCGAAGAACGTCTCGACGGCCATCTGGAGCAGGTTCATGCTGCTGTGCCTGTCGAAGTCGTCGGTCTTGCTTCGCGTCTCCGGATCTCCTACCGGCACCACTCTGAACATGAGCCCGTTGTCCTTTCCGAAGTCGGACAGCCGGGATACTCCGTTTTGAATGGCGTTTGACACGTAGCACACCGTCAGGTTGTCGCTGATTGAGTCGGGAGACGTGGCCAGAATGCGGTCCACGTCCTCGTCCGTGTTGACGTTCTCGAACACGATCCTGCGCGTCTGGTACGGGAACTTCGTCAGACCCAGCACCTCACCGGTGTCCTTGTCCAGCTCGAAGATCTCGACCGACTTGTCCTGCGGCTCGTCGACGCTCTTCATCTCGAGGCTTCCCGGCTGCACGAACCAGATGTCGTCCACCTTCTGCTCCATCGGGATGTGGATGTGTCCAAGTGCGCAGTATTTGCACCCGACCTTCTTCAGCGCCGGAACGAGCTGGTGCACCGACAGGTCCGGGTTGAAACCGGCGCCCATCTCCGCCACTCCGCAGTGGAGCACTATAACCGGATACCGTGACGTGTCACCGCAGAAGTCAGCCAGCTTGTCCAGCTTGTCGAGGAGCTCCTCGCTCCGGCAGAAGTTGAACCCGGTGACGTACGCGATGCCCTTGGAATACCCGACGCCTTCTAGCAGTCCGTCGAGGGGCCTTATCCCGCACACGCTCAGCCAGTAGTTGTCCTGGGTGAGGTCGTGGTTTCCCTCTATGCCGCAGACATTTATCCCGCATCCGGACAACGCCCTCACGAACTCCGACAGCTCGAAAACGGCGCGGGCCGGAGGCTTGGGGCTGTCGAACACGTCGCCCGATATGATGACGATGTCGACATCGTTTTCCAATGCCAGCTTCTTGACGCGGTTCAGAGCGTCGTAGAAGTCCTCCTCCCTCCGGGCCATCCCGTACTGCCGGGTGCCCAGATGAAGGTCGCCAATGTGCATGATCCTCACTTTTCGCATCTTGCCTTCTCCTCCTTTAGCCTATTTACGAACTCGCGGAACTTGACCGCGGCGCAGTCTCGGTTGCCGCACTGCTCGCAGCAGTCCATGTCCCACTTGGCGTCCTCAGTCCAGGCGTCGTCACCCTCTACCGGAGGGTACTTGGCGTCAACGGACTCGGCGTATTCCTTGAGATACTCGTCTGACGGTTCGCAGGCGTCGCAGTCATTCGGATGCATGCCGTCCATGCCGCGACTTAACTTGGCCAGTTCCGACACCAGCTCGCCGTACGCCTCTTCAACATGGCGGGCCCACAGTTCGATGTCAGCCGGAACGGGCATCGTGGCGCTCACTATGTCGCCACCGTAGCTTACCGGCCGAACGGAGTGGCGCATCGCCTTTACAACCTCTGGAATCGTCATGTCAAACCGTCCTATGTGTAATGATGTCGTGGAGCTCCTCTGCGACTGCGGCCATGTCCTCGAACGGCAGGTCGAACACATCGCGTTCAACCCCGTCGAAATCCGACATGAATACAACCTGGGGATCCTTGTCACGGCTGGCAAGCCTGACGTACACCACGTTGTACTCGCCCCAGGACACCGTGGTCAGCCAGCATGTCTTGTTGTGGAACATGCCGAGCATTCCAACGATCAGGTTCAGCGTCGTGTACTTGAGGTTGTTCTTGGCCTCCTCCCAGTCCTTGTAGTAGTCCTCTACTAAGTCCTTGAACTGCTCTCCGGTTACCTTTTTCTTTATCCTGTTCACTGTGAAACTCCGGAATTGCCTGGCTTTGGCGGATCTTCTCCGAATATCACGCCAAGCGCACAGGCTGTCATTAGAAACGCGAAGAACCCGACTATGTTTACCCGGAGGAAACACACATAGGATAGGCACAGCATCGCGACTGCCGCCGCTATGCCGGCCTTTCTGACCTTACTGTTTCCCACCGTCCTCATCTTCAGGCTCCTCAACGGAATTGTCGTAGAACGGCTCCACGGTGTCTCGAAGCACGTAACAGTGGTGTATGACGTCCTCAATGGCCGCTATGGCCGTTCCGATGAGGTTGCGGACCATGTTTGCCGCCTCGCCCGTCTCGGGGCAGAGGATCTGTCCGGCCTCCTCGACCTTGAGCTGCGCCTCGTAGCACAGCGTCTCCATTCTAGTCACGTCGTCGTTCTTCATGGTTCAAAGTCCCTTATGCGGTTAGCGTAGTTTAGTTGGTTCAGGATGTGCTCCTTCTCCTCGTGCCATTTCAGTATCACGTCCTCCATCTCCTGGATTCCGCGACCCTCATCCGGTATGTCAAGTATGTCCGAGTGGGCGCCCTCGAACCTTATCCTTGTGAACTGTCTGCCGACGCTGTCGGTTGACGATACGCCGAACCAGGCGTATATGCCCCCGTCTCGCCGTACAAGATAGAAGCAGTCGTGCCCCTCGGGCCACGGGTTGCCTGGGATAACGTTCTTGTCCATCCACGCGATTATCTTGGCGTAGTCCTCTCGTATGAGGCTTTCCTTCTCTTTCCTGGTCATGGCTCCTCCAAATGAAAAAAGCCCCGCCGCCCGGCTGAAAAGCATGAAAAGACCGGGCGGCGGGGCGTGTGGATTGATTAGATCTCGTCAACGGGTTCATCGGTGTCCGAGCCGTCAAGCTCAGGGTCGATCAACTCGTCGGCGTCCGGTTCGCTCGTCGGAGGCTTCGCGGACGCCTCTCCGCCGACCCACTTGCCGTCGGCGTCGAAGCTGTCCTTGTACCTCGTCTCGTGAGGCAGTCCGTAACCGTATGTGAACATCCAGTCGCGGCACCTGTCCAGAACCTCCTTGTTCGCGTAGAACGCCCGGATGAACTCCTCCTCGGTCTTGAACGCCCTGTCTCCCAGCGGCCGGCAGGTGATGCCCTGCGAGTGCCGGTAGCACAGGCGTGTCCCGGGGAAGGCCCCTCCGTCCTTGAACGGCGAGTCCTTTCCGAGCAGGAACTCGGCGTCGGCGTGGATGAAGTCGAACCCGTCGTGGTCAGTCAGGAAGAACGACACCTTTCGGCCGAGGTTGCAGCCCAGCTTGCTCTTGAAGCACTTGAGCATCACCTCGCGTCCGATCTTGACGCCAGACTTGTCCTTCCAGTCCTTGATAGACAGGTCCAGGGCGACGGTTGCCTCGAACTTGATTGCGTCGCCGGCCACGGAGGTCTTCTCCGGCGGCAGGAACGAGGACGCGCCCGTGGCGATCTTTGTGGTCTCCTGGGAGGTCAGGAAGAGGGTGACGAGCTGTTTTTCGTACTTTTTCTTCCTGTCCCTGAACCACGCCTTGATCTGCCGCGGGAACCACCCAGGCTGCTTGGCCCTGGTCATGTCGGCCACGTCGGTGTTGACGTCGTCGTCCTTTCCAAGGTCCGACAGCGAGTCGATGCCGATGAGAATCGGCTTCTCGCACTTCGGGTCCTCGGCGTCCTCGGTCTTGAACTTCGTGGCGGACTTGCGCCCGAGCTCGTTGATGGAGCCACCGTCGCCGCCGCGGATGATGCAGCGGAACGTGTCCACGAACTTGACGGCATTCTCCAGCGAGTCCACGGAGTCCGGAACGGCCAGCTGTCGCGGGTCCATCCCGAACTCGGCGATTCTGGAGTTGGCCATTCCGCCGCCCTCTGTCTCGAGGTGCGCGCAGAACGCCCCGCCGTTGCGCATGGCGCTGGCGTACTCCAGCATGCAGATGGAGGACTTGCCGGTAGCGGCGAGCCCCCGCAGCTGGTTGACGGTACCGGCCCGGAATCCGGCCGCCCCCACAATCCACTCATGGGCTATGGAGGGCAGGCCGGTCTTCGGGTCGGTGAACGTCAGGTAGCGCCAGGTCTTGGAGAACTCCTCGCCCGTGGTCATCTGCACGCCGAAGTCGGCGTACATCCGGCCCATGAGCGACTGCATGGTCCCCTTGCGGGGACCCTCCAGCTTGGCCTTCGGCATTACTTACCTCCGCTGTACTTGGCCATCCAGTCGTCCTCGGAAAACTCCTCGCCGGGAACGCCCTCGACGGGGCCTTCGCCGCTGGCGACCGCCACCGATGCCTCGGGTTCAGCCGGGGCCGCAGCTGCGGCCTTGCGGACTACGTTCGCCACGGACGACGCCGGACGGAACACCGGGGCCGCCTGCTGGGGCTGTGCCGTTGCAGCTGGCTGGCGCTGGGCCGTCACGGTGGACGCCGGCTTGAACGTATGCGTCGTGTGTACGGACTGATGGGCCGGAGCCGTGGTAGTCGTCTTGACAACCTGGGCCTCCGGATCCATCGTCGCCTGCTGGACGACGGGCTCCTCAGCCGGCGCGGATTGTGCCTGCGTCTGAGGCGTGAAGCCCTGGACCTGGTTGACCGCTCCCGGCGCCATCGGTGGCTCGGGGATGAGGCTCGCGTAGTCCGGGAGGGCCGCCTTGAGCATGCCGTACTCGTGTATGCCGTTGGGGCTGCGCCCGCAGCACCGCTCGACGATCTGCGCGACCTGCTCCTCCGGCGTCGGGATGTTGACGTACGTCTCGGGGTGCGCCAGGTCCTGCCGGAGCGCCATGTGGTCCGTGGTGAGGCCCATGCGCTCGACGCGCTTGCGGCCGGTGGACGGGTCCAAAATGGCGGACAGCGAGATGTTGTACACCTTCTTGGAGTTGTCCTCCGCGAGAGCCTTTGCGTACTTGAACACCGGGGCCGAGTTCGGGTCGGTGATGTCGCCGTACTGGAACACGATGGACGGGTTGGCGTCGATGCGCTCCTGGGGGATGTCCTCGTCGCGCTGGCGGAGGGCCAGACCCTCGTGCCCCTCCCTCTGGGAGATGAGGCAGGCGATGGCCATGCCGGACGAGATCACGCCGATCTTGACGCCCGGTCTGTCGTCGTCGAGGGTGAGCACGTTCATGACGTACTCGGGGCGGCAGTACGGGAGCTTGGCCGACACGCGGTCCTTGGACCCCCACTCGCCGACGTCCTTGACGATGTATCCCCAGTCCTTGTCGTACTGGCGGCAGTAGGCGTGCACCTGGGAGAGGGGGTCCTCCTGTTCCACCACCGTGCCGTCCGAGTTGAGCTCGATGATGGTGCGGCGGGAGACGATTGGGTTGGCCCCCTTCTGGTAGGAGCGGCTGACCTTCAGAGCGAAGATCCAGTCCGCGATGACCGGCCTTCCGCCAACGAGCGTGACTGCTGGCACGTATGACCCGGCCTTGTCCTCGTCCGTGAGCTGGCCGTCGTGCTCGGGGAACGCCGGCAGGAGCCGGAACGTGATCGGCCGCTTGTCGTCGGCCTTGAAGAAGGCGTACTTGACGCCCTGCTTGAACATGCGGTTCTGAGTCTGCTCGGAACCGACGGCATTGTCGAAGTTGAATGCCATGATTGTACCTTTCTGTTGTTTTTTGACCTCCGCCTACAGCCACCGCGGCCATCGGCGGGCGAAATGATTATACCACTTCCTGGACCGATACGTCCCCAACCTTCTCGATGACGTCGGAAGCCGCGTTCATCGCGCTCTCAGCCCTGTCCGAAATCCGGTACAGGGCGTCCTTTGCCTCATCGAGGGCGTTCATGAGCTCCTCGATACGCTTTGCCCTGCGTTGGTTCGCGCAGAGGATCTGGGACACGAAGCGGTATACGCCGTCTGTGTCTTCGTAGCATACCCTGTCGGCCATGCACGGGTCGTTTGGGTACGCCTCGGCGATGGCTCGGCGCAGGCCGTTCCAGGCGCTGCGCTCCGGATTGTCCGTGGCGACGTATGCTCGGAAGTCCGCTGCCATGGCTACTTCAGCCCCTCTATGGCCTTCGCGATTAGCTGGTCCACGTCCTCCTTGGACTTGGACAGCTCCATCGCCACCAGCGCGTCACGAATTGCCGTGTTTAGCTTGTCCTCAAAGGCTCCCAGCGTCTTGCGTGCGTTTATTGTGGCGTCGAAGTCCATTACGAACTCGGTGCTCATAAGATGCGACGCCCGGTACGCTGTGCTCCTGACCGTTGCGTGGTGCGCCTTGGCCCACTTGCGGATGAACGTCTCGAGGGCCTTGTACTCGGCGCTGCCGAATACGGCCTTTTCGACGTCATTGTCAGTTGGCGTGTTTTTGTCGATTTCATCGACGTCGTGGTTAATCTTGTCCAACATCGGCTGCGCACCCTCGCGGATCTTGGCCTCGATGTATTCCTTCACGATTCTTGTCATGGTTCTTCTCCTTGGTTACTTCATCTTCACACCCCAACGCTCGTATACGTCTATGTCGACGCCGAGACGGAATGTCTTGCTGGTGCCGGGGATCGGGATGTCTATCTCCGACATCGACTTCCTGAGGACCTCTTTCGCCTCCTCGATATGCTCTCGAGGCGTTTCGATCATCAGGGCGTCGTGGATTTGGTTCTGGATTCGGAACGGGAACCCGGCAGTCTCCTTGAAGTCCAGCAGCTTTCCCATCGCGATCTGGACGGAGTCCGCACAGCACGATTGTATTGGGAAATTTCCGGCCTCCCTTTCCAGGCTCGGGCTCTTCTCGCCGTTCCTCAGGTACACATACTTGCGGCGCCCCCACGGGTTCTCCACGTATCCGGGGTCGTAGATCATCTGCTGGTGGTCCACAAGCCATTTCCATGCCACTGGATAGGCCTTTGTCTTCCAGCCCTCCACAGATGCGGCGACACCGGGGATGATGGCGTCCAGCGGTTCCTTGGATCCCGTCTGCGCCTTGACGGCGAGCGAGATGGCACGCGCCCCGCGGCCATAGGCAATGCCGAAGTTCAGGCTCTTCGCTATGACTCGTATGGAGCTCTTCATCTCCGACCTTGTCATGCGCTTCCCCTGCTTGTCCACATAGGTCAGCGTCTTCATGAAGTGCTGGTAGTCGTCGGACTCCTCGCCCATCTCGGCCGCCAGCCTGACCAGGTCGTCCTCCGTGACCTCCCTGCCGTTCTCGTCGTACATCACGAGCCCGAATGAATCCACCGCGGTCTTGTCGTGCAGGTCCAGCCCAGGCGTGTTGAGCGCCCTGAGCATGTTCGGGTCCTGCGACAGGTTCCCGAGGATGTTGAGTTCGGCGGCGCAGAAGTCCGCCTCGATCTGAATCCACTCGTTGCGCGGCTTCACGATCGTCCGTATCATCGGCGGTTCATTTCCCTCGCCGAATATCTTGGTCAAGTACGACTCCGCCGCCTTCGGGAAGTTCTGGCTGTTCGGGGCCGACACCCTCATGCGTCCGGTTGCGGTGAGCGGGCTGTAGTGCGGCTTCAGCGTGCAGTCGGGCCAGAGCAGGGCGTACAACCCCGCCGGCTCGCCGTCCTTCTCCTTGGTGAGCCATGTCTTGCAGACCTGGTCCACGCGGCGGAAGTCCAGCAGGGCGTCCACGAACGGGTGCTGGCCTTCCAGAATCTGCAGGGTGGTCTTGTCGGTCGAGGCAGAAACCTCCTCCTCGGAGTCCATTCCCATCTCGCCGGCCACGTCGCCCCAGTCGTCTCCGTCCGTGGTCTTTATGGGCGTAAGGCCCAGGACCCCGAACAGCATCTTCCTGAGGTGTATGGCCGACCTGGGGTTGAAATCCTCGAACCCTGCCGCACGCGCCATGGCCATGACCTTGGACAGCGTCTCCGACCTTGCCTTCTGGTACTTTTCCGTCAGCATGTCCAGCTGGGCCATGTCCACCGGGAGCCCGTTGAGCTCCAGGTCGTACGTGACCTTCTGGACCTTCATCACGGTGTGGAACAAACTCGGATACTCCTTGTGAAGCCCACGGGGCTTCAGGCAGCCCCTTTCACGGAGGATCGGTATCTGCTTCTCCATGATGTAGTGGAGCACATCCACGTCTATGTACCCATACTTGAGCAGCATGTCCCTCGGGACATACCCGTAGCCGTAGGCGCTGGTGTCCGGCAGCTTCGCGTTCTGGTGGCGCCTGACCCACACCTCGACGTCCGTCGAGTACCGGCCGTAGTCGGTGTACTTCATCGAGAGCGCCTCCAGGCCGAACGGCCCGTTCTGGTCGATTATGTGCTCGGCCAGCATGGTGTCGTACACCACGTGCTCTCGGATGTCGATTCCGTAGCTCAGCAGCCACTCGCCGTCGGCGATCACGTTGTGGCCGCAGATGCATATCTTCGGCGACTCCAGAAACCGCTTCAGGGCGTCCATCACGGCTGTCTCCACGCCAGGTTCCATGACCGGCCTGCCACCCTCGTAGTTCAGCTCGACGGTCATGACCCGGCCCTTGCGGAACCCGATCTGGACGGTCCGGAGATACCTCTCCGGGTCCATCCAGTTGCGGCCGTTCCATTCGCAGTCGAGCGCCACCACCGTCTTGCCGGGATATCGCTCCAGCGTTTCCCGGAGCATGTCTATGGCCCTTGGGTCGGCTATGACCGCGTGGTCGCATCTCGGAGGCTTTATTTCGTCACCCTCCATGCGCCTCCGGATCCACTCCAGGTCGCGCAGGAAGTACTTGTCCCATTTCGGCCCGAACAGCACCTGCTCGAGATTGAAGGTCGGGAACATCGTAAACCAGCAGTCCTCGATCGAATCCGGCTTGATGAACGCCCCGTGGACGTCGTCCCACCTGTATGTGGGTCCTACCACCTGCTTGAGCGGCTCGGCCCCGAAGCACACCACGATTTCCGCCCCGGTCTCGTAGAGCTCCTCGCGGAACATGCGCTTGCCCCAGTTGACCTCGGCCGCGGTGTACTTCTTCGGGGCGTGGTGCGTCGCGTATGTGAACCTGCAGGCCTTTATCTGCTCCTTTGACCACCCGGCCTTCTTCAGGCACTCGAAGAGGAACTGGCCCGTGCGGCCGCTGTACGGCTTGCGGGTCCAGACCTCCCTCTCGTCCGGGACCTTGTCGACGAAGAGCACCTTCGCCGGCACGGGCCCGGTTCCGTTGAGGCACTTGCGGCCGTCGATCTCGGAAAATGGCTCACGGAACCATCCGGGGCCTTCCTCCAGTTTCTTCGGCTTAGCCTTTGTCCTCGCGTGCTCTCCGTCGTATGTTCCCATGTCACTTCTCCTTCCAGAAGCCCTGCCACTTGAACTCGCGGTCCTTGTCGAACTCCTTGCGCAAGTCGTGCAGCTCCTCAACGATTTCGTCCTTCTTAATGAGCTTCTTTACCTCATCCTTCGGCGCGAACCGGTCGAAGTATGCGGAGATTATCTCATCCTGCCTACGCTTGTAGTCGTCGATCTCGCGGCTCACGGCCTCGAACCATCTCTCCGCCTTCCGCAGCGACGACTCGTTTCCGGCCATGGCCTCTCGGTACTTCTTGTAGTCGCCGGCGATGCCGTCCATCACGGAGTCGAACTTCAGATAGTGCTTCTTGAACACCTTGTCCACTTCTTCGCGGTCAACGGTCGTCATGAAGTCTGAATGGGTGTGGCACCCGGTAAAGTCCTCGTACACCAGATCGGACAGCTCGTCGCGGAGCAGCTTGAACGGGTCGAAACTGCCGCTCTTGTCGCATTCCTCGTCGCCGTCTTCATTCTCCATCCTGCCGTCCACGTGCACGAGCAGGCACAGGATTCCGCCGACCGTGCGGTCCTCCTCGCGTGAGAACTGCCAGTCCTCCGGATGGTCTCTGAGGCCGAACGCGTTCTCAAGCAGCTCGTCCAGGTCGTATGGCATGAACGAGGTGAACCCGTCACACGAGTGCCAGTGGTCATGTATGTACTTGTCCACCAGCGCCTTGTTTTCGGGCTTTCTGAGGATCTCGGCCGACTTGTCGAACCAGTCGTCGTCAACCTCCACGCGGAACTCGAGCCAGTCGTCCATGAAGTTGTATTCGCGTGGAGACCCTATCTTGTCCGCATGGAACGCCTTTACACCGTATTTCTCAAGCGGCTTCTCCTTGTCGAAGACACGCTGCACGCTCTCGCACAGCGCCTTCTTAAACTCGTCGAAGTCGTAGTCGTCGCATACGATGTACCCCTCCTCCCTGTCCTGCTCGATGTAGTCGTACCACATTCGTTCGAATTCGTACCGTCCCCAGTACGTGCCGACATCCACCAGCGGGAATATCTGGGATGTTGACTCAAACTCTCTCATCGCAGCTCCTCCTTCTCCATTTCAAGCCTGTACCGGCGGTGGCCGAACACGATACCGCGCTTGTCGCGCTCCACCGCCTCGAACACCTTCGAGTCCCTCCAGATCATTTCGGATGACCCGCTTCCGGACCTGATCGCGCCGATCGCGTTGCTGATAAAGGCCTGGTTGAGCATCTCCTCCCATGCGCGGCTGGCGTCCTGGGCGATCAGCTCCTTCTTCTCGGACGTCGTCACATCACAGTTGGAGCCGGTCATGTCGGATGAGAGATCCTCCACCACCATCGAGAACTTGGGCCTGCCGGCCCTGTACAGGCCGTACTCGAGCGAGTTCTCCATTATGTCCGCGGCGTGGGCCCTCATCCAGTCCGCCATGAGGTCGATCTCCTCGACGTAGTCCTCCCCGAGTTCGTCGTGGACGTCGCCGGGCACCTTGGCCCACTCGTCGGCGAAGTCGGACGCCAGACGCGTGACCTCGTTCGCGAACACCTGGCTGTCCGACCCGGACGCGTCGTACAGCTCCTGCACGCCGCCGCCGTTCAGGGACAGCATCAGCTGCGCCAGCGCGTGCATGCGCCGCTCGTATGCGTTTTTTACTACCTGCACGTCTAGTTCCTTGCCATCCATTGTCAACCCTCCAAGTAGTTGTATTTTGTTGCCCCCGATTCCGTCAGAAGGAACCTGGGAATCAGACCATCCCACGGAATGTTGGCGCCGCGGAATACCTCCTTGCCGGCCTCAAGGTCGTACCGGATGAAGTACCAGCCCTCGTTGCCGTAGAACGACCAGTACTCCATGAAATGGTCATTCACCTGGTACTCGTACACGCCTATTGACTCGGCGTACCTGAGAGCCAGATGCTCCCATTTCTTTGGCTCGTCGAGGATCTTTTCAGTCGCGTTCATCACCGCCTCCGGAGAACACGTTCTCGAACATTGTGTTCTCAAGCGCTTGTCTCACTTCTGGTGAGTCGATCACGTAGAATGACCTTACGCCAATTGAGAACTCGACGTACTTTTTACGGTACTCGGTATTGGTAATGGCGTAATCCACCTTCGAAAGCGGTATGTGCACCATGTTTTCTGGAATCTTGTCTCCATTGACTATGATGCCCTCCACCATGGATATATCCATGATCTGTGGGACAGACAGGACGACCTCGCCCTGCGTGTACTGCCATATTGTGTCAATCATCACTTGTACCTCCATTCCTTTCCTGCGACCACCCATTTCTCCCTTGGCTTCATGAGTCTCAGGAAGTTCATTGGGGTGTCAAAGTCGGACATCCGTCCTTCTCCGTCGTACGTTAATACGCGGCCATCCCAGCAGCCGCTGTATGCTTCCTTAATGCGCCACGCCGAGTCGCCTACATCGTAGGCCGAATAACTCTCTATTGTGAGCTTTGCAAGCTCGTTTATCAGCCTCTTCCTGAATGTCTCGAAGTATGGCCGGAACCATTCCTGCTTGTCCTTCGCCGATGGGAACCATATCATTACGTCCCCGGTTTCAAGCTTCTCCAACCCCAGTCTCATCTGGTTAGTTGAGAACCATAAGTACTCTGGAGTTTTCTCCCACTCTGAGTCGAACGGCTCGTCGTAAACGATTCCACCTCCTAGTCCGTACGACTCGAGAATGTCGTACAGCCCTTCCTGGTTCACCTCGTTGATCAGCTCGTAGTCGGGGTACTTTTTTCTGAGACTATTGTAGTCCTTGGCCTTCATGGCCACCCATGCCGATGAACTTCCCATGTCAACCTCCTACCACTTGATTTTCATGACTGCGCAGTCATCCGTGCGAGGTCCAGCCGTGCACACCCAGTCCACCTTGAAACCATCGTCCGCGAGCCTCTTGGCCAGAGCGTTCTGCTGCTCGTAGCCGTATTCGACTGGAAGCAGGCACGAACACTTGCCGACCTGCGCCGCGGAGCGTATCTCGCGGCAGGCCTGTCCGTACAGTTCCCTGTTTATCCGTGGCGCGGCAGACTCAGCAATCTTGCGGGCCTGCTCGGCCGTCACGCTCGTTTCCCCTCTTGTTTTATTATCCATGTTGTTCCCCTAAAACGGATTCGTCCTTGAATATGCCGATAGGTCCACCCCCTCGGCGGCGGCTGACTGGACGATCTGTCTCCGCACTTCCGATTCGGGCGCCTCTCCGGCGTCCTTGTATCCGGCCAGTCTCACCGGAACGCAGCGCACCCCGGTGGAGTTGCGCCCCATGAACCCGCGCCCCTCGATGCGCTCAAAAAGCCTTCGCTGGTCTTCCTCGGCGTCCGGGTCCAGAAGGAGCACCACGAGCTTCCAGGTGTCGCGAAGTATCTGCACCTGGGTGTCGGTGAGCCCCTTTCCGAACGCGGCAACCGCGCACCTGCCGACGCGCATGGCGTCGAAGGCGCCCTCGGTGACCACGACGAAACCGCACTTGGCGGCTTGGTCGAAGTTGAAGAAGTGCTCGCCCTTGCGAAAGCCTGGCGATGTGAAGTACTTGGGCGGTTTCTTGTACTTGCCATCCTCACACTTCCAGCCGTACGCGGCCTCCTCGCCCTCCCGCACCTTGTCCGGGTCGTAGAGGAGCCGGGCCTGCCACGCGATGTCGACGCCGTTCTCGGACACCGGTATGACTATGGTTCCGTTGGCGTCGAACAGCCCGTCGGCATACTTCCTGCCATGACGGCAGTATGTGATTCCGAACGTGTCGGATAGGTACTTGGGGTCGAAACCCCTGTTCCTTACGTACAGCGACGCCTCGTGTTCGGACGGCAGGTCGGCCAGCGGTATCAGCTCGCCGGGCGGCTCGTACCCTCGGGGACGCGGCTTCGGCCTCCGCTGCTCGACCTCCACCTTCACAGGTTGGCCGAGCAGCTTGGAGACCGTTCCGCTTTCGTGGCAATGCCAGCACTGCCACACTCCCTTTGATGGGTTGACCGACAGCTTGTGCCGGCCGCACCACGGGCAGTCGACAAGGAGCTCCACGCCGTTTCCGCCGCTTGACTCCGTCAGCCCGCCGAACTTCGAGGACAGCGCCTTTCTCAGCTGTCTCTCGGTCATGTCTGCTCCTGTCAGGCCTTCGGTCGCATGTTCGCGAAGAACCTGTCGTAGTCCTCCACCGTGTTCACCTGCATGGCCATCTTCTCGACGACTCTGGCGTACTGCTCGCTTGTCCACAGCCGCAGCGAGCGGCCCTGGAACACCGTGCAGAACGAACCGGTCTCGCCCGAGTTCCTCAGCTTGACAAAGTCGACGTTCATCAGCCTCTCCTTGTCGGAGTGGTTGTCGGCCGTGTCGTCCTCCGTCTCCTCGGTTGTCGGAGACTGCTGCGCGTCCATCCCGCCGACCGGCACGAACCCCAGGATCACGTCGCAATGGTTGACGATCGCGATGGAATCTGCGATGTCGTCCTTGTGGATGTGCTCCTTGCGGTTCGCGATTCGCGTCACCTGCTGCGCGGTCCAGATTATGCAGTGGTGCTTCATCGCCAGGCGTTTCAGCCCCTGCATTATGGCGCCGTACTTGGTGTTCGTGTTGTCGTTCTTTGTGGATAGATTCCCAGGGTCGATCTGCCGGATGTAGTCGACGCACACGAGCGGCGCGTCCTCGTCGGACACCCCGTCCTTCCTGAGGTCCTCGCGCCAGTTCCCTATCTCCCTGTCGAGGTCGTCGACCGTGGGCATCTTGGACACGTACTCGTAGTTGATGGTCACGTAGTCGGCGTTCGGGAACCTTGGGGACATCATGTAGTCGTACCGGGCGAGCTCCTGCCTGTCCCAGTCCTCCTCCGGCTTGTCCATGGACGACATCCTGAAGTTGCCCATCATCGCGTGCAGGCGGCGCAGGATTATCTCGTCCGAGACCTCAAGGGTCAGGAACAGCGCCCTCTGCCCGCGCAACGCGGCGTTGACCGCGAAGTTGATGAGCATGTTGGTCTTGCCCACGCCCGATCCCGCCAGAACGCACCCGGCCTCGCCGAGCTCCATTCCCATGCGCATGCGGATGTCTATGGGCCACACCCCGGTGCCGAACCTCTTAGGGACCATCGTCTTCTTCTTGACGACCCTGGTCCTTGCGGACTTGGCCAGCCCCTTCTTCTCGCCGCCGGTGATGGACTCCACGTCCTCCTTGATCTTGGCGGCCGCGGCGATCTGCTCCGTGGCTGTCATGTCCTGCCCCGGCATCGCCGACAGCCTCACCGTGTAGAGGTACTCCTTGAGCCTATCCTTCCAGTACGGGGTGTCCTCCGCCGTCTGGTGGGACAGGGCGGACACGACTTTCCCGAGGCAGGCGGCGACCGACCTCAGCGAGGTTTCCGGAACGTCGGTGACTATGGACTCCTGGCCGTCGGGGCCTATGCCCTTCATGGCGTTCAGCACCTCGTCGGGGAACACCCTGGAGGTGGGATGGGCCTGGTACTTGGCGTAGTGGGCCCTCATCGTCTCGAACACAAGCCTCACCGCCGCGGACGTGAAGTCCGACAGCCTGAGCTTGTTCACGTTCTGGCGCAGGAACTCGGGATCCGAGGCCAGCGCGCACAGCAGTCTCGTCTGCATGTTGACGTCGCAGATCATCGGGCTCCTCCTTCCCTTTCGTACAGCCAGAGCGCCTTTCTGAGACGCTCCCATTTGTCCGGGAACATCCTTGACACCAGCTGTATGAGCCCGGGCGTGGACGAGAGCTCGCGCTTCGCCGTGTCGCCCCAGGTGTCGAGTATGTCCAGGTCCAGTCTCTCAGGGTACACCACGCGGAACCACGCCGGGAACGACGTCGCGGGCGACATGAGCAGCGGCTTTTCATCCCCGCCGTCCATCTCGCGCTGTATCAGCAGCTCGACGCACCGCTTGTACTCATTCTCGGCGCGTCTGGCCGCGTCGCAGCCCTCCGAGTCCATCCTCGCCGCGTACGCCCGTATGAACCTGGCGGTCGGAAGGTCTGCCGGGAACAGCCGGCCGTACTTACCGGCGAAGTCGATCGCCTTTCTGACGTAGTCGTCGGGGTTCCAGCCCTTGGACGCGCACAGCAGGGCGACCTGCAGGAAGTGCGGCCACGACTCGTGCGAGGAGTATGCGTTCGACGGCGGTATCACATGGTACCTGGCGGCGGCCTCATCGAAGTACGCGTCCCAGGCGGCCTCGGCTCCGGACGCGACTACAGAAGCAGATTTCGCCCCAGCGTCATCGCGGAAGTCGTCTTCGCCGCCAGTTCCCGGTCTATGAACGGTATTTGAGTTATCGTAGGACATTGCACTTGTTCAAACCCCAGATCCTTGTACGCCCTTCGGCGTGAGAAGTCGTTCGACAGCAGAGGGCCCGGCTTCCCGGACTCGGTGACCGGATCCTCCCTGTCCCATTTGTGCCAGAAATCGACTATGTAGGCGTGGTCCTTGCCGTCGGCCTTTCTGGACGCCCGTCCGGGCACCTGCTTGGCCACGATGTCGGAACCGCCTCCGCCCGCGTTCACCACCACGTTGAGCTCCGGGAAGTCGACGCCCTGCTTCCAGCAGTGCGTGGAGATTATCGACATGATCTTTCTGTCATGGAACATGTCGTATATCTCCTTGCGCTCCCTGGTCTTTATGGCCTCCAGGTCCGGATACCTTACGAGCTTGTCCGGGCTGGTCTCGGCATGGACGTACCCCGTCTTGACACACTTCCTGTGTATGAGGCTCATCTGCTCGATGAACTGGAGCATGCACAGAACCTGCCTGTCGTCGGGGGTGCAGTTCAGAATGTCGGCGACCAGCTGCGCGAAGTCCTCGTTGGCCAGGGACCCGTGGCGGATCTTGGCCTCGCGCTGCTTGAACTTCGCGTAGGTTGTCAGGCCGCACACCGGCTGCGGGGCGTCCATCCAGAGGACGGTTATCGGAACCAGCGCCCCTGACTTGACACCGTCCTGGTATGTGAACTCGGCCACGATGGGGCCGTACAGCCCCTCGGCTACGATGTCGGCGCCGTCGAACCTTCCGGTGGCCGTGGCGGACACGCCCCACTTCATGGCCTTGCTAAACTCGGCTATCTTCTCCGACCGCGACGACGAGGCAGATGCGTGCATCTCGTCCACGATGAGCACGCCTACGTCATCCGGGTCGAGGTGCTCCAGGCTGTCGATGGTGCAGCACACCACGTCATCCGACGGCACGTTGGCCGACCCGGACATGATCAGCCCGATTTCGCGGTCCGGAAGCCACCTCTGGAACTCCTGCCAGTTCTTGCGGTTGATGTCCCGGTCGGGGCAGGCGAACACGCACGTGGGAGTCCCGCGGTCGATGAGGCTCTTTTTGTCAAAGGCCCGGATTATGGCCGCGGCTATCGCGGTCTTTCCGGCGCCGGTGGCGGCCTCAAGTATGCCTCCTCCGGACATGATCATGCGCCCGGCAAGGCGTATCTGGTAGTCCCTGAGGCCGGCGAACGCTTTGTCGAGGTTTGGCTTCGGCATCGGCGTGCGGGCGTCCCTGAACTGAAACGGTATGCGCTTCTTGCGGCAGTGCTCGAGCACGCGGTGCGCGAACCCGGGCATGGTGACGGTTATGTCTGGACGGTCTTCCGGGACTGAGAACAGGTCTTCGAAGTGCTTCTCGACCATCCGCTGGTAGTTGACCAGCTTTATCTCCTTCCGGAAATACCTCAACTTCTCCCTGAGGCCGGGGCATTCGCCCTCGACCTCCAGGAACCCGTCGCGCAGCGTCACCTTCACCGCGTTAGAGTTGTCTTTCATTCTGTCTCTCCTAAGCCCGTATATGATACCACAAACCGGGCGCCGGCGTTACTTATTCCAGGCGTCCATCGTGCGCACCATGTCGATCGAGCCGTCAAGGTGGCGCTCCACGCTCGGATGCGGTATCCCTATTAGAAGCCTGCGCTTGAACGAGGAGTCAGTCGCCCGCTTCATCACCTTGTCGTACTTAGGCGGTACCTCGGTTCCAGTCCTGTGCATCACGGCCTTGAGCTCCGCATAGGTGAAGCCGAGGTTGTCCTCGTCGGTCTTTCCGGACATTCCGTCCGACGGAGGCTTGGCCAAGACTTCCTCAGGCAGGTCGCCCAGCGCACGCCCCACCTCCACGACCTCGTCGGCGTACAGGCTGGCCAGCGGATTGTAGTCGCAGGCCGAGTCGCCCCACAGCGTGGTGTACCCGGCGATAGCCTCCGAGAAGTTCCCGGTGCCGATTACGCGGCCGTTGATTCTGGCGGCGATCGAGTACAGCGCGCACATCCGGAGACGGGCCGGGAGGTTTGTCGTGACTCTCGTGTCGCTTTCGAACTTGTCGGGGTTCCACCACTTCTCTCTGTCTCTGATGTCGGCGTCCGAGACGTTCAGTGCGGCGAGCATCGCGACGTATGGCCCGTCAATCTTGCACACGCCCCAGTTGATGTCCAGGAACCTGCACACCTTCTTTGAGTCTTCGATGTCGGCCTGCTCGCCGTTCGGCATCAAGACTCCGTACACGTTCTCCTTGCCGATGGCCTCGCAGGCGATTGCGGCGGCAACCGCGGAGTCCTTGCCGCCGGAGATGCCGATGACGGCCTTGTAATCCTTCTTGTCCTTGTATCCGGCTTCCTTTTCAAACCACTTATACATTCTGTTGGCCAGATACATGGCCAGTTCCTTGTAGTCGGTGTTCATAGTTGTACTCCTGTAAAAAGATTGTGCGGGTCGCTCCCCGCATGTACGACGCCATCTCACTGGCCGGCATTCCCCGAGACGGTGGCAGAGGGGTAACGCGTTGCTACTTGTTGTCGCTCCCGCCCTTGCGGGAGGAACGGAAGTAGTGGATGGTGGCCATCACAAGCCCCCATACCACCACGAGCCACAAAAGTGCCAGCATTATTTGGTCTCCTTCTCCTTTTGTTTCAATTCACGCGTCCGAAATGGACGCGACATCTACCGTTCGGAACCTTTTTCAAGGTTCAGAAACGGAATCGGAGCACTTCCGAGAAGCTGGTCCGGAAGTTTGCCGTTCCATTTCTTGACAGTTTCGTACTCGATGAGGGCGTGGCTCGACGCAAGCGCCTTGTTGCGCACCTCGATCGACTTGGCTTCGGCTTCGGCCTTCACGAGGATGGCCTTTGCCTCGGCTTCCGATTGTAGCACTTTTGCCTTGGCGTCCGCTTCGGCTTTGACAACTTCCTGCTCGGCAACCTCGCGGAGACGAGCGGTCTCGTTCTTCTCCTTCTGGCTCTGCTGCAGAGCGACCTGCTTCTCCTCCACCGCCTTCTCGAACGCGTCGGAATAGTCGATGTTGGTCAGGTTTACCAGCACGATGTTGATGCCGTGAGGCTCCAGCTGCTTGGAGATTTCCTGGGTGATGGCTTCGGTCGCCTTCTCCCGGTTGGCCACGATGTCCCCGGCCTCCATCTTTCCCAGGGCGTTCTTCGTCGCGCCGAGAATCGACGGCACCACAAGGATGTCCTTGTAGTTCTGCCCGGTCTTGACATGCAGGTCGATGACCTTTTCCTTCTGGAGGCTGTAGGTGACCGTCATGTCGACGTCCATGGCCTGCACATCCTTTGTGAACACAGGCGTCTTTACCGTGACTACCTGGTTGCGGACGTTGTAGACCACGAGGTCCTTGCCGGGGGAGAGGAAGAAGTGGAGCCCCTCCTCAAGCGGCTGCTTGCTGGTGACCTCGCCCCAGTTGGTGAAGAATCCGGCCTCGCCGGACTCGATCTGTCCGCATCCCGAGAGGATGGCGGCGGTTGCAATCGCGAGCGCGAACGCCGCGGACTTGGTGTACTTCTTCATTGTTGTCTTGCTCCTTGTTGTTGGTTTCCCCGTACGGCCGGTAGGACAGCCTGTTGTCATGGTTTTGCCGTTGCCGTAGGCCTTCCGTTTGGCCACAGCACCCGCTCCGGGATTGGGCTGTACAGATAGGCCTTCGACCACGTATACCCCTTGCGAAGCCTCGGATGGCCGCATTCGCGTTCGAACCTCTCGGCGCGCTTCTCCAGCCACTCGTGCGACGCCTTCTCTCCGTGACGGATTTGAAGCGACTGCCAGTACTTGGACACACGCCCTGTCGGCGTGTACGCGTACCAGAAGATCACCGCGTCAGACAGTTCCCCGTACCGGTGGAACGTGTCGTGATACGGCGGGGCCGTTCTGGACATGTACTCCTTGTTTTCCCAGATTGAATCCATTACAGGATCTCCACCATTCCGTCTGTTGACACTTCGGCGTCCCTGCTGCTTTCCACCGCGATTCCGCTCACTTGGCCGCAGTCGACCAGCTCGATGCGCGGCCGGGGATCGTCGCTTTCATAGCAATAGCTGAGCGTAAGCGTCCCCGTCGCCTTGTTAAGCGACACCTTTGATGCGCATTTGACATCGGTGTTCCAACAACGCCCTATGGCGTACAGTCGGTTTTCAACCCTTATGCGCAGCCCGGTGCACCTCGCACCGTCTGTGACTTTCTTGTCGCGAAAGGCGACCAACGCCTCCTCAATAACGTTGATGTTCATGCCTTCATTACTCCTTTGTTGTTGTGGGCCTGTCGTCAAGTGCCCGTAGGAACTCTCTGCGCTCCCTCCGACGGCGACTAATGCCGGCAAACCATTCTATCCCTGAAAATACCGCATACGCGGCCATTACCACAATGGCTAAAGGCCAAAGCGCGGCTGCGAGCAGGCATGTGTCGTCATCGGGTCTCTCATTGCTACTGACCGCAACCCGAAACGTGATGACGGCCATGAACAAGTATGTGGCCAAACCCAGGGCAAACTGAACTGCAAACGGCATGCCTACCTCCCGATCGAGATGGTCTGGTCAAATGCCGGAGAGATGGCCGCTTCGTGGGTTGACACAATCACTTGTAGCCCCATATTGGCAGCAAGCTGCCTGATCTTGGAGAGAACGTCGGCGAACCGTCCGATTGTCTCGTCGTCCAGGTACGCCGTCGGCTCGTCCAGCGACAGCAGCCCGAGCTTGTTCGCGAACATGCTGTACACGGCGAACCTGAACGCCACGGCGAGCGCTATCTTCTGGCCGCCCGAGAGCATCGTGGCTTCGGGGGCGGGCGAGGACACGGGCCGGCCGTCGTTGTAGACGTACCTGAAGCCCATGCCCTCCTCCATCGGGATGACCGTGAACTCGGATCCAAAGTTCTCCAGATACCGGTTGGTCTCGTCGACCAGGAGCGCCATGATGGACTGGGACATCACCCGCGGGCCGTTCTTGTACGAGAACCAGTCCTTGACGTCCCTGACCGTCTTGAGCTTGTCGGCCTTGGCCTTGTTCTCCAGGTCCATCCGCTCAAGCTCCGCGATTCCGTCCTCGGCTTCCCTGACCGACTTCTCGACCTGGGCGATACCGCCTTCGAACTGCGCCTTCTGGGCCTTCAGCTGCGACAATGTGTTCAGCACGTTGAACAGACCCTCCACGGAGCTGTCCAGTCCGGACGCCACCTTGACGAGCATATCCCGGCCATCCACCTGGTGCGGGAGCTTCGATAACGCCTCGCCGTACTTGGACGACGCGTCCAGCATGCTCTTCTTCGCGTGCTCGATTTCGAGGCGGGCCTGCGACACCGAGACGTTGCTCGACTGTACCTTGGACAGCCTGACCTTGGCGTCCGAGAGCCTGCCCAGCAGCTCGTCCACGTTCTCCTCCGGCTCCATTGGCCCGAGCTCACTGACGCGCTGCTCCCAGCGGTCGACGTTTGCCTTGGCACGTTCGAACGCGGCGGGGTAGTCCTTGATGTGCATGTGTTTGGCGAGCCAGTCCGAGAGCTCGCGGCCTTCCTTGACGGTGGCGTCCCTTTCGGCCTGGATCTCGGCACGGATGTTGTGGTCCGTGGTCGAGCCGCAGAGAGGGCACACGTTGCCGTCCGGCGCCTCCTTAAGCAGCTTGTCCAGCTGCTGCACCTTTCCGCGGAGCTCGTTGACGCGTGTGTTCACGTCGTCAAGCTCGGCGACCTGCTTCTCGAAGTCGTCCGGAATCGCGTCAAGGTCCCTGCGCGCCGACTCAAGGAACTGCGCGGCCTGCCGGCGTGTCGCGTTGGCGTCCATAGCGTCCTGCGCGTGCCGTACGGCCTCCTGCAGGCCGGACACCTCGTCCATGAGCGGTTTCAGGTCCTCCACTTCCCTGCCGGCGATCTCGCCGTACATGGTCGTGATGTTGTTGAAGTTCGCGACGCACGCCTCATGGGTGTCGAACGCGTCTATGGCCGCCCCGACCAGCGACTTGCGCTGCTGGCACAGCTTGATCATCTTCTGCGTCTCGGCCTCGTCACCGGCCTCCTCGAGCTTCGCCGAGATTTCGGCCAGAGAGTCGCGCAGGCGCTTCAGGTCGGCCTTCTGGTTCGCGACGAGCTCCTTCTGGCGGGCGATCTCCTCGACCATGCTCCTGGGCTCGGCCATGGCGGAAAGAAAGTCCGTGAGGAACTTCTGGTGCTTCGCCGCGTCTCCAAGTCCGATCAGGCGCTGGAATGCCAGCTCGCGTTCACGCGGGTCTGTGAACAGCACGGACTCGACCTCGGTCTGCCGGACGAACACGCTCTGCCGGAGCACGTCCTTGTCGATGCCGAGCACCGACTCCATCGCCTCCTGCACCTTCTTGACGCCGGTGTACGTGTCGGCTCCGATCTTGAGCGTTACGGCGGGCCTCTCGATTCGGCGCTGGATGCGGCACTCCATGCCATTGTGTTCGAACTCGAGGTCGACGTAGCCGCCTTCGCCCCGCTGGGCCGCCCCCCAGTTGAGCAGGTCCCCCTTGTCGAAGCCGGGCTGCTCGCCTGTCAGCGCGAACTGAACGGCCCCGATGAAGTTGCTCTTCCCGCTGCCGTTCCGGCCGCATATCATTATCATGCTTCCCTGGAACTCGACGTCCAGGTTCTCGTGCTGCCTGTAGTTCCGCAGGCTTATCTTTTTCAGCTTCATTGCCGCTCATCCCTCATTTTCTTCTGTTCGTCTGCGAGCCTTTCCTTGAGTTCGGTCCTGGCCTTCTCCTCGAAGTACTCGTCGACCTCCACCAGCTCCGCCACGCGGTTCTCGATGACGATCTTGTCGCCCGGCTGCATTTTGGCCTGAGCGTCCACAGTGTCTGACGGGAACCACCGCCGTCGCCAGTACTCAAGCACGTTCTCACGGCTTCCGAACACGTTCGGCGTCGGGCAGCAATGGCACGCACCGTATCCGTTCTGTACCCATTCAACCCACATTTTCATAATCACACCTCCAGTCCGAGCTTTTTGCACAGCACCCGGCCGATGGCCAGGTCGATGTCGTCATGGCCCCATATCCCGTTAGCCTCGAAGCTGGACGAGACACGGACATCCTCGAGGACCTCGTCGAGTATCAGGTCCCCGATGGCTCTGGCGTAGTCGTTGTCGGTAAGGCGGCACAGGTGGTTTCGCATGACGATTTCGCCCTGTACCCTGAGGTGCTCCTCTTGCTCCTTTTTGAACTTGTCAGTCATCTCCGTGTCTCCTTTTGGCCTGTCGGCCTCTTTCATTCCCCACAACGCCCAAAGCTCAGGGTCGACCCACACCTTTCCGTTCTCGACCTTGACGTCTCCGCCGTCGATCGCCTCGTGAAGGTCGGCCAGCCCGTTCCATGCGTCTGGGTGCACGACGTGCCCGTCCTCGGTTGCGATTATGTCGGACACCTCGTCGCCCCAGACCTCGCTTTCATAGGCCTCGAAGGTCACTCCGCCAATTGTTTCGGCGTCGAAGCGGTACCAGGTCCCCCGGAAGCCGGGGAACCTGATTCCGTCCTTCCTGTACATTTCGCCGGAGTTCACTTCCCGTCCTTCTCAGCCGGTGCGCCTGGCTTTGGGAACACCTTGAACGTGTCGAGGAACCCCCGGGCGCCCCTGAGGTCGACCGCGTCGAAATGGCAGTCCCTCATCAAGGTGACTATCGACTCTAGCTCGTCCACCGTGAACTCGGGGTTGAGCAGTCGCTCGTGGTCCTTTTTGGCCTTTTCCGCCTTCTCGGCGTCCTTGGCCGCCTTCTCGTCCTCTTTTTGCTTCTCGAGGATTCTGGTCTTATTCTGGAAACGCTGATCCTTGATCCACGTCGCCACTTTCCAGAACGTCTTCACGCTCTTTCCGGCCAGGTCGACCGACGTGCCGGGGCGGACCTTGTGGAACATCTCGTTCCAGGCCGCGTTGTTCCCGCTCGCGAATGCGTCGACCCCGAAGCGGTTGACGATTTCCATCACCCGCTTGGCCGTCACGGACTTCACTCCGTTTTCGGCCATGTACTTCCTGATCTCGTCTGGAGAAACCTCGATTTCCGAGAGTTCGACCGTGCGCTCGTTTTCAACTGCCATTTTCACTACTCCTTGTCCATAGCCATGCGGCTTGCCAGAAACTCCACCACCTTGCGATGGTGGAACGCCATCTTGGGAAGCCCATCGATAGGCCACCACATCAGCTCGGCCGCGTCGTCGCCGGCCTTGACCTCCCGGAACTTGTCGCCCAGGTCGACATGGAACACCGTGTCCACGATGCGCCCCCTAGGATCGATCCATTTCTCGCTGAACACGTCGAAAAGCTTGAACATACCCGGGGGACAGTCAAGTCCGGTCTCCTCCGAGAGCTCCCGCTGTGCAGTGTACACAAGGCTCTCGTCCTTGTCCACGTCGAAGAACCCTCCGGGCATGGCCCAGTAGTCCCGGAACGGGTGGCCCTTGCGCCTCACCAGGAGAATCTTCCCGCAGCACGTCACGGCCACCGTGGCGGTGCACGACGGCCTCGGGAACTTCGACATGTCGTAGTTGTGGAGAAACACGGTCTCCTCGCGCCGGGCTTCCTCCTCCGGGTACTGCCAGTAGAGCATGTTGTCGACGATGTAGTCGTATACGGGCTTCTCCAGGTAGTCTGACACGGACTGCCACTGCACGAACGGGTCGGCGCGGAATATCTCGCGGACGCGTGTGCTGGACACGAACGGGTCCCTGGGGAATGCCATCACGGGCCATTTGTCAAGGATCTCCCTGGCGTGCATCCACCGGTCGCTCGAGCCCTCGGACGAGAGAATCAAATCGCGGTGCTCGTCCTCGCCCATGACGATGGTGACCTTGCCGTTGTCAGGCCACCACATGGGCTTGCTGTTGAAGTATTCCCAGGTCCTGTCGATCGTCTGCTCCACAACGTCGATCTTGTCGTTCGAGGTGTAGCTTTCAAACTCGACTAGGAACGGGAACTCCTTCTGAAGCCCGTTGATGGCCTCGCGCACCATGTCCTTACGGTTCATAACGGACGTCTTGATTCCGCGTCCGCATGCCATGTCGCTGCCATCAAGCGCGCCGGACTTGACCCCGATTATGATCTTGGGTTTTCCGTACTTCTCCTCGATGAGCTTGTAGTTGTCCTGGATGTAGTGGCACAGGTCCTTCAGGACGCTCATGTGCCCCTTTGTCCAGGGATTGAATTTGCCACCGTAGTAAAAGACCATTACTTATCCTCCTTATGTTCATTCTTCAGTCTTCTGACAGACGCCCGTATAGCGTCCTTGACCCTGCCCTTGGCCTCCTTTATGAGGTCCCATCCCGTCGTGCCGATCATGTTCTGCGGCCGGTCGATGAAGAACCCGCGCATCCCGTCGAGCATGTCGAGTATGTTCGCCACGGTGTCCTGCAGCGTCCTGAACCTGGCGCAGCCGATCCAGTCCTCCTCGTCATAGGTGTCGTACTCGAACAGCTGGGATTCCATCATCACCACGCCGGCCAGCTCGTTAGCGAGTATGTCGGCCACGGTCAGGTCCTTCTCCTCGATGCCGTATCCGTCGGCGAGCTTGGCCCGCTTGGCCTTGCAAAACGATTCAGGGAGCATGACCAGCTTGACGTAGGTCATCACCTTGCCCTCCTCGAACTCAACGGCCTCAAGCGAGTACTTGTACTTGAACGACATCCCGGGTTCCGAATGCCGGTACGTCTTTTTCGTGGCCCACATCCCGTCGCAGTCGTAGGTGTCGAACAGGTCGTCGAACTTCTTGTCCAGCTGGTAGCACGAGGCCGATCCGTACTTGTATTCCATGTTTTCCTCCTAGAGTCTTACGCCGGTCCCGCATCTGAATCCAAGTTGCCCCACCTGCGGCAACTGGGCCGGCTGTTCCGGCCGGGCCGCGGCCGGTATGGCCTTTGTCTCGTTTTTGCCCCCTGCGGGGAGGAGCCTCCCGAGTCTGTCAGCCCTGCCGGCGCACACCATCCCGACCACAACCGATATGAGCGGCACGATCGGGCATATCGCGCCGCCTATCTGGCTGGCGCGCATGGTGTAGTCCGCGAGCTCGTCTATGTCCGACACCCGGTCACGCGTGTGCCGGCAGATCTCGAAGTGGAGCCTGCGCATCCTGCTACTGGCGTAGGCGCCGCATCCGGAGCCTATCAGATACCCTATTCCGGCCTGGACCAGGAACCACGGCCCGAACAGCATCACGGTCACCGCGAAGGCGACCACCGCTATCATGTTCATGACGTCTCCTTTCTGAAAATGGAAAAGGCCCGGACCTTGATGGCCCGGGCCGTGTGGTTTACCGCTATTTGGCCCCGAACTTCCGTTCAATGGCCTTGCACGCCCTTCCGGACTCCCGGAGGAACGGGCCGTAGAGGAGGTAGCAGTACACTCCCCCCAGTATGCATAGCGCGATCATCAGTACAGACTCCTTACCGGGTCAACCCTGTCGAACCGCCTTGTGGTCACGGTTGTCTTCATCCCGTAGCGCTTGGGCATTCCGTATCTGCGGTCCCTTTGGCCGCTCCGGTCAAGTCCGGCCGCCTCGCCAAGGCACCGGGAGCACTTGCATCCGCGCCCGTCCGCGCTTCCGCGCACGTCGAGCATGCGCAGGTACAGCAGCGCCGACTTCGACCTGCGTACCTTGATGCGCGGCGGTTCAGGGCAGTTTGTGAAAGGGTCTCTGTTCATCGAAATGTCCTCGCAGGGGTTGATTTAAGTCGCTAAATCGTGTATCTTATACTGTTGCGAACTCGTTCAAACCTCTGTAGACATGATACCAAACCACACCACGCCTCCGCAAGCGAAAGCCGACATGCGCCGAGAACATCCCTCCACCCCAGCTCAGCCGGGGGAAGGGGTTCGTCCATGCGGCGCCGGCCATGCGTCTGCAGACCATGGCGCTGGAAGTGGTGGTGGTAGTTGCGGTTGCGGCTTGGATCCCTCATTTTCGAGTGGCCTTTCCTTGCCTGACATAATGACGATCTCGAAAAGCCCGGACCTTGTCAGCAGATTCCGGGCCGTTCACCGTGCAGATTTGCTTCCTTTCCTGTTTAAGCTGCGTGGCGAGCCATACTCGCTCAAGGACCATGTTCAGATGAGGGAGTTCTTCGACAAGGAGTACGTCCGCGACACGATAGTGCTCGCGGGACGCCAGATATCCAAGTCGATGTCCCTCTCTAGGTCCGAGATACTTGACTGCATCACCACGCCCAACTTGCAGCTCTTGTACGTGGCGCCCCTGCAGTCGCAGGCGCAACGGTACTCGACGCTGTATATAAAGGAGGCCATCCAGTCCTGCCCCTTCGCGCTGAAGCTTCAGGAGAAGGGCCTGGAGGGCGTCCTGTCAGACACTAAGATCATGAAGGCCGTCGGCCACCAGTCGTTCGCCAACGGCGCCGGCCTGCAGCTCATGTACGCCAAGACGAGCCCGGACCGGGCCCGCGGCATCATGGCCGACCGCATAGACTTCGACGAGATCCAGGACCAGCTCTTCGACACCGTGCCGATCATAACGCAGTCGCTCAAGGCGTCGAGGTACGGCATCCGGAAGTTCACCGGCACCGCGAAGACGCTGGACAACACCATCGAGCGCCTCTGGCAGCAGTCGTCGAAGCGCGAGTGGGTGATGAAGTGCGAGCACTGCGGGTACGAGAACATCCCGACCAAGGACGGCCGCATCATGGACATGCCGCAGCCCGACGGGATGCACTGCGTCAACCCGCGGTGCCGCGGCAGGCTAAACGTCCGCAACGGCCGGTGGGTGGCGTTCTCGCCGGAGAAGGACGACAGCTTCCGCGGGTTCCACGTCCCGCAGGTGGTGGTCCCGTTCATGGTCGAGCGGGAGGTCAACTGGGGCCTGATATGGAACGACATCCAGAAGCTCCCCGAATCCCTCGTCATGCAGGAGGTGTTCGGGATCTCGGAGTCTTCCGGCACGAGGATAATCGACGAGTCCCACATCCGCAGGCAGTCCACGCTGCCGTCGATGAACGTGCTGCGCAACAACCTCGACCGGTACGTCATGACGCTGGCCGGGATAGACTGGGGCGGCGCCGAGATCAACTCGTTCACCGTGCACGTCATCGTAGGCATCCGCGCCGACGGCCGCGTGGACGTGCTGTACGCCCAGCGGTACCACGCCTTCGACCCAGACAGGATGTTCCTGAACATGGCCAAGGCCAACCGGCTCTACGGAGTGTCCATGACCGCGGCGGACTACGGTCTCGGCTTCCAGAACAACCTGATACTCAAGAACCGGTTCGGCTTCAACATCGTCCAGATGAACTTCGTGAGACAGAACACGCCGCTCGGGTTCTCGTCCGACAGCCGCGGAAACGACCGCTGGACCATCGACAAGACGTCCGGTCTCCGGGCGATGTTCATGGCCATCAAGTTCGGCAGGATATACTTCCCGCCGTACCTGGAGTTCGAGCCGTACACGGCCGACCTGCTGTCGCCGTTCGAGCACGTCGTCGAGTCGTCGGGCCTCACGCACATCGTGTACATGAGGGACCCGGCCAGACCCGACGACTTCGCCATGGCCCTGTGCTTCGTGCTCATGGCGGCCGTGAAGGTCGCCGGCCTCAACATCCTCGACCTCATCCCGAAGTCCGCGTTCGCCGGCGGCGTGGCGGTCGGCAGGCCCAACGACGTGCTCGTAGACCCGAACGACTACTTGGCGAGGGAATAGCCTACACGAACTCCTCGGATATGCTTATCTGGCCACCTGGGCGCAGCAGCGTCCTGGCTATGGCCCTGAGTGCGTTTCCGAAGTCGTACGCCTTACCCCTGGGGTCCTCCGTGGTCACCGGCTTCCAGAACAGCCCCCACCACGTCCGGTACTCGGCCCTGTAGTACAGGGTGTGGCCGTTCTCCTTGCTGTTCACAATGACAACCCGGTATCTCATTTACGCTCCGTGGAAGTAGCCAAGGAAAAAGGCCGCCATCTCGTTAGACGTTTTAACGCCCGATTCAATTGCCATGTCCTCGATTTCGCCCATCCACTTCCAGAAGCCATCCGAGTAGCCCTGCGTTGAGTAGTCCGGGTCCCGTGGCAGGCCGTCCGAGACCAGATGTCCGGTACGGCGCCGTGAATACCAGTTGACGCATGACCTTCCGGTCTGCTTTTCATACGCGTCGGTGATGAGCTCCGTCAGCTCGACGTCCGACCCGTGGAAATGGAGAAGGCGGTCCTGGTCGAATTCGGTCTCGAAATCGTACTTCAGGTTTCTGGCCACGTCACCACCATTGTTCGCCAGCTCCGTAGGCTCCTCCTCCTTCGCTTCCTCCTCCACGTCGTACTTCGACTGCTCGGACTCCAGCCACCTGATAGCCTCCTCGATGGTTTCGAAGTCCTCAGTCCACGCGTCGCCGCTGGAGTTGTCGATCGCCGTCCACCCCGGGTCATCGAACACCAGGTACCAGTCGAACTCCATTCCGGGTCTTGGACCGTGGTACTTGCCCTGCTCATCCGGCGTCAGAAGACTCTTCGCCTCGAGCTTCGTGAGAAAATAAATCATGGTTTGTCCTCCAGTTTGCCTAGATAAGCTTTCTTAAAATCGTCATCGAGCTCATCCGCCACGACCCAGCCGATCTTAGCCAGGTCATTGTCATCGGGCTCCCATGCCGCCTCCTCGCTGTCGCGCTCGTACACTCCGACTTCAGAGTTCAGGATCATCATGTCCCATGCCGCGGCGCGGTCCTCGTGGAACTCCTCCATAAACTGGGACATCCAGTCGCGAAGGAGGTTGAGCGCCTCCTCCTTGGCCGAGTCCAGGTCGTCGCCGGCGTCGAACGCGTCAGCGGAGTGCTCGTTGCTCCAGACAACTCTGTAAGCGACGACTTTCTCTATGTCGGCGTCGATCGGGATTATGTAGTCCCCGTCGCAGAATTTGCGCCGGTACTTCTCCAGTGCCGCCTCCTCGTCCTCCGCCTCGCAGGTAAACGGAAGACCCGGCCATTTGCCGTTCTCGACCTTTGTTTTCTGCTCCTCGGCAAGACGGTAATAGATATCGGACTGCGGCATGTGGCAGCTGTCGCCGGCCATTTCATGCTCGTCCTTCTCCCAGTCGGTGATTTCGACAATTGTGAACTTGGCCATCTATGCCTCCCCGTCTTTTGCGGCGGCAGCGTCAATCGCCGCCACTCTGTTCCTCATGAACTCCTCCGCCTGGGCCTTGACCGACTCGTCCGGCTTCAGCCCCGTGACGATTTCGGCCGTGGCCTTGTAGTACACCCATGCGAAGAGGCCCGCCCTGAACACGTCCTCCGTCATGCCGGATGTGACGTATTCGGTGTTGTGCGTGATCCACCGCTGGATCCACACCTCCATGCCGCCGTGAGAGCCGTTCGTGATGGCCTTCAGCGCCTGCTCCTCGGAGGCGCCCCAGCACCTGAACCCGAACATGAGGTTGCGGCGGATGGTGTCCCGGTCCTCCTGCCTCATCACGAGGCGCTTGAACGGCGCACGCTTTTTCTTTACCTCTTCACCGCTTTTAGTCTCTTCGCCTTCTTTGCCGCTTCTTTTAGCCATTGCGCAAACTCCCTTGCAACATTAACCTTCTCATTGACATTCCACAGTCTTGGGAAGTCGTCCAGCGCGAACACGAACTTGTAGGCCTGGCGGGCCACGAAGTCCGTCCTGTACGAATGTATCTCGTCGTAGATCCACCTGTCCGCCTCGCCGTAGTCGTCGCGCTTGAGGAACTCGGTCGTGAGATAGAGCACCTCGCGGGCGATGAACCAGTCCACGCCGTCCATGAACCACTGGTGGAACGACCAGTCCTTGGTGACGCCATTCCTGGCGTAGTCCTCGAGGCAGATGGAGCACCTTACGGCGAAATCCTCCTCAGCCGTTCTCTTCCTCATGCCTCTTCTCCTTGTCCAGCTCGGCCATGTCAATCAGGAACTTGGCCCCGGACATCCACGAGCTCCACACGGCCCACAGCTCGTCGAACGACTTGCCGTCGTATATGATGTAGTCGTGGTCCTCGCCGTTGACATTCACCCATATCAGGAGTTCGATCTCGTCGTTGTCGGAGCACGGCCTAGGCACGGCCATCTCGTCCGCCAGCGACTTGGCCTTCACCGGCTCGCCCTCCTGGTAGTGCACAACGGAGAACCGCACCCTTCGCCCGGCCACCATGGCGGATGAGTCGGCGATGACCGACTCCATGACCAGCTGCCCGATCCGCCTCAGGTTATCCGGCCTGGGGGCCTGCGACTCGTCGAACATGAACGCGAGGTACCTGAGCTCGTCCTCGAGCACTATGTTGCTGCTTAGCTTCGAAGGTATCATGCGTTCCCCCTTATGTTCTCCAGCAGCCTGTTGGCGAACCTGCTGCGGTTATCGTAGTCGAACAGGTTGTCGGCCAGGCATTCGGCGAGCGCCCCCATCACCAGTTCCTTCCCGTGCTCCTTCGCCACGGACATTATGGTTTCAATGAACTCCCTGATGTCGTCGGGTCTCATGGCCGACTGCAGCATCTCCTTGATTTCCGGCCTGAGCTCGTTGTAGCGGAGTCCCTCGCCGAATACAAGTCTGGCGGCGTTCTGCGGGTCGGACAGGTATGTCCTGAGCGCGCAGACGGCGATGTCGTGCACCGCTTTACCGTCGAGCCGGCCGATCTCGTCGTTGACCAGCTTCGACAGGGTGTCGTTGTCAATCTCGATGCTTATCTTCATTTCCTCTTACCTCCGTTTGTCCGCCTTTTGTTGAGTCGAACCTTTTTCTGGCTCGGCTTGGCGAACCTCGGGTTCTTCGGTTCCTTTCCGCAGTCGGGAACGTAGTTGAAGAGCCCATACGTCTCGTACTTGTGCCAGTGCGGCAGAACCGCGTCCTTGCCAGTGTCAGTGTTCATACTTCCTTCCCGTTGTCCCCGAAGATCTTCGACCAGCACTTTCCGCATGTGCGTGAAATGAGGAGCTCGCGGTCATCTGCGCTCAGATACGGGAACGCGTCCTGGCAGTGCGCGCCCTCGTCATAGGCTTCCAGGTCCTTGGGGCGCACCTTGAGCGTGTGGACCTCGTGGCACAGGCGGCAGCTCACCACCACGTTCATAGTCCTGTCCTCGTTTTTAACCAGTTCCATGACTTTCTCCTTGATAGGTAAGGGGGGACGGCCGCGTGGCCTCCCCTCGAAAGCGGTTGAATCCAGTCTGCCGCGGACGGTGCATGACGTACCCTTTCGGGCGAATCATGAACCGTCCGTGACAGACTGGTCCCCACTTTGCTACAGCCCGGCCATCAGCAGGGCCAGAACCGGCCAGAACCCGAGGGCCCCGGCCGAGTAGAACGACGCCTCGGCGAGGCGGTCCAGCGGGCGCGCCGCCAGCCGGCCGAACATGCGCCGGATGACAGCCCACCCTATGAACGCCACGATGGCGCACGACAGCGTGCCGATGCACGCGCCGAACATCACCGTGAGCCATGACTTGTCGGCCATGGCCACGAACAGGAGTGTGCATACCACGCCCGTCGTGGCCGAACCGGACAGAAACGCCCACAGGATGCCGTCCTGCGGGAGCTTCGCCCAGTTGTGTATCTGTTTCTCGGTGAGGCAGTCCTGCGGCAGCATTTCGCTTTCGCAGGCGTCGCAGTATCCCGTGCCCGCCATCTGCGATCCGCAGTACGGGCAGTAGTGTTTCTCTTTCATGTAGACCTCCTAGATCCCAACGGCGCACAGCGCCAGGGACACGACAAAGAACAATGCCAGCGGCACGAGGAATATCGCCATCGCGCACACCAGCGACTTCACGAGGCCGTGCAGGCCGCGTGCCGCTATTTTCCCGTACTTGTACTCGGCGGACTTCGCGTACGCCTTCGACAGGAACGAGAAGAACCCGAACGAAAGCAGCACTCCGCAGAGGAGCATCGCCGGCCCGCAGAACATGCAGGCGGCGATCGAGAGCGCCAAACCGACCTCCACCCCGAAGAGCAGAAGCCATTTGGTGACGGCCATGCGGAGCTTCACATTTTTGCCCTCGCTGGCCTTCGCCTGGCGCTCGTTGAGCTCCTCCGACCGGAGGAACTCGTTGCCGCACGCCTGGCAGTGCCTGTGCTCCGAAAGCGGCTTCAGGCAATACGGGCAGAAGCTATCCGTTGCCGTTGCCATTTTCCACCTCCTTGCGGACCGGCTCTTCCTGCCTGTCCTTCATGGCGAGCCATTTGTGGAAACCACGGTATCCACGCGGGACACCGTAGTTCTTGATGTGGCTTGCCTGCCTGAACCACATGTTTTCCGCCGCCACTGTGGCCGGGTCGCGGCGTTGGGGCTGCGCGCCCCGTGCTTCGATGAACTTCTTCATGATGAACTCCTTGGTTGAAACGGGGGACGGCACCGTGCCGCCCTCCTGAAAAGTGGCAGGTTTTGATTTGTCGGTCCCGGGATCGCCTGCAAACCCGGTATCCATGTTCGAGGCCGCCTCACCTTTCGAGGGGTTTTCGGCCTGCCACCCGGCGCCATGGACACGCAGGGATTCACGGGAAAGTGCGGTAAAACAGCCTGAAAAGGCCTCCGGAAAAACTAACCTTTCCCGATAAGTGGTTATAACCCGTTTTCAGGGGTTTTTCACGCCTTCTGAGACATGTTGACAGGCTGTCGACAACCTGTTTACAAAGGGGTAAAAGAAAGCCCGGAGCCCCTTGCGGGGACGGGCTTTTAGCTCAGTCGTCGATGATCTTTCCGTAGTGGTCTATTTGCCAGACCTTCCACGGGTCTTCCGTTTTCCTCCACCACCGGTCTCTGAACCAGACTTCCGCTGAATGCAGGATCAGGATCGCGAAGAACAGCGAAACGGTGACCAGCATGTAGGCGAAGCACACCCATCCCACGATTCTCGTGAACAGGCTGTACCCGCCGATACAGAACACGCCTATGAACATCACGGGCAGAAGCCCGAGTGACAGGCACGCAAACGGTGTGAACAACATCCGTTCGTGCGCCTCCAGCTTGTTTGCGATTTCGAGTTGTCTTTCAGCTTTCATGGTGAACCTCCAGTTCAAGTTATGCGCGGAAGACGAAAAAGGACCGCCCACCCGGACGGTCCGAAGTAAATCTTCCGACTATGTAGTTATACCCGTTTCAGGGTCTTTTTTAAGCGGCGCTCCCCGGCTACCTGAACACCAGGCCGCCGAAGCCGGAACCGATCACGGTCCTCGCCGGTCTCTGGCTCCTCGCTGCACGCTCCATGCGCCTCCACGCGTCGTCGTAGGTGTCCGACTCGCTGAACCCCTTGCGAAGCCCATTCGTCAGCACTCCGCCGTTGGCGTCCCCGTATGAATAGCTGTTGGCCGGGCATCCGGACCATACCAGGAGATTGACCTCCCCAAGGGCCAGCGGCCCCTGCAGCATGGAGAACGAGAAGCCGGCGTTGTCGAACGGCTCTTCCGGTTCTGCCGACTGGTCCCTGAACATGGTGGCCGAGTGGCAGCAGTCGAACACCATGACGACGCGCCCCTTCGCCTGGGACACGATGCTCCAGATGTCGTAGTCGTGCAGGGGGCCGTTGTTGAGGCACAGGTACTCGGACACCCCGTTCTGGCCCTTGGCGTCCTTGCCCTGCCCGCCATGTCCCGAATAGTAGAATATGAACAGCTTCTTTTCGGCTCCGGCCTTCATGACGGCCGAGACGGACGAAACTGTCGCCCCGCCGTTCTGAAGCAGCTGCACGTTGCCGTATCTGGCGAGCAGCGACGCCATCGAGTCGGAGTCCACCTGCGCCCCGGGGCACGCCCCGTACTTCGACGAAGTCTGCATTCCGACGCATACCACCGCCGTGTCGCCGCGGTCCGCGATTCTGGTGTTGCCTGTCATAAAACCCCACAAAAGCCTGATCCTGTTCCAAATGTACTTCGAGAGCATCGCGCCCTACTCCTTTACAATGAGCTCCAGAAGGAGAATCGTGAACAACGCCGCGAACAAAGGCATCAGAAATCCACCCCCAGCCTGACGGAGCCGTAGTCGGCCGGCGACTCCTGCGTCTTGTACTCGCGTGACCACCACATCCACACGGCCAGCACCTCGACCCCGCCGATCCTGAGGCCGACGCCGGCCTTGAGGCAGCCTGTGAGCGGCTCCTTGTCCACCGTGAGGGTGTCATGGTTTCCGACGTAGTGCGCGTTGCCGTCGAGAAGCTCGTTGCGGAGCCACCACCGGCCCTCGCAGCCACCGAGGACGTACACGGAGCTGAACGGGTGCCTGACGGCCGACCTGACGTACATCTCGTGGTCGGACTCTCCGATTCCGAAGCCGTACCCGGCCTTGAGCGTGAGGCTTCCGCCGGCGGCGATCTGGTAGGTGCCGAGAAGAACGCCAGCGTCCTGCTCCAGGTGGGCCGACCAGCCCTTGTCCTCGCCGATGACCCTCCAGTCAAGCCCGTGGAAGTACTGGCCCTGCACGATTGCCTCGTCATGGAGCTGGTGGTCCCAGCCCTCTGGCATGTGACAGTCAAGCCACTTGTGGATCGTCCTCTGCGTCTCCTTGCCGAGGGCGGACGGCCCCAGCACGCCAAGAAGCAGCTCGTAGTCGTTGTAGAGGCTCACCGGGCCTTTTGCTAGGTAGTTGTCGCGGTATCCAACGAAGCCCATCAGCGCGCCGGCGTACGGGTGCCTTCCGGGAACCTGGTCGCGGAGGGTTATGTCGTCCGGGGTGTAGATCTGCTGCTGTGCCCCGAAGCGCCAGCCGGAGTCGTTGAAGTACGTGATTCTAGTTCCGTGCGTGTAGTCCTCGTCGCAGTTGTCGAAGACCACGTCGTTCTCGGCGGTGACTTCCACGCGGCCCGCGTGCAGCCCGAGGGCCAGAAGTGATAAAAAGATTGCAAGTGTCTTTTTCATGGTAACAGTATAGCACACAGCGCGTGGCAGGTAAAGAAAAGCCCGGAGCCCCTTGCGGGGACGGGCTTTTGCTAGTTGTCGATCCACCCCTCGAAAAAGGCCTCGAGGTCCCACAGGGCTTCGAGCCTGGGGTCGTTTAGTAGTGCGTCAGCGCTTTTGTCATCGCGCTGTACCGAGGCCTCGTAGACCTCATCGGCGGCTTTTGCCGCCTTTACGACCAGCTCCGCGAAGGTGTCGAGGTTGTCGACGATGCGGAGCTTGACGAGGGGGTGGTTGACATTGTCAAGCATCGTGCTCATGATGTTTTCTCCTGAAGTTAGCTGGTGTTGAGAAAAAGCCCGGAGCCCCTTTCAGGGACGGGCCTTTCAATTATTTGTGCAGGTCGAGCATGCGTACGTAGTACCTATACACGCGCTCTCCATCAGTCTTGAAATAATCCCACCACCAACCTTCGTTCTCACGCAATTCGGCCCTAAGGCCTAATCGCGTGGAATCATGCCGCACCCAGTCTCTGGCCTCTTCGAAAGAAGCCACCGGAACGGCTTTGTACGGAATTGACGGAACGGTACCGTCTGGGCTCAAGTCCCCCAGTAGAAGAACTTTCATTACGCCACAACCTTTAGAAGAGGCTCGGCGAGCCTATTCAGCTTGTCGACCGCTTCGTCGCGTAGACGCCATGCTTCAAGCTCGGCGCGGTGCGAGGTGTCCAGGGCCTTTTCCCACTTGTCCGCCTCAACCTTGTCGGTAAGGCTGCCCGGAGTGGCCCCTCCGGGCCACCACGCGGTGGCGGGATCCTTGGCTGCCACATCATGGAACTTCCTCTCAGTCTCCTTGTAAGCCGCCACGGCCTTTTCAGCCATGGCGCAGCGCGCCTCGACTTCTTTGAAGGCAAAGCGGAGCGCCAGCGGGATAGCCACGGTCCGACCCGTGTCCTCCCATTCCCACTCCCACCAGCCGCGATCTTTCACGAACTGGTTGAACACATGTCCATCAATGTCGATGGCCACGCCCTCATCGGGAAGGTCCGCACCGTGATGAACGGAATTCGGGTCGGTTTCGACCCACCTGTTGAACAGAGTAGCAAGTATCATTTTTGTCCTCCTTTGGACATGTGCCCCGAACGCATTGCGCAGGGGCGGTGAAAGAATGACGCCGACCCACCCGGGCCGGCGCCGTAAAGAGAAGGCGCGAATCCACCCGGACCCGCGCCGCAAACGCCTTTCGGCTAATAGAAGGATTAACCCATTCCTTCTATGTGTTTATACCCTTTTCAGGGCCTTTTTTAAGCCCTATTCCGACAGTGTCGCACGTTATTCCACCGGCGGCTCCGTAAAGTAGTATTTCTGGCCGCGCACGGCCGCGGTTCCGTTAAGCATTCCGGTAAGGGCGTTGTCTCCGTCGGACCCTGACCCAAGCTCCGGCAGACTCCACTCGTACTGGTAGTCGCCGCCCTTCTCGGTGCTGTACCTTATGCCGGTTCCCGACGCTGACGACCCGTTGCCGAACATCTGGTACATGGCGTATGGCCCGACAGGCCCCACGGGATGAAGGACCGACACGGTCTTCATCGACGTGCACCCACGGAACATGCGGTAGCAGGCGGAATCCTCACTGAAGTCTTCGGCCGTTATTCTCGGCGGACGCCTCATCGAGCTGCACTGCCGGAACATCTCCTCGTACTGCGCTGACTCCATGAGCAGCTCGGGTGGCGGGTCGACCATCGCCGTGCATCCCGCGAACATCCATTCGAACGGACTGTATATCCTCGACGACGACGTCGTGGAGGCCCGTAAGCGCATGGCGCGGATTTCCGGCGCGTCGACCATGTACTTTGTCCAGGGGAGGTACGGCCTGTCGTTCATGTCGCCGAACATCTGGCAGTAGCATCCCGAGACCGCCACCTTGGCCGGCAGCACAAGCTTCCTCGAGCTCAGCAGCGACGGGCACTGGCTGAAGGCGTCGCGGAACGCGTAGTGGGTCGTGTAGTCAGGGAACTCCGTGGCACCATGCTCCAGCACTGACATGATGTTTCCGCCGACCTCCACGGCGCCGGTGACACGCTTCCACCGGTCGTCGTAGGAGTAAGATCCAAGCGACAGCGGTCGGAACCTCCTGCCGAAGGCGTTGTTGACCACTCCGACCGGGGCCCTTACGCACATGGTCTCACCGGGGTTGAACACGCGGTCGGCCTCTGGCGCCCCTTCGTACTGATTCCAGCTCATGGACCCGGACAGCCTCGAGAACTCAAGCACGGCCCTGATGCTTCCGTAACCCGTGTTCTCGAAGTTGAGCACGAGCGGCTCCGTCCAGACGTTCCTGAACCACATGAAGTCTGGCAATATGCCGGACGGCACCTCGTGGTGTACCAGGCTGATGTGTATGCACGGGCTCGCCCCCCTGGAGCCGGTATAGTACGGTGCGAATATGGCGTCCGGGTTTGGCCCCTCGGTGAGGTGATTTTCTCCGGACAGGATGTCGTCCCTGTAGAATTTGAAGGTGTATGGCGGCTCGTCTCCGACAAGACTCGCCAACGGGTATGTACTGTAAGATGATGGCCGGTCGCTCGGTCCGGGAGACACCGCGGAAGTGCCTGACCGGCTTGCCGGACCGCACGCCGCCTGCATGTCGCACGCCCCGCCGCCGGCGCATGCGGCGGAGATGTTGAAGGCGGTGACGTCCTGAAACCACATGGGATCTATTTCAACGGCGTTGGAGCCGAAGCTGCATATGCCCGCGAAATCCCATTCCAGATATTGGACTGACTTCTCCACAGTTCTGTACACGTTTTTTGACACGTCCGGCCTGACGGTCCTGAGAAACTGCCGCTGCAGGCCGCACATCTCCTCGCACCCGATGTCGGACACCATCCTGCGGTAGCGCGTGTCTACATGGCCACCGGTCGTGTCGTTTTTCAGGTCGGCGTAATACACGTTCCGCTCGTTCCTGTAGTACTCTCCGTCTTCCGGTGGTCTAAACGCGTTATACTGGCTGTTCCTGTATAGCGCGAACCTTGCACCGAAGTTGGGGTTCTGCATCACGGTCGTTCCGGCGTTGGAGCCGAGGGCCGCCGACAGGAAGTCGGCATCCGTGGGAAGGAGCTTGCCGACGTTTCCCAACCCGGTGGACAGCTCAGTCTGCGATCTCGCCGCAAGCCGTATGCCTCCGAACCGGCTTTCAGGCGCCGCGATGTCCCCAGACGCGTTGTATATGTCAACCCAGACGTCTGTCTCCTTTACATAGGCCATTGCCCTGGGATCGGGGCACGCCGGCCTGAAGTTGAGCGCCCACGCCGACGCCGGCAACATCGATCCGGCAACAAGCCCGAACAGCGGGTGGGACTGGTCGAGCGACGCGGTGCCCTCGCACAGGAGGTGTACGCCTCCGAGAACCCGGTATCTTATCCCTGACACCTCGACGCCGTCCCGGATTGCGGACGCCATGTCGATTCTCGGATCAAACACCGCCAGCTTTATCGCGGCGTCCGACCCGAGCAGCACGGCCATGTCCCTGCCGGGGAACTTCACCCTGTTCTTTTTGGAGTACGGGTGCCGCACGAGGGTGTCCTCCGGAATGAACACGAACTTGCCGTTGACAAGGTACCTTCCAGACAGAACCTTGACATGGTCCGGGTCCGGGCATGACACCACCGGGGACGCCGGGTAGCTTTCGCGCAGCCCTTCGGACGGCGACGGGTCTAAAACTACCACTGGGTCGTCCGACGCATCCCTCCGCGACTTCGCATTCTGTCTCAGATTTCTGGCCGCCATGCCCTACCTCGCGGTCTGCCGGCACGGGCACACGCCTCTCGCCCCGGCGTTGTCGTATCCGCCAGTAAACGACACGTTGTTATTGACGATTCTACGGCACATCGGTCCCGACACCGGTATGTTGGCGGCAAAGTTCTTGTAGCTTCCACCGGCGAGCAATATCGACGTGCCAGACGCGTACATACCCTCGGAGTTCGCGTTCCCCGTCGCGACCTCGGTTGCCGTATATCCTCCGTCCTGAGGTATGTATCTCTCCTGCAGCCAGTGGTTTACCAGGCCGCACATTGCTTCGCACCCGATGGACGATATCATCCTCTCGTTTTTCGTGTCAAGCCATCCGCCAGTCTTGAGATACGTGGTGTGCCAGTCCGCGTACGGCATGTGGCCAGGCACATAGTCTATAAACGTACCGTCGGCGATCGTACGGCAGTTCGACCCAAGGGCCGCGAAATAGAACTCGTCCGAATAGGGCAGCCTCTTGCCGACCGCCGCGAAACCGGTCATGAACCCCGAGTATGAGGCGTGCAGGTCGACGTAGACCGTCTGGTCGTGGCCGCTGGTCCTCCGCCGTATCACGTCCTGCCCGAAGGCCGAGGGGTTGTACGAGAAAACGGACTTGGGGTTCGACATGCTTCCGGACGCCGGGTATATGTCGATCCACGTGTTAGTCTCCGAAATGTACACCATCCCGGTGGGATCAGGGCAGTCCGGCCTGAAATTGAACGCCCATACCGATTTTGGCAGTATGTCGCCGGCCGTGAAGGATGAAAGCGGGTGTGCCTGGCCGGGGTACACTGACTCCGGGCGCATCCCTAGGACCCCGACTCCGTAGCACAGCGTGTGATAACCGCCGAGACACCTCATTGTCAGCGGATTTCCGCCAGTGACGTATATTTCGTCGCCGGCGTATAGCAGCAATCTGAGCTTTCCGTCATCGCCGAGATATATGCCGCAGTCGCTTCCCGGAGGAATCGAGGACGCGGATCCACCAACGTCGATGTCCACTGACATGGGAAACGCGTAGTTGACCGGCTCGACGTTCATGAGCGCGGTGTTCAGAATGAGATCCGTGGGCATGAACACCCTTGTAGAACCAACATTGTAGCTTCCGCCGAGAATCAGGAGCGATACGTTGCTGCGGTACTGCACGACTGGCTCGGCGGGATGGAGTTCTGAAAGGACTTGGGCCAGCCCCGGATCTGGTGTAAGCGCTGTGGACGGCATTTTTTGGTCCTTGTTGCGGTTTTGCGGCGATTTTTGCCTAAAAACGCCATTTTTCAGCCGTTTTTCAGCAAATTTTGGCTGATTTTTGGCTAAAACGACCTATTTTTGAGAAAAACTTGCGGATTGCGCACCAGACACACCCGAAAAACGACAGTTCGAACACCGAAACCACGATTTTTTCCGGAAATTCGGAGATTTTGACGAATCCTGCGTCCATCACGGCGCGTTTCACGCGGTTCCTAAGCTGGTCCTCCGTCACGGCCTCGCCGGTTTCGGCCTCGTACATCGCCGCGCAGTCGGACCACGGAATGTGGTTCACCTTGTGCATGGCGTGGAACTTCAATAAAAACAGGCGTTTTGCGTCCCGTTTCTCGATCGTGCGGGAGCTGAACCGTCTTGCGCCCCTCGTTTTGCCGGAATCCGGGCCTCCGGCGTCCGCAGCTGTCTCGCCCTTCATTCTTTGCGGCTCCTGTCTCACGAATTGGGCGGCACGAGCCTGTTGTAGATCTCTTCGATCTTGGCGTTGATTGACGAGATTTCGTCGTCTATCTCGCCGAGATGCGTGTCCGTGCTGTCCTTGTACGCGTCCATGTCCTGCTTCATGTTCTGGACCTCCTGGAGGAGGTTTGAAAGGTTGGTGGCCCACGACGCGAGCTCGCCGTTGAGCGTGGTCACGGCCGCGTCGAGCCTGTTGTACGCCAGGTTCAGGTCCGATACCTTCTCAACGAGGCCCTTGTGCGTGTCGTCGCCGTTTACGGACGTTTCAAGGGCCGCGATCCTCGCCCTCAGACTGGTTTCCGCGTCAACCAAGTCGGATATGGCGTTGTTTATGTCCGAAATGCTGTGCGCGTTGTCCTGTATGCCCCGCTCGGCGGCGTCCATGCGCGTCTTGACGCCGTCTATTTCACCGGTGACTGAGGCGATGTCGCCCGCTTCGCGCTCGTCGAGCGCCTGCAGCCGGGCGGCCGTATCTCCGATCGAGGCCGAAAGCCCGTCGTAGTTCGAGTCCACCACGCGTCCCAGGTCGGTTATGCGCCCTGAAAGGGCGAGGTCGCCTTCCGTCCGCTCCTCTATCTCGACGTCGAGACGGTGGGACAGGTCCGCGGCGCGTGCCACGTCGGGCGGAAGGCACGTTTCGTCGACAATGCCTTCTGAATTGAGCTTAACAAGCTTGCCGGCGTACTTTTTGGCTCCTCCTACGTCGGTGGAGCCGCGTACGCCCTGGAACATGCCGCCTATGGGCTTGAAACGTGCGTCAGCCATGTGTCAGTCCCCCAGTTTCAATAACGGGACGAGGAAGTCGCCCACTTTTATCCCGTGCCTGTCGCAGAACCCGGCCGGAAGCTCGACCGCCTGCACGGACGCGTACTTCGTCCTCGAATACAGCGTGCGGCCGGCCTTGTCCTTGGCCATGGCGATCTTCTCCGTGACCGCGCCGGACTCGTCAAGGTAGCAGAGGTCGAGCGGGAACTCGACGTCCTTCATCCAGAACGGCCCGCGGCAGTCGAACCACATGCCGTCGTTTCTTCCGATGGAGGCCCTCTTTGAAAGACCCCTGGTCCTCAGAGGCTGCGTGTCGGCTATCTCGATGAACGCGGCGCACTTGGTCCTGCCGGTCTCGCCGTCCTCGAACTTCATCAGGACGCGCTTCGGGACTTCGTCGCCGGCCTCGTGGCCGACGGCCGGTATCCTTTTGACGAGTTTCGAGATCTTCTTCATCAGATTTCCATGCCGAACGCGGCCCTGGCGGCCTTCGCGACGTGGTCCTCGACGTGTTTCACTTCGTCGGGGGTCCTGGGTGAACCGTTTTCTGACACAGGGGACCCGCTGTACGCCATCGCCTGGAAGATCTGGCAGCGCTTCTGGAACTCGCGCTCCTTGTTCTTCTGTCGGTTGTTCAGGTACGAAATGACAGTGCACATGGCCATCACCCCGCCGACAACCTCCGGGACGGCGGACTGGATGACGGACGCCGTCTCATGGGACATCCCGAAAAACATTGTCGCAAGCCCGATTAGGGCCGTGACACCGGCTATGATCTTGTCCTGGCTCATGTTATCCCACCTTATGCGGTTGAGTTGGATTGTTCGGCAGCATGCTCCGGTATTCCTGTCGCGCCTGCTGCACCTGCTGCAACGTGTTTCGCCGCTTTCTGGCGGCCGGAGACACGACGGCCTTGACTACGGACGGGGGCTGCGCTTGCGTTTGCGCCTCTTTCCCCAGCCCCTTCAGACCGGCTATCACCTTGCGGTACATGGCCTGCTTCGCCATCTCGGCCGCCGCGATCTTCTCGATCTCGCGCCGGCCGGCCTCCATTGCCCTGACGTACTTGTTGTGCAGGGCGAGCATCTGAGCCTGCTTAAGCAGGATTTTGCTGCGTGCGTTCATTGTGGTTCTCCCGTAAGGCGTTGACAAGCCCCTTCTTGAGCAGGTCGTCGTCCACGTTCTTCAGGTCGGCCAGCGAGTCGAACTGCTTCGCGATGTCGTCGACGTTCTCCGAAAGGTACTGGTGGAGGGCCCTGCCGTTCTCGTCCGAGACCAGGCCGGCCCGTATGTCCTTGAGCGTGGTGTCGTCGTCAAACACCACGTCGAAAATCGGCGGGAAGTTCCCCTTTCCGTAGCCGTTCTTCTCCAATATGATCGAGCAGTACTTCTTGATGGTCGGGGAGAACGGGAGCATGTCCCTGTTCATTCCGACTTCCGCCACCGCCCAGGCGGCCTCCTCGACCGTTACTGGGTCGAAGGCGCCGAAGAACGGGTTTCCGTCCGACAGGGCGTTGCAGACCCCGAAGAAGGCGTCTACGCGGTTGAAGAAGGCGTCGCCCGTCATGACGACCTGCATGGCCCCCCAGCGGTCCATGAACTCCGGGCACGGGTCGACCTGGAAGTCGGCCTTGAGCTCCAGCGACACCGTGAGCGGGTCCCACCAGTACGCCTCGTCCCCGTACTTGTCGCGGATGATGGCGTGGACCACCGTCGCCATGGTCTCGGGCGACTGTATGAGGTCCTGCCGGACCGTGAACGGGTCCGACAGGTCGTGGCCGAATTGCTGGAGGAATGGATCCATGCTAGTTTAGTCTAATGCCTTCTCCGTTAAAAAACAACGAGGATATGTCGTTGCCATCATCCATTTTGGATTTCGGTGATACAACGTCTCCAGTCCATACACGATAAGGCGAGCTGTTTTTTCCTGAGTTAGTCATGGCAATAAGAAGCCTCTTTATTTTGTTTTTCCTCATTGTGTCAACTCCATGTGCTATAAGTTTCCACTCATCGGATTCTGACCATGAGTCCGGAGCATCGGTGGCAACGGTGTATTCTTTTAGGATATTCGGGTCTTTGTCGTCAAGCGTAAGCAGTAATTGGCCTACAGTATTTGGTTTCATACTTTTTTGAAACGCGGTTGCCAGTGAATGGTATTTAGGTTTTTTACCTAAACTAGGCAAAAACGTATCACTTGATTCGTGCGGAACTTTGTCCAGGTAGATCGAATCGTCTTTCTTACTTGACCACGGCCATGCAACTTTAAGCATTTGTCTGGCGGTTTGCCCGTCCACGCCGTACTCGGCGCACTTGTTCATGAATCCCTGTTCGTAGCGTGTCATTGTGGTCCTCATTAGTCCATGTACAGTTCAATCGCCTTGCGAAGCGCGTTCCTGTCGCGCTCCGGGAGCGCCTTCAGGGCCTTTCCGAGCTTCTTGACGTCGATGACGCCTTCGCCGCCGTCGTCCTCCTCGAACTCCTTCGGCTCCTCAGCCTTCTCGCATTCATCGGGATTGCATTCCGCGTCTTCCGTGTCCTCGACGTCGATCGGCTTGTCGGAGTCGAACCCGAACCCGCCGTCCATCATCTCGGGCACGCCGCCGGAAATCGTGATGCGCATCAGGCCGCCCGGAACCTTCTTGGTGATGCGCATGGCCTTCATCGAGCCGCATGAGCCGCCATCACATCCGCGGATCATATCGCCGAAATCATCACCCAGCGCGGAGGTGAACAGGTCCATGGGGAGACCGGCGAGCTTGGTGATGCTGAACAGGTCGCCGCCGAGCTGCACGGAGTCGTCCAGGAAGTCGGAGGCCTCCTTTATGTTGCGACCGTGGAATATTTCCATAGGCGAGCGGAAGCGGACGCCGTAGCGATCTGCGAACCCGGTCTCCTCGTCGAAGCGGTCGAGCAGGGCCGCGAACTTGGCCAGGCTGCCCTGGTACCGGTCCATGGGCATCTCAAGCATGGCCTGGGCGGCGCCGGCCAGGGCGGACGCCAGCTCGGGGCTGTCGTGGCTCGCCATCTTGACGCGGTCCACCAGCTCCACGCCCACGTCCTCGCGGAGGTTGAACCCCTGCCCGGCCTCGCGGCGGACGACGTCGTTGGCCTCCACGCCGTATTCGGCGCACTTCTGGAAGATGCGCTCAGCGATCGTGCGGCGCATCGCCGGCGGGTAGTTGAAGCAGTTCTCGGCGAAGTAGCTGTTCGCCATCTTCACCCCGTGCTCGTCGAACATGGGGTACTTTTTCTCTGAGGGCCACCCGTAGTTGGACTCGTCGTCCGCGGCCTTCTTCTCCGCGGGGCCGCGTGACAGCGCCTCCATGGCCTCGTCGACGTCCTTGCGTATCCCGTACTTGTCGGCGGCGAGCTTGATGGTGTCCCGCACCAGACCCCTGAGGGCCTCGGAGGAGTACGCGTCCCCGGACGCCGTCTTGGCGAAGTACGCCGCCGACAGCCACGTGCTGGCCTTGGAGTCGATCGGGTAGCGCCTGTTTACCCGGTCGGCGAACAGGGCGTCCGGCAACTTGGCCGTGGCGGCCTTGGTCATGTCGTTCGGGTTAGCGTCAAGCACGTACTCCGGGACCTTTCCGTCCCGGAATATGCGCAGCATGTTGGAGTGTAGGGTGTCGTCGGTAATGTCCATGTGTCAGCCATCTCCCTGCCTTAGGTTCCTTTGACCATAGTTCTCGTTCTATGATAAGATATTCTACCACAAAACGGGATCACAGGCCAATGAATGTCTATCCGGACAAGCTCATACGTCACTTCGGTACAAGTATAGGCAAAATCCTCGCCACTGTCAACGGAAAGCCTAGCCCGGGCATCGACCCCCGGAGATGGGAGTGCCCGCTGCATCCGGACGGCGAGGCCTGCCTTTCCGCCACACGCGGCCCCAGCGTCGTGTTTTCATGCTCGAACCCGGCGTGCCGGTTCAGGGGCGACGCCGCGTCGCTGGCGTCGATGGCGCTGAAGATATCGGTCGCCGACGCCGTGAGGATGTTCATGGAGGGAGGCGAGCTGTCGGACTGCCTTCCGGAGCCGATGTCGGAGGAGGACGCGGAGCTGTACCTCGACACGGCCAAGTCGCAGACGATGCTCAAGGCGTGGCTGGCCGTGGCCAGGGCGAGGCTGCGCGAATGCCCGGAGAAGGCCGGGATACGGCCCGGCCTGTCGAGGCTCAACGTGAAGCTCCTCCACCCGGACGTAGGGCTGTTCTCCGCTGACGGGTCCGAGGTTCCCAGGTGCCTGCGAGAGCTCGAGAAGCCGAAGTACGCCAAGTCGTGCCTGATCCTGTACCCCTACACCATGAACGGTGAGGTCACCAGGATAGAGGTCCTCGACACCACCGACAAGTCGTTCAGGTACACCGCCGTCGTGACGCACCCGACCGCCGGGGTGTTCGGCGAGGAGCTGGCGGAGTCCGGGCAGAAGCTGCTTGCGGTGGAGAGGCCCGAGGCCGCGGCCAGGCTGTACGCGCTGTGGGCGCTGTCGTCCGCGAAGACGCCGCCGATCGTGGCGTTCTCTGGGTACCCGCTCCCGGAGGCGTTCAGGAACGCCACGAACATAGACGTCGTGTCGTCCTCGGACTTCCCGGTGTCCACGGAGTTCGTTCTGCGGACCCTCGCGGCGCCGGAGATAAAGGCCGGGGGAGTACCGCTCATGCGCGTACTCGACTGGAAGTGCCCAGTCGGATCGATACCTAGGGAGGACCTTGAGAACCCGTTCGGGGCGAGGCTCGTCACCAACGACCTGCAGCACATGGCCGCGAAGAGGTTCGCCGCGATGGTGGCCGGCGGAGACCCGAGGCCGGTGCTGGACATGCTGGCGTCCGAGCGGGTGCCGGCGGCGATGAGGGAGCTCATACGGTCGGCCGCGAACGCGCAGCTCACCGTGAGGGGAGGCTTCAACGGCGACCTGGAGTCGACGAAGAGGCTCGTGGCGGTGCTCGACTCCGCGGAGTGCGGCGAGCCCAGCAACGTGGCGCTCGCCAACGGCAGGACGCTTCACTGCGGCCCGGACGGGGTGTTCGCGGTAAGGGCAAACGGCGTCATGGACCCGATAGCGAACGTGGGGCTGTCCGTGGACTCCAGGGTCGTCGCAGACGGCGGTGAGGCGTTCGACTGCACCGTGTCGGCCAGGGGAGGGTTCCCGGCCGTCAAGGTGAGGCTGGAATGGCGGGACCTGACGGCGGAGCGGATGAGGGCCGCGGTGCAGAGGGCGTACTCGGACCTCGGCCTCAGCCCGTACGTGGCGTTCTACTCGTCGACCGGATTCGCATGGCGCGACATCGTCTCGAAGCTGGCGGAGAACTGCCACGTCGAGCGCGGCGCCGGAAAGCCGGTGAAGCTCGGCAAGCCCGTTTCAGGTTGCTCCATCCGTGTAAAACCTGTAAAATAGTAACCGGAGAAAGAAGTGCATGAAGAACGACCGAAGATTCATAGGCGTGCTCGCGACCGATATGATGGGCGGCATGTCGCAGGCCCATTGCCTACAGAGGATGAGGGAGGCTGGGTTTTCAACGACGGTGGTGGTGTCGAAGTATTTCAGCACCGGCGTCCGGGCTGACTTCAAGGTGTCGAACCTGAACTCGCTTGTCAAGGTCCTGGACAAGAACGGCGACGACGACGCGATCGTGTTCTCGCGTGCGGCAAGCACATACGGGAGGATCTCCAGGGATCCCGTGCCGAGACGCGGCATGGCACACGTGTATGCTGGAACGCTGGCGCTGGCGGAGGCGCCAATGACCAGAAAAATCGCCGAGACGGCCATGTCGGGCGGAGTCGCCGTGTTCACCGTCGGGAGCCTCAGGGACGCGGTGCTCGGCAACGGGTCGCCCGACGCCGCGGCTCTGTCCGTCCCTGGCGGAATCCTGCGGGAATGGCCGGAGAAACAGGTTTCGCCAAGAATGGGTATACTGATGTCTCATGACATACCTATGGACGCGAGGCCCCGGTGCCTGGCGGAGTTCAGGGCGTTCGGCGTGTACGAGGTGTCGGAATGCGACATAGATGGTCCGAAAAATGCGTCGTCAGCCCTTTCGGAAGTGCTGGCCGCGCTCCTAAGGCCCAGATGTGATTCAAACGACGGATACGGCCTGTTTGATGCCGAAGGGTTCGACGACCGCGTCGTGCTTGTCGTCACCGACTGCGAGCGAATGGCCGAAATGTGCTCCGGGCTGAGGCTGCGGCGCGGCAGGTTCAGGATGTTCGGCGCGGACGGGTCGTCGTCTGACCTTCCGGCATACCGGTTCAACCCGGACGAGATGGCGCGCTACAGGAATTTCGCCGCATACGCCGGCGACTTGCTGAAGGCCGTCAGGATAGCCGGCGCCGAAGGGCCCACGCCGGCCGTGGAGGTGGACACCCCGGCGTTCGCGGCGTCGGAGCGGCCTCCGCTTACGGTGGCCTTCATGACGCACGACAGGACGGCCGTGGCGTGCAAGTGCCTGGAGATGCTCTGCCGCAAGCTCAGGTACGCCGGCGACATCCACTACTGCGTGTGCGACGACAGATCCAGGCCCGGGCACGTCGAGGCCCTCGAACGCGTCCTGAGGGAGTGCGGCCGAAGCTACTCCGTGGAGCGGAACCTGAACGGGCGGTGGGGTCTCGGCGCCTCGATGAACAACGGCCTCAGAAACGCTTTCTCAAGGTCGCCGGTCGTGCTAACGTCCGAGGACGACTTCCTGCTGGAACGCGAATTCGACATCACCGGGTGCGTGGACACCATAATGTCCAACGACGTGGCCGGAATACGGCTGGCGTACGTTAAGACGAAGCCGTCCGGAACCGGCGTGACATGGACCAGGACGCGCCCGTCCAAAATAAAGGGGTTCGTCAACGTGGTGGCCGGCAGCGTGATGAACGCACACTACAAGTACGTGTTCAACAACCAGGTCATGCTGAGGCACAAGAGGGTGTACGACGCCATAGGGTACTACCCGGAGAACTGCAACCACCAGGAGATGGAGAGGCAGGTAGTGGCCGCGTACGCCGTGCGGTTCAAAGGAGGGCTGTCCGAGAACTGCCAGGTCCTGTACCCGGACGACCTGCCGACGGACACCTACGACAACGGGCTCTTCATGCACATAGGCGAATCAACCGCCGGCCACGGGTTCGCGATACCCGAGGAGTATGTGGCGCTAAACGACGCCGACGCCGACAAAAGGCTCAGGGACCAGGCCTCAGACGGACCGGCGGCGGAATCGAGAGCCGACGGGGCGGACGGCCCGTTCTTCAGGATAATAACGCCGGTGCGCAACAGGGCGGCGTGCGTGAGGCGACTGGCCGAGGCCCTCGACAGGCAGTCGTTCCGTGACTTCGAATGGCACATAGGGGACGACGCCTCGGACGACGACACCAGGGACGCCATCGCCGAGGTCTCGGAGAAGAGGCCGTGGGTCAGGTTCGCGCTGCTTGACAAGAGGTCTTGCGCCGGAGGGGCCAGGAACGTCGCCCTGGACATCGGGACGTCAAGGTACACCCTGTACATGGACGTCGACGACGACTTTGCGTCCCCGGACGCGCTACAGGCTGTGCACGACGCCGTCGTGGCGGCGGGGTACCCGGACGCGGTCGCGCTGTCCTACTACTGGGGCTCAATGAAGAAGGTGCGCACCGAGTGGTCGCCTCAGGAGCTGGTGCGGCACAACCAGGCGCCGTGGACGGTGTGCCACAGGACCTCGCTGTCCAGGAGGTTCATGGCCGACAGGTACAGGTTCAACGACGTGGTGTGGTTCATGCGCCTGTGCGACGCCGTGAAGACAGTCGCACCGTGCGCCACGCCGTGGTACGTGTACTCACCGAAGGCCGACGGGAACATACACGAGAACGCGGCCGACGGCACGAGGCGGTGCGCGGCGGCAAGGCTTCAGCTGTCGGGGGACCTGCTTTCCGAGGAGTTCTCGCACGGGTACGTGGCCGCGCAGGCCAGGAAGATCGCGGCCGACGCCAGGCAGAAGGCCGAGAAGGACCTTAGGAGGTTTCCGTAATGCTGCTTGACGACTGCACCGTGCTCACATGCACGTACAACAAGTGCGAACTCGTGGACTACATGGTCAGGTCGCTGTTCAAGCAGCTGGGCCGCAAGCTTCCGGTAGTGGTGATGAACAACGGCGGCAGCGTGCATTCTCCCGTGTTCAACGCAAAGCTGTTCAGGGAGGTCGACAACCGCGGCAGCAAGCTTCTGGGAATGAAGCCAGAGAACATGAGTCAGCCGTCCGACAGGCACGCCTGCTCGATAGACTGGGCGCTGCACCACGCGATCGACTCGAAATGGGTGCTGCTGGCCGACGACGACGTGCTTTTCAAGCCGCCAGTACGCAAGCTGCTCGCAACGATTCCGTCGGGCTCGGATTACGGCGCCGTCGGGCAGGTGGGGTGGGACAGGACCCCCGGCGACAGGCTGCTCCCGTACTTCTGCGCATTCAACGCCTACAGGATGCGACGCGATGGGATACGGTACTGGCGTCCTGACATGTGCATGGCGTCAAAGCCGCCTGTCGACACCGGAGCCTCGTTCAACCACGACATCTCCGCGGCGGGATGGCGCATTCTGAAGATAGAGCTGGTTGACTTCGTGGATCATCTTAAGAACGCGTCGCTCAGGAATCTGGACACGTCGAAATGGATCGATAAGGGAAGGTCGCTATGGGAGTGACATCTGACAGTAGCATGGTCGTGGTCACGGCCATAACCAAGGGGTACGACGCGCTCAAGGATCCAAGGGCGAAAACCCCCGGATGCAGGTACGTGTGCGTCACGGACAACCCGCTTCTGAAGTCGCGCATCTGGGAGACCGTGCGGTTCCCGAAGGAAGCCTGTGATCTTGAACCGGTTCGCAAGGCAAGATACGTGAAGACCCATCTGTTCTCCATGTTCCCGGAATACAAGATCAGATTTTGGATAGACGGCACAATGGCCATAACCGACAACCTGCGGACACTTGTGTCTGAAACGGCCTCGCCCGGGAAATACCTGTACGCCATGATGCACTACGGATGGGACGATATCTTCATGGAGGCCAAGGAGATTCGCCGAGTCAGGCCGCACAGGACCGCCGGTCTGGACGAGCAGCTCAAGAGGTACAGGGCCGCCGGCATGTCCGAGCACCATGGAATGATGGCCGAGACCGGGATAAGGTACGAGATCGACTCGCCGTACGTCACGGAGTTCATGAAGCTGTGGTGGCACGAAATCGAGCGTGGGTGCACAAGGGACCAGATCTCGTTCCCGTACGTGATGTGGAGGCTGGATCCAAGGCAAGCCGGTGTGTTCTGGCTTCCGAAACGCATGTACCGTGGCAGCAGGTGGTTCAAGATAGAGATACCAGACACACACAGAAAACTCAAGGCTTAGCATGGAAACGCTGCCGATAGTCCTCTTGACAAAGGACCGCACCGGATGCGCGTGCGCGACCGTGGACGCCCTGCTGTCCAACCTGGGCGCGTCCGGGTATTCGCCCCGCCACATAGTGTGCGACGACATGTCGGTCCCGGGCCACGTGGAGGCCGTCGTGGCCGTTTACAGGCGCCACGGAATCGAACCGGCGGTGCACGTCACCACGGACGGCAGGCACGGGCTGGGGGCCTCGATGAACATCGGGCTTGAAGACGCGTTCTCCGACCCAGGCGCGACGAAGTGCCTGAGGCTCGAGGACGACTGGATGCTGGACAGGCCGCTGGACATCGGCACGTGGGTCGCCAAGATGGACAGGCTGTGGATAGGTTCGCTGAGGCTGGGCATGATGTACCGGCACGGAAACGAGCTCCTGCCGTTCCAGGGGAGCCCAGACCTGCTGAAGGTGAGGTCCGCGTACCACCAGCTGTTCACGTTCAACAACCAGGTCGCCGTGGTCACCAGGGAGCTTACCGACCTAATCGGGAAATATCCGGAGAACGTCAAGCCAAGCGACGCCGAAAGGACCGCGGCATACAGGTACAACCACGCCACGGGCTACGGCTCAATGCCCCCGTACGTTGCGTGGCCGTCGGGATGGGACACGTTCTCCCAGTACGGCCGCAACCTGCCGTTCGTGCACATAGGGGTGAGTCTGAGCGGACATTCGAAAATGTACCGCATCCCGGCCAGATACATGAAGTTCAATGACCCGGCTGAGGACAGGAGGCTGCGCGCCGAGGCGCTCGGCTAGGCGTCCAGGAAGCCGTCGGTGGCCATGTCATTGCCGACGTCGTCCTCGCCGTCTCCGTCGTTGCTGTCCTCTCCGTCTTCGGATGGTTCAGCCCCGGCGAAGTCGGAGGGCTCGGCCGCGGGCTTTTCCACGCCATGGCCGGCTGAACCGCCTGGGCCACCCGCGCTTCCCGCATTGTCCGCGTTATCCGCCCCGGTGGTGAGGGACTTCTCGTTCAGGACGTACTCGAACCACTCCACGTACCGGTACCACGACTGGCCCTCGGGGGTGTTCAGCACCTGCAGCTCGTTCTTGTTCACGACGCACTGGCTGTCCTGGGCCATGGGCATCAGGCGCTTCATCAGGTCGGCGTATTCCGACCTGTCCTTCTCCTTGCCCATGTTGAAAATGCAGACCTTGTAGTCCGTGACCTTGAACGGCTCCTTGCCGTATTTGGCCCGTTCAAGGCCGTGCCTCGCCGTGTCTATGTCCGGGAAGAACGACGCCGGATACGGCGAGAAGATGCTTGGCATCTGCGGTTTCACTTCATGCTCCTTCATTTCGCGTCGCGCCGCTACTCCTCGGGCGGCGGATACGTAAGCTTCACGTTCCCGACGCCGGACTTGCGGTTTCTGACGGCGTCGTCGGCATCCGCCGGCGAGATGCCGGGAAGGGCCTGCAGATATACGATGGCGGCCTTTATGGACGGAAACGTGAACGACCGCCCCCTGCCGAAGACGACCGTCACGGGCTGGCCGGACGAGGCCTCCTTCTCGCCTCCAGTTCTCTCGGGAAGGCCGTCGTGCTTCGTCTTCGCGAAGTGCTCGGCGTCCTCCTCGGAGATGTGCTTCGCGATGCGCCTTATCTTCTCCGGGGCGTGCTTCAGCTTGCCCTTCTGATAGGCGTGGACCATTCCAAACAGCCGTTGCTGGCTACCTGACACCGCCGGCATCGCTACCGCCTTTCCCTTTGGCGAACCCGCTCGGGATCCTGAGTATCTGGCCCGGTTTGACAAACGCGGAGGCGAGGCCGTTCACGTCCATGAGCTCCTCCATCGGGACGCCGCTTCTGGCCGCTATGCCTGAGAGGGTCTCGCCCCTCCGCACCTGGTACTTCCGGTTTACCAGCCAGTCCTCGAAGATCTCGGAAGCCCGCTGGAGATTGGGGTCCGAACCCCCTCCTTCGGCGAGCTTTGCGAGCCCTATGTACGGAAACCGCCTCATCACCAATTACCCACTGAAAATGCACCGGCGTCAAGGGCCCACTGGGCCTTCTGCCTATTGGCGTTGCGGGCGTATTCGAATCCAACCGCCTCCTTGCCCATGGACCTGATCTTCTTGATCGAGGCCGTTATGGCGGACTTCGTGGCCGCCTTGGGGTCGAGCTGGTCGAGGACGATGTCGCCAAGGTTGGCGAACGAGTATTTTCCAGACGCGTGGTGTACGCCGATCTTGATCTTGGGGCAGTGGTTCTTGACCGCCTTGCGAACGGCGTTCCACTGGTTCGCGTTGCCGTACTCATCCATCTCGAGCCCTAGCACGATGTAGGACGCGTAGTCCAGGATTCCGGCCTTGTCGAAGGCCGAGATGAACTGCTCGGGATTGGCAAAGAGCTTCCTGGCCATGGCGCTGGAGTCGTCGGCCATGATCCACTCCACGACGCCGAATCCCTCGGAGCGGAACTTCTTGAGGCGCTTGATGGTGAGGCCCGTGTTGTCCGTTGCGATGTAGCCGGCGCCCTCGCCGTCACCGCCGTTCATCAGGAACACGTGGGCGGTGTCGCAGCCGCGGCTTTTCATCCAGGACAGGTATTCGTTGAACTTGCCGTCCGAAAACTTGGGGCTGAGCATGTTCATCATACGCCTCTGTGCATTGCTGCCGTCCCAGCACGAGGCGTGGACGCACTCCTTCCATGACGGAGTGGTCATCCCGGGGGCGATCTTGCCGAGGATCTTGCGGATCCAGTTCTTGATCTTGGTTATGAGCTTCTTCATGTCGTCCTCCGGTTAGCCGCGGCAGCGGAAGGCTATGGCCTCCAGCTGCTCCTGCGTCAGGCCAAAGACCTCCATGGCCTTCTGGGCCATTTCGGAGCCACGCACGTACGTCATGTCGTTGGCCCACCACGCCGCCAGCTTCTCGTCCTGCTGCAACATGGGGGCCAACGTGGCGACGAGAGGCGCGATCGCCGGATCGGCCACGAGCTTTGACTGCGACAGGTGGATGCGTGCCGGCGAGAACACCCACGACTGAGAATACCCGATGACCCCGCCGTACTCGTCAGTGACCGGGAGAAGCCGTTCACGGTATGTGCCGAACGGAGTGGGCGCAGGATGCGGCGCGACGTTTGAGACGGGTAAGAGACCCTGCGCGGCCGCTATGGCGCGCTGCGCGGCCTTGACCTCGTCGGGCATGTCGTCGGTTACGGTGATGCGGGCGCCGCCCCGCTTGTTTGGTTTGTAGTACAGTTCCATGTTCATGTCTCCTTAAGTAGTAAAAAAGTCTCCAAGATACGAGCTTGGCACGGGCGTCCAGTCAGGCTCGGGACGGTACACCGCGCTGGGGAAGCTATAGTTTACAGTGGTAGAGGCGTTGTTATGTACGAACGAGTAGTCAACATGCTTCCACAGCGGAGAATCCATGTTGGCTTGGAAGTTCATGACCCTCCATGCGTTGCTGGATGATGACGTACGGTATAAGGAGTATGTAATCACGCACGGAATCTTCACAAGCGTCATGTTCAAGACCACGGAATCGGCGGTCACAGGAGGCATGTCCGGAATATACCTCGGGATGGACAGAAGCGTTTTTGTAGTGTACGTGTACGTACCGCCGGAGTTTCCCGGGGTTGAATGGTCGGTCGCCACGCTTATTTGAAAAACACGCATCTTGTCTGAGTCGGATTCGTTCGGAGAAAGTGAAACCGGAAGATAAAAGTCAACTAGCTTGAAACCGTTACGTACCGGAGCATTGCTAACGCCGCCGGGATAATAGGCGCCAAGAACATCAACATACTCATTGCTGCTTGCATCAAGACCAATATTCACGATATATGTCCCCGCGGCTGACAGCACTGCAATGCCTTGAGTCGTGGTGTGCTTCGAAATCAAAATCGATCTTCCAGCCGTGAGCACCAAATCAACGGGCCTCATCGTAACGGAGTATACACCTCCTACACCTCCTGATGGCATCCATGGAAAGCGAATCACACCAGTGTCCATCAAATTGCCAACGCGAATTGGCGGCAGTGGAGCCGCGGCGGAAAAAAGCGCGCTATGCGCGTTCGCATCCGTGTTGTGTGATGTGTTGAGCTTGCCGGAAAACAATAAATTGTGCGCAGACGTGTCGTCGTTGTGCGCGGCCACCGACGCTTCAACATCTGGAATATCGGCCATCGTCGCCAGCCGTGTGTCGAGCGCCGGCAGCCAGCCATACTCGTCGGGGTACTCTTCGTAGTGCAAATCGTATGCCGGGTCCGACGGGTCGGTACTGGCCCTGAGGCCGGGGAACTCATAGTCGGTAGGGGACGCATCGATAGGCGACCCGGACTCGTCATAAAACTGGAAGTCTGAATACCCCTCGATGGTCACAGTGCCTTTCGGGCCGGTGTAGCCGTCGTTAACGCCGAACGAAAGCGGATATCTCAAATCGCCTATCCAGACGGCAGTCCCAGCTTCACGCATAGGTACCACCACGACACCTGTAGACTCACCGTATCCACCATGGTCGTTTACATCAAGGTCTAGGCGGGAGCCGCTCCAGTCAATGTACGCCGTCTTCCACTGCTCTTCCACCCACTCGCCCGTGGCTTCGTCAGTATAGCCGGTCGCAACCTCGAACGTCTCGGTAGATCCGTCGACGGCGTCGTAGAACGAGGCGCCGGAAAGGTTGCCCGCAAAAAGCCACTCACCGTCAGTCAGCAGCCTCCAGCAAGCCTCCGAGAAGAACTCGTGGAAAAATTCCCTTGTCAGCTCAGAATCCCACGAGCTGCGGTAGACCATCGAGACGTCGTCCATGGTGAACACTGGGTCGTACCTGTCGTCTCCGAGGCTTTCGTCATACACAACTCTGAAAAACATGATGTTGGTAAAACCAGTGGTTTTTACATCTGGGACGCTTCTGAATGTATTTGCGCCGTAGAACTCGTTGTCTTCGGTCAGGCTCGCCCGGCCATTGGCGTTGTCCATGGCCGTCTTGACGGCGTTCGGCGTGGCCGCCTCGGTCACGGACGTGGAGTTAGTGTAGTTGTTGAGCTTCACGACGCCGCGCACGCCGGTTGTCGCGGCTGGGATGTCCACGGCCTTCTGCGCGTCCGGCGTAAGGGCGGTGCCGTTGACCTTGACGGACTGTATCGCGCTGTCAGCCTTTGCGCCCTGCTCTGCCGTGGCGAAGTCGCCGGCCTTCTTCCCGCTGTCCTTGAGGTTGCCATTCTCGTCCAGGCCCGCGAAGTTGTCGGCTGTTGCGTTCGGGACTTTATCCGCCTTGTCACCGAGCTCGGTCTTGGTGGCGTAAGTCTCCGCCGCGGCCTTCTTGCTCAGATAGTCGGCGAGAGATCCTGACAGCGGGTCCCATCTCTCACCGTTCCAGGCCCAGTTGGTTCCCGGAGGTATGCTGTAGTTGCTGTCCTCGTAGCCTTCCTCGACGTCGTACACGTCGCCTACGGACGGGGAGTCGTTTGAATCAGTGGAGTCGAAAGGCCACGGCAGGTCATCGTATGAATGCACGGTGCCCCTGTACTTGTAGATGCCTACGTCAAGGCCGGCGTTCTTGACGATGTAGTCGACCTGGTCGGAAGTGTAGACCTTTTTTCCGAACGGTATCTGCCCCAAGTTGTACGGTACCACCTTTGTGTCAGCCACTTTGAATCCCTCCTCATCCATTATAGCAAAAAAGGGTTCGCGTATGAAGGTGAAATGAATAAGCCCTTCACCCGGGGGCCCACCGGCGGGGTAGAAAACACCAAAGACCCCCGCCGGCGAATCTATGGTTTGATTTTATTTACAAAGACTAGTATACACTATTCCCGGATTTGGGAAAAGGGGTCAGTACACTCCGAACCGCTGCTTCACGTTCTCCCAGTCCTCGTCGGCTACAGTCCCCATGGCCCAGGTGTTGTCCACGAGCCTGGCGAGCAGCACGCACGGCGAACCCTTGTCGTCGTACATGACGATCGTCTGGGCGTCCGACGACTCGAATAGGGGGCCGGCGAGCATGTTGCGCCCGAAGACCCGGATCTTGCCGCGGTAGTCATTGGATGTGGATGGGTTTGAAGCTTGGTTGTCCATGGTTTAATTGTACACCATTTCTAAGGCAGGTTGAAGCGGATTTTGTCCACGGCGTAGTTGGCCGCGATTTCGTCAGCGGTCAGGGCGCGGGAGTAGAGACGGATACAGAAGATATTGGCGTCGGCTTGGTAGTTCCCGTAATTGTTAAATACGCCAGATGCTCCTCCTAGAAGGATATTTTGCCCATCCTGTTGCTTTTTCTCGCCGTTATAATACATGGCGTTCGGGTCTGGTAGATTTCCGCTGGTATATGACACCGACACGGAGAACGGAATGTTTGCCCTGTTGACCGCCGGATATGTTGGTTCAATACCAACTACATTATTTGCCACTATGAACCCAAGCCTATTCTGTCCGATAACAAATGAATGTGTACTGCCGAACGAAATCAGAATGTGTCTATTGTAGGATAGATCTCCTGTCAGTTCTACACCTGCGACCTCTATCTGCCTGTAGGTTGTTTCGCTCCTTTTGAAAACGCCCGTGGTTTTAGGCGATTTTGCAATGAACAGCCCACCGCTTTGAACCCAGCTTCCGCCACCCATCGTGAGTGTTATGTCGTTATCACCTATTAGGTCCTTCCACACCGTCGCGTTCGCATCATGTTGTCCCCACCCGGCGTTCTCAATGCCGTCCCACATCGCCACCAACCCATCCTGAACATAGTTCTTGGCGGTCGGTGGGAACTTCACCGCCATACCATTCCTGCCGGCTATAAGCATCACGCTCCCCTTTCGCCGTATTCAAGCATTTCGGCCATGTCCTCGTCCGTCAGTTCAAGGGCCGACTTAACAGCCGCCATGACCGTTCCCCACTGCGGATGGTTGGAGTCGAACTCGGTGCTTGTCTCCCAGAAGAATTCAAGGTCCTCGGACAGCCCCAGAAGCCCCTTGAAGGAGTCCCACTTGCCATTCGCCCTCATCCACTGGGCGAGGTATGAGCGCTTGTAGGTGTGGACCATGGGCGGAAGTGGAACCTGCTCATACTCCATGACGATTTTGCCGTCAATATCGTCCGCAAAACCGGTCTTGCGGACTGAATGGCCTTCCTCGGCCTTCGGGGCCTTATCAACAACGATGAGCCACCCCATCCTGAGGTACTCTTCTGTTGTTGGAAACAGTTTACTCTCCCAGGTGTCCCAATCTGAAACCACATGCTCCGTCTCGCCGGTGGGTTCGCCGGTTTCGGGGTCGAGAACATCGACGTCGTATTCCTCGTGGTGGTGCGTGACGACCTTGAGCGGCACCGGGGCGTATTCGGGGATTCGGTTGTTTAGTTTGGCGAAATGCTGATTTGTCTTCATGGTAAAGCCCTTCTAGGCGTACGGAGTCTGCACCCATGACGAGGTGGAGGTGTCGTAGGTCACGGTCCCGTCCTTGCATGTCCACTTCACCCTGGATGACGCCGCGGCTCCAAATGGAAATCCGCTCGACCCCACAAGACCGGCCATCGTCATTCCGGTGTCCATATCTTTACTGCCAACCACAAGCTCGACGTTCCCCGCCGAGGCACTGTTTCCGACGAGCAGGAACGCGCTTGCACCAGATATCGACGTAACCGTTGGGGCGTATAGCCTTGCCATCCCGGTTGCGTTGTAGAACATGCTGTTGCCTATGGACGACAGAGAGTCAAGGTATATGGACACCCTTGTGGAGGTGTTTACACGGCTCCACTGAAGCGCCTGGTAGAACTCCTGTCCAGAAGAAGTCACAAGCGAAGGCATGTGCACCTCGGCTCCATACATGTACGCCTCTGTGAACATGCGGTACCCGCTTGTCGTGCAGTTTGGAAGGTTGATGTTTCCGTAGATTATGGCGCTGTCGAAAGCCTGCTGGCCGACTGACAGCACGTTGGGCAGGTTGATTTCACCAATGTTTCTGTGCCATGAGTATGCTTGTCTGCCAATGGACTGTATGTCAATGCCAACTAGGTCCATATGTCCCGTCCCGATCCCAGTTCTTTCTATAGTAGCCTTGAAAAGTTCCTTGTACATCTGTTCCTCCGCGTATTCGCCGGTGTTCTTAAGCAGAAGAGGTCTTGCCCCTATTTTTCCAAAAGTACTCATGGCAGGTTGAACCTCGCTTTGTCTATGGCGTAGTTGTGCGCGATTTCAGCGTTTGATAGGTAACGTGAGTAAAGACGAATGCATCTCAATGACAATCCGCTAGCTCCCCCTAACTGCATTGTATTGGCAGCCCAGTCCGTTCCAACATAATTGAAGTTGCCCGATATATTTTTTAACACACTCTTTTCATAAATTTTATTAGCCCATCTTTTACCGGATTCTGACGGTGCAACCAATGGTATGGAGACTGCAAGCGCGCCAAATTTGTAACTGCTATTGTCCTGCCGTGCTGTTTTTGATTCTAATACCGCCCCAAAGTACGATGATACAGAATGACCATAGTCTCCAAACCACACTTTCCAGCTATACCCGCTAATTGTCCTAAAAAGAATCTCCATTTGAACGAAATTAGGCGGCTGGTGGGAACTCGAAGAACGGTAGTTTCCGTTCCACGAAATACTGTCTTGACCGACAACTGCGCCATTTAAGGTAAAGTCTCTATCTCCTACCAAATCTTTCCACACCGTGGCCTCCGGGTCATGGCCGTGACCGGTGTTGTTTATTCCGTCCCACATGGCCACGAGTCCGTCCTGGATGTAGTCCGTGGTGCTGTAGAACTTCCTCATCCCGTACAGCCCAATTACGGGTTTAGCCACATCGGGGCCGAGGACGAACGAGCCGGTGCCCTTGTTGCCGAAGAGCCTTTTCGTAACACGGTCGTACATGTAGCCGGTCTGGCCTATGCGGACCGGGATGAGGTCGAGGATGAGGGAGGAGTTAATATAAATTTGACAAAAATACATTTTACCGATAAAAGCGCTCGCGTCTGCCTGCCCATTATATTTGAAAAGGTATAATGTGGCCGCTGTACTAAAAACATTCGAAGCGGTCCATGACGCCGAAAATGTTTCTCCGCAACTCACGCCTGTAGGTCCCATCCTAAAAAGCGAGATTACGTCCTTCGGAACATAATTCCCATCTGTGCCAAAGACAGGCTTAGTTATAGCACCATATTTACATACTATTGTTCTTTTGTTCTCCCCTATCAATATTCCCCCGTAAAGACGTCTGGACGCAGTAGCCCCGGAGTAATCTCCAAAAATTTTGGCCGATATTCCTGAATCCTGCGATGGGTTTATACCAGCCTCTATTTTCGTTGTCTCTGTGCCGTGCACGCCAGTGTCAATCCACTGCGTCCCGGTACCTTCCAGGTACTCTATCTCCGCATCGTAAGGCACTCTCGGTATCATGACGCGCCTCCGCTTTCCACATCCTGCCTGACCACCTTCCACGTCGGCTTTGAGTCCACGTTGAACGCCGTCTGGGTGAAGTACAGCTCGCACATCGTCCCCGGAGCGAATGTGAGCATTTCCTGCAAGTCTTCGCCTGCCGGAACCACAACAGAGGCCGTCATAGCCGTCACCTGGGCCAGCGTGATGTATGGCCACGCCTCCTCCCAGTTTGTCGTGCCAGTCCAAGCCCCCGCTGTCTCGACCGCGACCACGCACCTCCATATCTTGGAGTCGTAGCTCACGATGTCACCAGCTGCGTAGGTGGCCGAATCGCTGAAGGCCGTGGGCAGCGAAGTCATGTCAAGAGCCGGGTTGGTCACGTCGAGTATGAAGTCTCCGACCTTTCCTGCCATCGCCGTCGGTAACGACAATGAGACTCCGCTAGTAGCGTTGGCCGCGAAAGTGTAGCCCTTCACGGACCAGTTGGACATGGAGTCCGAGCTGTCCTCGGAGAGGTTGTAGCCCTCGGCCCACAGAATCTCCCCGTCCGCGGACACGACCCTCAGGAACCCGTCGTTGGTTATGTCAACCGTGGCGTCAGGCGAGGTCATGTCAACCTCCGTCCAGTTCGTGGAACCTGTCCAGTCCCAGGCCGTGGTCACGGCGGCGGTGCATTTGTAGAGCCTGCCGAGGTAGGTGACGTAATCGCCCACGAAGTAGGTCGAGGACGAGGAGAAATCCGGGGCGGCTGCGACGGAGTCGAGCTTGCCGGTAAGTTCACCGGGATCGCCGGGAAGCCCCTTGTCACCAGTTGGACCCTGAAGCCCAACCACGCCCTGGTCGCCTGTTGGTCCTTGTAGCCCCGAAACACCTTGGTCACCTGTGGGACCCTGCAAACCATTTACGCCGGCATCTCCTGTGGGACCCTGCAGTCCTGAAACACCTTGATCACCTGTTGGGCCTTGTAACCCTACTATGCCCTGATCACCGGTTGGGCCTTGAGGACCGACCACACCCTGGTCGCCGGTGGGACCTTGAAGACCATTTACACCAGCATCTCCGGTAGGACCTTGTAACCCTGCTATGCCCTGATCGCCGGTTGGTCCCTGAAGCCCGTCTGTGCCCTTATCGCCTGTTGGACCTTGGAGCCCATTGGCCCCGGCGTCGCCTGTCGGTCCTTGCAGACCGTTGATGCCGGCGTCTCCGGTTGGTCCCTGCGTACCGTCTGCGCCCTTGTCGCCTGTAGGTCCTTTAAGACCGTCTACGCCGGCGTCGCCAGTTGGCCCCTGAAGCCCGTCGACGCCTTTGTCCCCGGTCGGTCCTTGCAGACCTGCAGGACCTGTGGGACCTACAGGACCTACAGGGCCTTCATCTCCCGTGGGCCCCTTAAGCCCGTCGGCGCCGGGTTTTCCCGGTTCTCCAGGTTCACCTTGTTCACCTGTGGCGCCCCTGGCACCAGACTCTCCCGTAGGACCTTGTTCGCCCTGTTCGCCAGGTTCACCCGGCTCTCCGGGCTCTCCGGGAACTCCAGGCTCCCCTGTCGGTCCCTGCTCTCCCTGTTCTCCCTGATCTCCTGTAGGCCCCTGCTTCCCCGGCTCACCACCCGGAACCAGCGGTATCACCGGCCCATCGGCGCCGCTTCCGGGTCTATATGGAATGTCGTGCGTGTCCGAAGTGGGCTCGTACTCGACCTGGAAGTACCCGGTTAACTCGGTCTTGGTCTCCTTGTCTAGGTAGTCCGTAACCCTGAGCGAGAAGGCGTATATGCCCCTCCTGAGCGACGCCGACACTTCATTCGGCACCTTGACGTGTACCAGGCCTGGTATATGCTCGTCAGGGACGACGCCCTCCATCCATTTCCCAATCCAGAAGGCGTACTTGGTGAACCTGTTTTCGGTCAGGATGAACTCGACCTTGGTGTTCTCCACCGTGGCCGGCTCGTAGTTCGACGGGTTGTAGAGGTTGGCGTCGACGACCCACGAGTCGCCGTTCACGACCTTGATAACTGGAATGCGCTCCTGGTCGAGGACGGGGTTTACGCCTACAGGGTTTACAGGGTTCACATACGCCATCGCTCTACCACCACTTCAAAGCTCTCAGAATCCGCCCGAACCATGAAAGCACCTTCGGCTTGCCGGGGCGGCCCGTGGCGTTGAAGGTGTCCTTTGTGAAGACCGGGACTCCCCATCCGGTCTCGTTGTCACGGCCCTCGGCTCCCACGTCGTAGGCTATCTCCTTCAGATGCTGACGCACCTCCTCTGGGGACATCTTGATACCGCGGGAACGATGCTCGGAGATTATGAGGGCTATGATCCCCGTGACCACTGGGGCCGAAAACGACGTGCCTGATAAGGTGGCGTAGCCATTGTCAAGGTAGGCCGTCATGACGGACACGCCGCCGGCGGCGAACTCGACTTCGGGGCCGCGGGCCGAGAACGAGGCCGCCTTGAGGTTGCGGTCGACGGCGGCCACGGCTATCACTGTATCGAGGGCCGCCGGCCAGTTGACGTCCCTGGCGTCGTTTCCGGCGGCGCCGACCACGACTACGCCATTCTCATAGGCGTGCCTGCAGGCGGCCTGCACCTTCGGGTCGCACCCGTAGGCATGCGGCGTGCCAAGCGAAAGGTTGATCACGTCGGCGTGTATCTCGTCCACCGCCCAGTTTATCCCCTGCGCCACGGAGGTCATCGAGCCGGCACCGGACGAGTTCAGCACAACCCCGTAGTACATGTCGGCGTCCGGCGCGACGCCGGCCACGCCCGTGCTGGCGCATCCGAGTCCCGAGATTATCGAGCCTACTGCCGTGGCATGGCCCTGGCAGTCCTCGAGATATCCTGAAATGAACGACTGAGCGCCTACCACCGACAGGTCGCGGTGCCGTGGCATCCCGGTGTCCAGGACGGCCACCTTCACGCCGGCACCCTTCGTGTGCCTCCACATGGCCGGGATGTTGGACAAGTCCCTGTTGTAGTCGTGCAGGGACGCCAGCGACGCGGCGACAAGCTCCGGGCGTTCGTCCGGTAGCATCGGTATCAGCTCGTTGTCGTTGAAGGAGCACATGCTAGATTTCCTTCATCTCCACCTTGCGCGTCTGCTGGTTCATTGACCTTACGAGAAGCCTCGGCACGCCAAGGTACTTCTTGACCCTGGCCAGGCCGTCGTCGGACAGCCCGGTCAGAATCGACACGAAGTCCGAGGTGAGGCTGGTGGCCACGCGGCGCTTCTTGCACGGGCTGCAGCCCGAGTTGAAGTCCACGTGCATCGCGTCCATCTTGCGCTTTACCGCGAGAAACTCGGGAAGCGCGGTGTAGAAGTTCGCGTCGCCGATGGCGCGCTTTATGTGGTCTACCGACAGTATCGTCGGCTTGGGCGGCCTTTGCGGCCTTGGCGCAGGTTGTGGTTGTTCTGGCATTGCGGTCTCCACTTCATTCAGAGGGCGTGCCGTACGTGCGTGTCTCGCCGTACTTGAACGTGGCCTCATCGTTTATATTATCCCACAAACGGACAAGAGATGCAATGTCCTCGGACATCTCGCGCTTGGCCCTCAGGACATCCTCGAAGTTCCGGAACCATAGCTCGACCCTGGAATCCCGGAAATACGGCATTCCATGTTCGACGTCCGGCTCCTTGGCCGGAATGTCGTACATGTCGACCGGGGTCGCCACGTTGAAGAACTCGTCGTCGACTACGGCATCTGTGACGCCGTGCGGGTTCATCGTCGGAGTGGACCTCCTGAACACGAAGATGTTCGCATCGGCGTCGTTTGAGTCGTTGGAGTCGTCCGGCACCGGCCGGGCCTCCACGTGCAGGGCGTACGCGTACAGCCCGTCCTTCGTCTCCGACTGCCTGTATGTCACCTCTATTTCCATAATGCCTCCTACTGGATGCGCCATTCCCTTGAATACGGCCCAGAAACTTCGGTTATAAGCCCGTGCTCGATGCTTACCTCGTAGTACGGCACCTTCATGAACAGGCCCTGGCCGTATGGCTTCACCTCGAACTCGTAGTTCGACATCGCGAACTCAAGCATGGTGGGCCCGTCGATGCCGGGATACCCGACCGATATCCCCGTGGGACCCTCCAGACCTGTGGGTCCGGTGGGGCCGGTCGGTCCGGTGGGGCCGGTAGGTCCGGTGGGGCCGGTCGGTCCCGTGGGTCCTGACGGACCTGTCGGGCCCTTCGGGCCTGTCGGCCCGTCGCTGCCCTGGCCGGTAGGTCCCTTCGCGCCTCTGGGGCCCTGCGGCCCGGGGCAGCCCTCCTTGCCTGTCGGACCTCTCTCTCCGACCTCGCCGGCTGCGCCGCGTGGACCCTCCTTGCCGGTCGGGCCTGACTGTCCGCCATCGCCAGTCGGACCCTGTTCCCCAGGGGGGCCGTCCTCACCGGGGTCTCCAGGCGCACCAGATTCGCCAGTCGGACCCTGTTCCCCAGGGGGGCCGTCCTCACCGGGGTTTCCAGGCGCACCCGTGGGACCGTCGCACGGGCACGGTCCAGGATCGCCCTTCTCGCCGTCCTCGCCGTCCTGCCCGGGGTCGCCCTTGTCGCCCTTGCAGCCCGACAGGTCTATTCCGCCGTCGAGGACATAAGAGCATCCGACCTGCTTGAGCGTTATGGCGCCGACGCCGCAACCGTCTATGCTGACAGACCCCTCCGCGCTGGGCGGATTCGCAGTGAGCGTAATCTTGGTCTCACGGCTATCATCAGTTGGCTGGGTGACATCCGCCTCGAGCATGTCAGAGCATCCCTCCACGACCACGTTCACCGTGGGGAAATTGACCTTGGCGTCGAACACCATGTCGCACGGGTCTTCACCTGCCGTCTGCGTTATCTCGATGTCGCCGCCGGTGAACGAGATGTTCGGCGGGTTGATCTCGAAACTGTACTCCGTAGCACACCCGGACGCCACCGTTGAGTTGTCGGTGACGCACGGGCCGGTGATGGAGATTGTAGGTATGTTGGCGCTGATCGCGAACGTCTTCGGCCCGCACCCATCATCGTCACCGCCCTCGCTGCATTCCGGATCCACATTTATGGTGCAGTCGGCCGGGATTACGCTTATCTCCGGGAAATTGACGTGGAGCTGGTAGTGCTTGTCGCCGCACTGGTCGTCGCTTCCACCGTCGCGGGCCGGGCCGACGTCGATGGTGCAGTCGCCGTCGATGGTTATGACCGGCGAGTTGACCTCGAAATCGTACGACAACACGCATCCGTCCGGGCCTATCGTCGCGCCTCCGCTTACGCAGGGGCCAGTCAGGTTTATGGCCGGAATGTTGGCCTTGAAGTAGTACAGCTTCCCTCCGCATCCGTCCGGATTGTCTGGGTCCGGCGGGAGTTCGCTTTCCTCTATCTCTATCGAGCAGTCAGAGTCCAGCTCCACGGTGGGGAAGCACGGGAACGTTAAGTCGAGGTCGTACCGCCCCTCGCAGCAGTCGCCGCTTCCGGACTTGCTGACGCTCCACGACCCGCCGGCCGAAGTGGAAGACTTGCCAACCTTGGCGCTGACGTTAACGTCGATGCAGTAGCAGTCCACATTGAAGTCAGGCCCTGGGAGCACGACGGGCTCGAACCTCCTCTCGGAGTCCGTGGCGAGGAGCTTTGGAAGCTCGCACACCACGATGTCTGGGATGTCAGGCTTTCCGACAAAGCATTCGGGCGGGAGGTCGAACGCCTCCCGCACGCACATTCCCAGACAATTGTCGGATCTTGTCTTTCTTTCAGCCATATGCGAATCCATTGACGACAGCCGAGGTCTTTACTATGACCGCGGGAATGCCCTTGTAGGTTCCGGTTGTCACGGACACCCCCTCACCGGCGAGAATGTCTATGTTTCCGTCCGAGTCGGCCTTCTGCCCGTTTAAGAAGTATAGCACTTTTCCGTCGCAAAGTTCGGCCTTGGGGTCGTCCCGGCAGACCACGCCAAGCCCCCTGCCCTTCCCCAGCGCGAGCACGAGGTTGTTCCCGCCGATGTCCAGCGTGGTGTTGTGGCCGTCTGCGACCCTGATGGCCCCGTGGGCCGTGACCCCGCCGCACGTCAGCGTGTCGGCGCCTATTCCGTACGGCACGGACAGGATCCTGCTCCGCAGTATCGGCGCCGGGGTGACAAGCCGGTATTCGCCGGCGAGCGGGACGAGGCGACCTCTGAACCCGAACACGACCCTCGCCGAGTAGTCCGGGGGCCGGGACCACACCCCTGACGCCGGGATCTCGACGCCTTGGAGACCCGGGAGATCCACGACCATCGATGCCGACCCGTCGTCGCGTATGGTCGCCGACCTGACAAGCGCCGGGCCGTCCTCCAGGCCGAACAGGCAGAACCTGGCGTCGAGGAGCAGTTCGTTCGGAAGCTCCGCCCCGTTCTCGCACGACAGGTCGGAGTCCTCCACGAACGGGAACCTCCTGTGGGCGTTCCTGTCGAGCCATTCCTGAAGAGTGCTACCAGCCATGGTTGACCCCCGGTATGCCTATTCTGACCCCGTTGCCGACGGTGACGGGGCGCTGAAGCATCTTGGACGCCTCGGCGAATATGTCCTCCTGGGACATCCCGCCGACGATCTGCGGCCTCGGCGCGACGGCCCCGCCCTCGACGGCGGACACCTTGACCGGGTTCTTGAACCCGACGGCGTCGTCGGCTATTATCTCGATGTTCCCGATGTCGGACGGGCAGACCCTGACCTCGTCCGCCTTGACCCCGACGAACACCGGTCCGCACGGTTCCTGCCCGCCGCCCGAGCAGGCGTCGGCCACCACGGCGACGTCGTCGCCCAGGTGGGCGTGCCAGCATACGTCCTCGCGGTCCATCTCGGACATGGACAGCTCAACGGCCGAATCCTCGCCCGACTCCGAAATCTCGAACATGGTCTGCCCCGCCGTGGCGAACAGGATCTGCCTGACGAGCCGCCTGCCGGACGCCGGCGGCTCATACTGGGCGTCGAACCTCAATACGGGCCCGGATTCGGTATCCGAGAGCACCGGCGTGATGTTCCCGTCCCCCCTGAGCACGATGTCGCGCCTCGTGGTGCGCCATGTGCGGCCCTCGTCCGCCAGCCCCATGACGCCAGAGTGCACCACCGGGCATTCCGCCTGCGGGGCGAACCACAGCCCGTCGAACTCGCGGCGCCTGCCGGACTGCCGCTCCCTGTCCCAGCCGGGTCCGCACACAATTGTGCCGGCATGCCTGCCGTACGCGTCGTACAGTTCCACGGATCCGTCGGACTCCGACCCTGAGACCACGGTTTCGCCGTCAGTCACCGCGACCTCCCCGGAGGCGCAGTCGAGAACCGACAGCCTAAGTCTCCGGGCCTCCGTCACCACGGGGTACAGCATGGCGTCCGTGAACACGTCGGACGCGATCCGCGACCCGGACCCGTCCCTAAGGTCGGCGGTTTCCGAAAACGGGTAGTTGCGGTACGAGTTGAGATTCTCGTGCTCTGCGTACCTTGTGCCTGTCACCGACGGAAGAATCATTCCGGCACCTCCGACTCGTCCCTGGCGAACACCACGGCTATGACGCCGTTCTCGTCGGGTTGCAGCCCGTTTACGGAGCTGACCGGAACCGGCGAACCGGCCTCCGCCTCCGCGGCGTCGCATCCGACCGACACCAGGTCAAGGCCATCCGCGTCCAGCGAGAAGCCGACCACCGATTCGTGGCCGACCTCCCGTCCGTCCGGATCGAGCTCGCGGGCGACCGAAACCTCCTGCGGCACCACTATTCCCACTATGCCGCTGGCCTCGGACCCCGTCTCTGGCTTTATGAACTTCGTCAAACGGCCAACCACCGGCCTGATGACGGCGGAGTCCGAAAGTCTGACCCTGTCGCGCAGCATGACCGGGTCCCTGAACGACTCGAACCTGATGTCGCCGAACGACACGAACCCGGAGCAGCCGGGCCTCATTGGCTCAAGGGCGAACGGCGTGAAGGGCTCGAACACCGACTTTGGCACATGCCTGCACAGGACTGGCTCGTCGCCGGCGTATATCATGACGGACACCATGGACGGGCCTATGTGCAGGCAGCCCACGGACACCGTCTCGTCCGACGCCTCCCGCCCGGACGGTATGACCACGCAGGCGTCGGAAATCGCATTGAACGGGTATCCCTCGGGGCCGGCGTCGTCCGCGAACGGGAACCTAACGGACACGTTGCCGCTTTCCCACTGGGGCTGGCTTACAGACGGGCCGAGAGCGCCCGGAAGTTCCCTGGCGGAATCCATCACTTCACCTCCTGGCTCGCCGAGAACCACTTCACCAGCGCTCCGCGCTTCGTCTCCGCGCCGTCGTTGGACTCTTCCCCGGAATCGTATTCCTCGGTCCACCTGAAGCGCGCATATCCGGACACATGGCATTCCGTGGATGTGGTCATGGCGGTGCTGGCCCCGTAAACCCTCATGGAGATGGCGGACCCGGGCTTGATCGACACGGAGTAGGACAGGCCGGCCGACCGATACACGTCAAGCTCGCGTATCCCGTACATGAAGCACACGTCTATCATCTCGGCGGTGACCGACGATCCCGCCCGGTAGACGGCGACAAGTCTCGGACAGTCATTTGAATCGTTCGAGTCGTTCGAATCATTGGAGTCGTTCGAATCATTGGAGTCGTTCGAGTCGCAAAAGTCCCACACCTCGACGTCGACCGCGAGCAACGAGTCAACCGCGCTGTAGTCGGGTATCTCGACGCCGTGGAAATCCAGAGTGAATATGTCCGTGACCATTCTGACTATGCTGCCGCCGGCGTACACCGTCCTGGTCCTGGTGTTCACCGTGCCGGAACTTGAGTCCACTGGTTCAACGACGCTGGCCATCGCGATTTTCTGCGGGGCCATGTCGACGCCCACGGTGACGTGCACCTGGACGGGGGAGGCGTTCTCGATCACGACAAGCCCCTGCCCTCGGTCTATGGACCCCGTGACGCTCGACATGTTCACCGGATGGGCGGATCCGGCTTCTATGCGCTGCGTGAGCGCCATGCACTTGACCACGAGCTCGTCAGGCGACACGCTTCTCAGAGCGCGGTTGAACTTCCTGGCGTACGTGTTGTAGAGCTCGGAGTCGGCAAGCGCCCTGGAGTACACGTCTATGACGGACCTGGCCTGCTCCCCCAGCCGGTCGCCGGTCGCCTTGTAGTCCTCGCACTGGCAGCACGGGGTGCACCTTCCGGTAATTCGGATCACGTTGCCGTACGTGGTTATCTGGTGGCAGTCGTCGCCCTCCAGCACGAAGTCGCCCTCGTCGTCCGGCACGATCGACCCAGTACCGGCCGTTTTGTCGCCGCAGTCTGTCGTGCCGCACGGGACCGTTCCGGTACCCTCGCCAGGAACCGCGGATATGACGAACGCGTTTCCGAGGAATCCGTTCGGGAGGACTCCGCTGACATCCGGCACACCCGGGTGGAAACCACGTGCGAAATCAAGGCCGGCGTACACGTTTGTGCCCCCGCGTATCGAGACATCCCCGGAGATTCCGGAGTGCGTCGGGACAAGCTCGCCGGTCCCGAAATGGTTGTAGAGCGTGAACGACGTGACCCTGTCCGGCGTCATGGACGTGGCCGACGGGTCCAGCCTGAACGGCCCGGCTGACTCGTAGCCGCCGTCGCCGATGGCCTCCAGGATGTCGTGGTTGCTGAGGACGAAGAAGCACCACCCGCGCCTGACGACGGTGTACTCGCCGTCGAACCGGTCAACGGACACGCGCTCTGCCTCGTCCCCCTTGGACAGCGTGAACCCGAACGCCCCTTCCGCGGCCCGCACGTCGCCCACGAGCACGGGGACGCCCTGCTCGCCGGGCTGCAGGACCACCGCCCCGTCGGCGAAGAACGACGCCACGCGCATGTCCAGCGCCGGCCCGGAGGAGTCGGCGTCGAACGGCCACGCGGTGGCGGCATTTGACGTAAGATATCCGGCGTTCAGCATGCTACAGGAACTTTGACTGGCTCCGGTTGGAGAGCAGGACGTTCCGCACGAAGTCCTCCAGCCTGTCGTGGAGGCTGTTCGCGTACTGCTCCAGCGTGCCTATTGAAGTGGTTATGTTGTTGGTCTTCTGGTTGAGGAATGTCAGCTCGGCACACCCGCAGCACGGCTTCGAGCAGGTGTCCGATATTATTATCCGGCCGTCCCGCTTCTCGACGTTCACGCAGTCGCCGCCCTCTATCTCGACTTCCGGGGCGCTTATGCCGTTCACGGTAAGAATGGGCTGGCGCCTGTCGCCGGAGTCGCAGTCGCACTTGTCGTTGTACCCGTACCTGTTGTCGGCGTTTATGATGATCGCGTTGTTCTCCTCGTCGTAGTCGAGCCACACGTTCTGGCCGGCCACGATGGCCACGTCGCCGCGGAGCCTGGCGCCGTCCTGCGTCCCGGCCGCGTTCGTCAGGAACAGCCCGCTCACGCACGGGATTGACGGGCGGCAGCATCTCGCCTCGAACCTGGTCTCGCCGGGGCCGAACCGGTAGATTCCGTCCGGCAGCGACTGCGCCACGGCCGCGAGGTTTCCAAACACCACCGTGCCCCTGATGTCGTCGTGCCTTCCGGAACCCGAGAAGTTCACTGGGGTGTACTCGTCGTCCGTGACAACGGCTGAGGCGACGGCAAGCACCCCGCCGTCCGAGGCGTCGGAGATTACGGCCGTGGCAGATGAGCCAGCAAGGGTGAACGCGCTCAGGTACACGGACGGCTGCGGGTCGAAATTGGTGGCCATGACCATGTCGAGAAACGCGCCGTTGGGTATAGCGTACCCGGGGGACACGGCCCCGTCAATCGTGGGGCGCCTGAGCATGTCCTCGGCGAACGGATACGCCCGCTGAGAATTCTGGTTTAGCCATTCTGCATTGATCACGGAGGCCACGTCACACCTCCTACCTAAGGGCGTTCGCCACCTTGGTGAGGAAATCCGCCACGGAGTAGCCGGTGTCGAACGGACCGGACTTCCTGGCCGCCTTCCGAAGGTTGGCCACGGTGATGGCCACGATATCGTCGTAGGTCTTGCCTCCTACGTCGATCACGGACACCTCCTCTACCGCCCAGCGAAGATTCAGAAACCCGATGGCGCCCGTGTACGGCGTGCCGGAGCTCGGCGCGTCGCGGGAGAACCGTATCGCGACCGTGTACCCGGGGCGTATCCCGAACACGCCGGACAACTTGCCCGCGTGGGAATCGACGTACCCGGCGCAGTCCTTCTCGGTCGGGAAGGCGTAGTCAAGCACCCTGGCGCTACGCCCGGACACGTCGGCTATTGCCGCGTCGTTATGCACGAGGATCGGGTCGTACGCCGTGTACGACACCTCGGCGTTGTCGTCCGGGGCGCCGAACGGGATGTCGAGCACCACGGATTCGTCAGGCCGTATGAGGCCTGTCTTCAAGTTGGCCGTCGGCAGTTCGGAACCAACCATCGTGAAGTCGGGGAGGATGCTGTAGTCCATGCGCACGCCGGCGTTCCTGTACTCGCCGGAGAACGACGCCTCGCCGAACACCGTGGCGTAGAACTTCACGCGGTACACGGCGTCCGACGCCGTCGCCGGGACGTGGAACTTGGCCACGAAACCGGTCGGTATGTTGGAGTCCGAGGCCGGATCCCACTTAAGGAGCCTGGTGTACGGGAACATGCCCACGGACTCCAGCTTCGCGTTTTCAAGCGCGACCGTCTCGAAGTCGCCAGCGTACTGCGACCCGTCGGCTGATATCGTGACGACACCCTGCCCGTCCGGCACGCCGGCCTTCTTTGAAATCGATATGCCAGGACCCGCCACTACCTTCTCCACGACGGGTCCGAGCAGGAACTTTCCTCCCCTGAACGCCTTGGGCACCTTGTACCCGGGGGTGTTCCGGTCCGACATGCCGAGCATTAGGTCGACGTCGAGTTCAAGGTCGCCGACCGTCGCGTCTTCGTCGGTTCCGCACCTGCGTATGGTTATCGGCGACCCCTCCGCCGGATGGAGCGACGTCACCGGCCCCGTCTCGGAGTGGAACTCCGACACGAAATGGAACAGCTCGCGGTACTCGTCCTCGGCCGGGACCTTGTCGTACTGCGCCATGTCCGGGAACGGCCACGGCTGCCGGCCCTCGGTGTCGTCACGCCAGTAGATGGAGTCGTCACCGATGGCGATGACCGCCCTGTTGCCGTAGTTCTCGTACGACTCAAGCTCGACACCGTTCAGCATCAGGCAGCCGGATCGGGCTGGAACAGGCGGGAAATGGAGCTTGAGGTCGTTGTCGAACTCGATATTGTACCGGAACTTCGAGCCTGGAACACAGTAGATGTCCGCGACGGCCTTGCTTCCGAACTCCAGTCCCCCACCAGGGAACACCATCATGTTGAGTCCGTTTCTAAGCTGGACCACCTTCCAGGGATCCACCTTCACAACGCTAAGCTCTCTGGCCTGCCCGACGATGACCGGCGCCAACAGCGATTCGCCATTGTCATACGACACCAGGGCGAACATGTCGCTTGATGTTCCCGAAACCGCCGGAGTCAACGGTTCGTCATTGAACAACACGTCGTCGGCGCCAAGAAGAACCTGCCGTAGGTACCTGTCCTCGTAGAACACCGCCCCGTCCTCGTAGTCGCACAGCTGCGCCAAGGTGTCGAACGTGTCGTGCTGCACAGTGTTGTCAAGAATCTGGATATAGGTGACCTCCTCGGACGAATCGTTGGAGTCCTCAGGCGTCAGAGACGTGGTGAACACGTACACACGGCCATCGACTTCAAGCCGGTCGCCTTCGTCTGTCCTGGCGATTGATGTCGTGAGGTCGTATATTTTTTCCGGGGCCTGGACCACTATGTGGTTCATGAACTTGTCGGATACCCCTCCAAAACGGATCATTCCGGAACCGAACTCGGACACCGTGTCGGCGTCGGCCTTCGACCACCCGCACCCGCTGAACCTGTCAATGGACCATGTGCGCTGTTCATCCGTAAGGTCCCTGACACCGAACGGGGTATCCTCCGACATTCCTGCGGACGGCTGAAGCTTGATTCTCAGACCATGCTTGCCAACGGCTATGCTGTCCCCGAAGAAGTTCAGTTTTCCGCTACCGCATTCATTAGCGCCGACCTTGCACCACTCGACGTCAACCGGCCATTTTGTAGACTGCTCGTTGCAGTCAACGACTCCATTTGATACTGTAACCGCATAGCTTTCGGCATAGTCCACGGTCCAATCGCCGCACACAACGAGATACGGGATGCCGACACCGCCGTTTGCAACTTCTTGAGGCAGATACCCGTTCACCACAACGCGTCCGGCCGGTAATTGGTCGTTTGAATCGTTTGAATCGGTTGAATCGGTGTAATCGTTAGAATTATCCGGAAACTCCAGCGACGATACGCCGCACGGCCTTGCGAGAAGCGTGTACGTTCTGTGGGCATGGGACTCTATGTCCATGTGCTGCGGGTTTATGAACGCGACATCCCCGTTGTAAGACCCGTTCTTCTGCACGGCCCTTGCGAAATACCCGATGAGGATCCTGGGCCCGTTCGGGAAGCGCGTGATCTTTCCAGGCGCGGTTGACGACAGGTAGTACTGGCCGCCAGTGAACACGCCGGACGCGCCGTCCACCATGCCGGACGTGTTCAGACCAGAAAGCGAGATGCGGCCGTACAGCGTGACGAGGCCCGACAGGGAGTCCGGGTCGCGGTTTACGAGGATGCCTATGGCGAACGCCTTCTCCGAGGCCGTATACGCGTCGTACAGGTCCATTGACGCTATGGCCTTCCTGTAAAGCCCGGTGGCCGGGTCGACGCACACGATGTCGCCGGCCACGGGGGTGTCGCTTGCCGAAAGCTGGACGCGGACGGTTATCGCGCCCCGGCCGCCGTCATCCAGCAGGCGGTCGAGCATGTCCTTCAGGTAGTCTGTCCTGGAGGCGAGCTGGGCAATGGGCGGGTTGAATGTCTCGGCGGCCACCGGAGAGCCGTCTACGAGTTCTGTGACTTTCTGCCAGACTGCCATTTTGACTCCTATTCGAATATCACGCGCCAGTCAAGGGCGAGCTCGTAGTTCTCCGGCTTCTGCCGGTACACGTTGTTCTTCTTGAGGTCCACCATGGCCAGCACGGTGTACGGATCCTCGCACGGGTTGCGGCCGTCGCCCAGCAGCACCGCCCTGTATATCGTCATCCCGTTTCCCCATTCGCCGGCGAACACGCCTCCGGAAAGCGTGTCGTTGGCGTAGAAGCCGTCGGGGCCGGTCCTGGTCATCGCGTGGAACTCGACCACGTTTCCGTAGTACTTTTGAACGTCGTTTGAACCATTGGAGTCGTTAGAGTCGTTCGAGTTCTCCGGATCGGGGCAGAGAGGAGACTCCTGCTCACCGAACGTGCCGTAGTCGCCCACCGTCGGCTTGCGGCTGAACCTGGCGACCTGCATGTTCGCGTCGCCGATGTCCTCTATCATCTTGCGCACCGACTGCATGGTCATTGCGCGGTCTATCGGCGGAAGGGACGGCGCCGTGTCAACGCCGTAGATAAACCCGATGTACTTCGGGATGCGAGAGGTGTCGCCCCCGTACGCGGCGGCCATTACGTCCGCCGCTGCGAAAGACAGGGTGTTGTGCACGGACAGGGCCGGGTACGACGAGTCGGCCGCCTTTGCGCCGATTGCGCCCGGGGAGACGAAATATGCGCGGACCGCGCCGCGTATCCTTGAAAGCATGTCAGTAGTCTTCATCCTCTTCCTCGTTGTATCCGCGGCAGGACGCCACCCATTTGGAGTCCACCCGGTCATGCGTCCTTCCGCCGCGCTTGCGCTTCTTGAACGGCTGGTAGGACACGCTGTCCTCGTACTCCTCGCCGACGTACAGGTCGGTCTCGTCGGACGACCCGGCGAGGCACTTCCTCTCCGAACCGGCCTTGGAATGCTCGACCACGTACAGCCTTATGTATGACGGCACGCACTCCCTTACGACGCCGAAGAACTTCGGATCGTAGAGCGGGGCGTCATCCGCAAGGGTATCCGTCCTGACCGTTATGATCAGCGTGTTGGCGCCGATGAGGTTGTGCATGAAGAACTCCATCGGGGAGATCTGCGTCCACACGGCTCCGACCTCATAGATTGTATCATAGGTGACGCCCTCCAGACAAGACACCATGGACTTTCCGGACTCCTCGTACCTCTTCCAGGTGTCGGCCCAGAACCTGTCCTCGTCTTCCACGGAGCCTCCAAGTCTGAACCTCAGCCTCGGATTGCCGTTCGCGTCCGGACCGCAGTACACGACGTCCTCAAGCGCCCAGCTCACGGAAAACCCGTTCCTGAGGCTGGATCTGAACAGCGCCGGCGGAAGGTCGATCGCCGGGACATCCTCCGTGAACTCGTCGAAGTCGTCTAGGAAGTCGTTGTACTCCGGAAGCCGTCTGGCGTCGGTGGTGCAGGCGTACACCCTTATCGCCTTGTCAAGCGTGTCGAACCTGCGGAGCGCCGCCCCGCGCCTGACGTTTTTGCGAAGCTCGGACCCGGGTTCGAGGCTGTACACGTTCCTGTCGGTTATGACCTGTATGAGGCCGTCGGAGAACCGGTTGACGTGTTCGACCACTTCGCCGTCCTCCTTGACCGTGGGTATCCCGCATATCGAGGCCATGAGCGACCTGACCAGAAGCGGGGTGGCGCCTGACGCGACAGCGTTCCAGGCGGCGTTCACAACGCGCTTGTACGTCTCCGACGCCCTCGACGGCAGCCTCATGGCGTACCCCAGCGCCCTGTATACCAGGTCGCGGTCGAACATGGCGTCGCACACCCACAGGACGGTCTCCACGTCTCCCGCGCCCCCTGGCTCCCCGACTATCTCGAACTTGGGGAACTTTCCGGCGTTTTCTCCGTCAAACGGGTCGCACCGCTCGGACACGGCTATCGCGCCGTCGAGAACCGCGAAGTCAACCCCGGCCTCCATGACGACGGACGCGTCGGTCACGCCGTTGGTGGCGCACGCGGCGGACTTGAGATCCGACGAGGCCCCGTCAAGGGGGTACACAACCATGCCGCGGTAGTTCGCGTCGACCCCGCCCAGCGTGACGACGGTGCACTCGCCGTAGACTTCGCTGCGCTGCACGCCCAAGTTGAGCTTCGGCACGGGTCCGCCCTCGTCGACCTCGCCTGTCGTCCCGGACGTGAGCCTGGACATGCCGGCGGAACCGGTGTTGCGCGTGCTCCTGCGAAGTACGACGGGGTGCCAGCGCTCACGGTGGAAGACGGGCGCGTTCTCGCGGTCCTCCAGCTTGAGGTTCTCGAGCAGGTCCAAATACAGCTGCGCCACGCGCATGGCGCGTGCGGACTGGAGCTCCCTTACGAAGTCCGGGTCGCCGTATACCTCGGACCAGAACGACCCGAGCCACTCGAACAGCGTGTCCGAATTGCCCGAGAATGACGGCGTCGTGTCGGCCGGCGCGGACGACTTCGATTCCGACGGTATTGCAGTCCTGTTCAACTCTGACATCTGGGACCTACTCGGCTATTGCGGTTATCTGGACGTTTCTTGGTTCGACAACGAACACGGCGGTGTCCTCCGTGAGCATGGCCTCGGCGTCAGCCACCACCGCCAGGTCAAGGGCGTCGCCTGAAAGCTCGTGCTTCACGCCGAAGGCGTCGTACACGTACCCGTACAGCATCTCGTTCTCGTCGAAGAGGTCCACGCTGGAGGCTCCGAGCCCTATGAGGATGGACGAGATCTCCGACCTAGTGAGGCGCCCCGGGAACCCGGTGGAGTTGACGTACCGGCATATCTCGGACACGGCCCTGGACTTGTCGAACCCGGTGGAATACCTATACCTGACCACGGCGTTGACGGACACGTTGACGACCATTGGCCCCCTGACCACGTAGTCAGCCGCGACATTCCGGACAAGGCCGTCGTCCACGAAGTCCTGGATGCTTTTCGCCGCCGGAAGGGCGACCAGCTCGACGCGGAACATCCTGGAGCCGGCGGACACCTCCTCGGCTGTCACGGGAACGTCCCTGGCCGTTATGGAAACGTCGCGCCAGACGGTGTTGGCGAGCTCGTGCACGTCGTCGGACACGTCGAAGTCGTGCCACACCCCGGACACGTCCCCGGAGTACTCGGCCTTGAACAGGTACGAGGACAGCGACTGGGAGTCCGGGTCTGAAACCGAATACACGCTTATGACGCCCGGCACGTCGTCGTGGGAGATGTCGATCCTGAAAGACGCGCTCACGGGGTTGCCTTCCGTGTCGTGCGACACGGACTCGGGTATGATGTCGCCGGAGACCGCGATGTTGTCGGCCAGCGGGAGCTCGGTGAAGTTCCTGACGTATACGTCGGCCCTTCCGCCAACGGCCGTGCCGAACGGGTTGTGCCTGTCGCGGCGCTGGGCGCGGTTGCCGTAGCCGCACACGGAAGTCGCCACTACCGGGTTGTCACCGGAGTCGTACCGGTCGCGGAGCTGCGCCTCTACGGCCGACTTGCTGGTGAGGCCGCGCATCGACAGGGAGGTCTTTATGCGGTCCACGGTCTTTGACAGGTCCTCAAGGTCGGATCCGCCCGAGAACGAGGTGTACGCGGAGGCCGACAGGAAGTCTCCCAGGGCGGTGAGCGGCTCCAGCGCAAGGCCCTGCTCTATGTTGCCGGCGGCTCCGTCCTCGTCCGCCTCCACGGGCACAAGGTACCAGTACGTGCCGGTGCCCGTGGCGTATTGCTTCACCTGCCCGGCCGAAGGACTCGACGACGCCGACGTGTCGGACGCCACCGTGAACGTCAGGTCGTCCGACGTCCTGAACTGCACGCCGGCGAGAACCGTGTGGTCAACGTCGCCGTTCCCGACCAGCACCCTGACGTATCCGTGGGCGCGTGTGCCGGACACCGACTGCATGTTGAAGTTGGACAGCACGGCGTTCACGTCGTCCTGGTCCACCTCCTCGCCGTCCGAGGCCCTCTCGGAAAGCGCGAGCAGCGATGAGGACTCGCGCTGCTCCACGGCCTGGGCGGCGAACATGGCGCCCACGGCCGCGTCGGCGTCTATGAGCAGGTCCCTGAGCACGGTCCCCCGCCGGAGGTCCAGCTTGGGATACTTGGTCCGGACCATATTTATGAGCAGCTGCGCCTCCGACTGCAGCTGTTCGTCCGTGATGCTGTCTAAGGTTATCTCCCTCATGTCATGAAACCCCCGCCGCGACAGGTATTATGAAAGTGTATCCGTCTCCGGCTGCCGTGGATATGAACACCGATATGTGCACGCGCCCCCCGGAAAGCGGATCCCGCACGAGCTCGACGCCCTTGAGCTCCGACGACACCACGCGCTCGTCGTCGGGGACCGGGCCGAACATGTCCTCGTTGCCGTCGTCGGCCTGCATGGACAGGAGCGTCTCGGCGTTGGCCACGGCGGCGAGATGGTCCAGGTACCCCTGGCTGTTGACGCGACCCCTTGATATCTCGCGCAGCAGGTCGTTGCCCACGTCCCCGGCCAGCCTGGACGATCCGAGGTTGGTGAGGAAGATCTTGGCGTACCGCTGCACCTGCTTCTCTATGCCGGACACAATGCGCGGAGTCGTGTTCGAGTCCGGGAAGACCCTCCTGAGGGACGTGAACGCCGCGGGGTCCTCGACGTGCTTGAGAAGCTCCAGGTCAACCTGTCTTCCGGCGTAGCTTCTGCTTTTCGGTCGCAAGGCTGGCATACGCTACTCCTTGGCCGCCCATATCGGCTGGCCCTCCTGCTGGGTGTCCTTGAGCTGCTGCAGCTCGTTCAGCACCCAGTTCATCCTCGGATAGCCCATCACATGAAGCGTGAGCTCGTTCTCACCGTAGTGCTTCTTGACGCATTTCAGCCCGGAATACATGTACGCCACGGCCCGGCGGTTCTTGATG